ACCCCGCCCCAAACAGCAACCAACATGGCCGCCGACAGCACCCAACAGCCGCGCGCGGACCGCGCCGCCGCCACGGCACCGGCGGACGACGTGTACGCATTTCAGCGACACACACACATAAACATGGCAAACCCGGCACTTGTGAGCAGCCGCACTGTGGACGTGCACGTACTCGATGAGTTTGCGTTCAGGTGGGCGTGTACCCGCGGTCACCTGGACGTGGTGCGCGAGCTGCTGGCACTCACGGGGGAGCGCGCCGTGGACGTGCACGCAGTGGACGACCAAGCATTCAAGAAAGCGTGCGAAAAGGGCCACCTGTCCGTGGTACGGGAGCTCCTCGCGCTCACAGCAGACCGCTGCATCAATGTGCATGCCAGCGATGAAGCCGCGTTTCGAGGAGCGTGTCGGTTCGGTCATTTGGACGTGGTGAAGGAACTCCTGTCACTCACGGGCGACCGCACCATTGACGTGCACGCCGACAACGAATACGCGTTTCGATGGGCATGTGGAAACGGCCACCTTGATATGGTACGGGAGCTGCTGGCGCTCACGGGAAACCGCGCCGTGAATGTGCACGCTTGCAAGGAAGAAGCGTTCAGGGCGGCGTGTAAAGAAGGGCATGTAGACGTGGTGAAAGAGCTGCTGGCGCTGTGAAACGCTGTTTCATGCATGTGGCGCCACCCCACATGACACGTGTACACTGAAAATGCATTCAAGGCGCTACGCAAGACGGCGCGCGGCTTGGAACAACCAGCATGCACCTCTTGACACTACAGCCGGCGACAATCAGTTGGAGGCACCGCCACTCGCAGCGGCAGAGCGGCGGGACGCCCCAGCGGCCGCGGACCGCGCGCGCGCTGCATCCTTGACAATGTGCGCCAGGAGTTTGTGGCCTTCTGCCACGGCGCCACGATGCCCGCACGCCGTGCACCGGCAACGCACGCGGCCCTTTTTCGTGACCACCAGCACCGTTTCAGGCAAAGCGCAGCGCGCGCACAGGACAAAGTGCCGCGCAAACGCGTGAACGAGTGTCTGCAGCGCGTCAGCGGTGTGGGTGCCATTCAGCGTGCCGCCTCCCGCTGCAGCGTCCAGGGCACACTGCGCGCCCAGTTCAATGCTGAGGTACCGCAGCAGCACGCGGGGCGTGCGCCCCAGGGCGGTGGCAACGTCGCACAGGTTGGTCACGCGCGTCTTGACGCCGTTGCCACGTCCCTCATGCTTGGCGCACACCCTCGGCATGGTGTACCGGTACCCCTCCGCGTCGCTGCCGTCCACGTTGACCCACTGCTCACTCATGCTTGACGTACACACACATACGTGCAAACCGCACAACGTTGACTGCACGTCGCGTGCCGTGCGCGGTGAAAAGTGTTTGTTACGTTGCACGCGAATACCCGCGCGCTTCCCCGCGCGTCACGCGGAGCATCCACACGTCCTCCAAGACCAAACACCCCCAACTCCGTGCCACACACACAGTGGTACACCTCCGCCGCCCCACGGCGCGCACTGCCAGCACATCACGGCAGCCACCGCCTCTCTATGCATTCTATGCGCGTGAACGCACGCACCCGAGACAAGCGCGCAAAGCCGCCCGGCGCGCGCGTACGGGGCGCCGTGGTACTCCGGGCAACGCACACCATACCACATCCAAAGCGACGGCATGGACTGGTACCACGCCACCCAACCGCACCACCCGCACAGCAGGCAATACGCTGCGCACACATTTCAAAAAGCGTGCGCATACGGCCACACTGCTGTGGTGCGCGACATGCTCGCGCGGTCTGGGGACCACGAAGTCGACGTGCACGCTGACGACGAAGCCGCGTTCAGAGTGGCGTGCGCAAACGGTCACCTGGACGCGGTACGCGCATTGCTGCAGCGCACGGGGCATCGCTCCATCAACGTGCACATCTTGAATGAAGCCGCGTTTTGCTCGGCGTGTGAACATGGCCATGCGCACGTTGTGCGTGAGCTGCTGGCGCTCACGCAGGAACGTACCGTCGATGCGCGCATACAAAACCAGTGGGCGCTGAATGCCGCGTGTACACAGGGCCACTTGGACGTGGTGCGCGAACTGCTGGCGCTGACTGGCATGCGGGAGATGAACGTTCACGCTGGCAATGACGCCGCATATCGCGTGGCGTGCGAGTACGGGCGCTTGGACGTGGTGCGCGAGCTGCTAGCTCTGACGGGCGCACGCACCATCAGCGCGCCCATGCACACTGCAGTGGCGTTTCGCTGGGCATGTGCCCGGGGTCGCGTTGACGTGGTACGGGAACTGCTGGCACTGAGCGGGGACCGTCGGATTGCCGGCCCCGCGGGTGACGACCACGCCTTGCACTCGGCTACCATGTACGAGCGCATTGCGGTGGTACGGTGCTTGTTGGAGCTCACAGACGGGCGCGCGCCCACGTTTAATGCACAAGCAAAGGACGCGCCAGCATGCGTGCAAGCAGCATGCGCGTGGACAGAGTCCATCGAGACGTGGCAACGCTGCCGCGTCATGACAACGGCGCTGTGCCGGGAAGTGCTGGACGCCGTGCTGCTTCGCGCGCGCGCCTTGCGGTGGCAGCGCCGCGCGCGCGTCACGGCTGCGTGGCGTCACGCCCACCACCCCTCGGGCAGCCCCTGAAGCGACGCTCCACGGCGCAACGCAGCGCGGACAAGAGACGTCGGGGGCGTCTAGACTCGCGTGCAATGCATTCGTGCACACTACCGGCTTGGACGCGACACGAGCAATTTCAACACGGTGTGACGCACTCTCAGTATGGATGCGCGCCGCACACGGACGCGCACACTGCTGAAACACGGAGCGACATGTCCGCGATCGAAACACGCACACCCGGTCTGAATGCGTACCAAGCCGCATGCGCGAGCGGCGACACGCACGGCGTGGAGGCGTTCCTACGCCACACCCCCACTGCCGCGCACGACGTGCGGGGATTCATGCTGGCAGTGACCGGGGGACACGCAGACGTGGTGCGGCGCATTTTATCCAAGCCGCACCACGGCTTGCTAAGACTGCCCCTGGGAGAGGCAGAGGCGGAAGACATTCCCGGCGACACAGAAATTGGCATTGACGCCATGCAAACCGCTCTGCAGACGGCGGTGACCTGCGGACACTGTGGCGTGGTGCGCGCGTTGTTGTCGGCCGACATCATGTTTGACGCGGCACACGCGCTGCACGCCTTTCTCATGGCGTGCGAGAACCGGTGGAGCGACATGGTGGACGCGCTGTTGCCGTTTGTGCATGGGCGGACGTGGCTGTGGTCCGGCGACGTGGTGCGCACCGCCATGTGCAATGGGTACATGGACGCCGCGGTGTCTGTGTTGAACGACGTGGTCAAGACGCGGGACTCGACGCGATACTGCACGGCCCCAGTGTACACCGCCGTCATGTGGTTGGTGTGGCCCCCCAACGGGGAAACGTGGCCGCACGACATGTACGCCGCGGCGCTGCGGTGCGTGGGGCAGGAGTGCGAGTCGGACGCCGCGCACATTGCCATGAAGTGGCTGTCCATTTGCACCACGGACGCCGAACGCGCCGTCGTGGCGCGCACGATTGACGAAACGTGCAGCAACCCGTGTCGCGTACGCACTGGAGAAGCGTGTTTTGCGTACGAGCCAGTCACGACGTTGCCTGCCACGGACCAGCCGCGGTGCAGACGCTCGAACTGCTGTGGATCACGCACGTGAATGAACGCCACTTTTTCACGTACGACACAAGGCGCCGACGCCAAGCTGTAGACCGTCCCCGCAGAACGCCATCAATCTCACAACACCCATTGCATCGCCACCCCCCACGCACACCACACACGCATTGCTCCGTACAACGCCATGAGAATCGTCCTACAAGAAGACAAGTCGCGGCTTCCAGCGGAGTTTGCACGCGCGTGCGTGGCAGGGTACCGCGACGCGCTGCGCACTTTGCTGGACAGCGAGCACGTGGACCGGGAAGGCGTCAAGGAAGAGGCGCTGAGATACGCCGCTAAATGCGGGCATTTTGACGTGGTGCGCGGACTATTATCGTTGACGGGAGGGCGCCGCGTGAATGTGCACGCGTTCGATTGCTACGATTCCGAAACCGCGTTCACGATGGCGTGCGCGCAGGGCCACATGAGAGTGGCGCAGTGCTTGCTGCGATTGACCGGCGACCGTCGTATCGACGTGCACGCTGCCCGCGAAGGCGCGTTTGTAGGAGCGTGCTGGCACGGCCACACGGATATTGTGCGCATGCTGTTGGCGCTGGACGGCGACCGGCGCATCGACGTGCGTGGCATGGGACACTGTGGGTTTTCCAGCGCGTGTGACAAGCACAACATCGACATTGTGCGCATGCTCCTGGAACAGGACGACGACCGCATGCCGTCGCGCGAGTGCCAACGCGAGCATCTGACTGCGTGCGCGCAAGCGATTCTTCCTGCAACACAAAGCCTGGCCGCATGGCGGCGGTGTGGTGTACGCACGCACGTGCTGTGCCGACCGTTGCAACGCATGGTGCAAGCTCTTGTGCAGCCGCTGCTATGGGAAAGCCGTGCGCTAGTAGTGTTGGCGCGGCGCGGCGCTCAAAGCGCTGCAGCGCAGCTGAAGCACCACACAAAGCGCCCCCGTGGGTGGTAAATGCATGTATTGTTCACGTCATGGACGCAATGGTAGCAAACGCGGCGTCCGACACGGCGTCCATCCACTCTGCCAAAAAGTCCTCCTCCGTGTACTGCGCGTCTGGCGCCCCACTCACGACGTGCACCGCGCGTTGAACCGGTTGCGCGCTGCGCGCCGCTGGGTCCGGCGTCCACTGGTACTGTACAAACTCCATGTCTTCCCACGCCCGCGACGCGGGGTCGTCGCTCGCGCCGCGCCCCATAAAGTCCGTGCGCTCGTACATACGGCAGTGCACCTCGTGGGGAATGTGCATGTGCAGCGCCGCGACTTTGGCGCACGCCGACAAATACAGCGCGTCAAAGCGCACAACTTCTGCGGCGCGCAGGACGCGCAGCAGCTCGCTGGCGCGCAGCGCGTCCAACCACCACACCGTCCACACCGGCAGGCCCCACTCGTGCAAATCCAGCGTCAAGGGCAGCGCTTTTGGCATGAGCACGGCGGGACGCTCTGCGTCGGCGGCGTCGCTGTGGTCGTCGCCGTCGTTGGGCGCGTCGCCGTGGGGTATGCCGGTTCCTAGCCCGCGCAGATGCGCCGTGCGCACGCGGCACTGTGCGTGCTCGCCACAAAAGTCCAGCACGCGCCGCATGACGCTGCTGGGCACCGCTGGTAGGTGCACACTCGTCCCTTGATCGGGCGCGTGCCCAGCGACGTCCAGCACGGCGCGCATGTCGCGCCACGCACACGACGCTGGAACAGGCAACTGTACATTGTCTTGACAGCGCACATGAAACGCTGCGCGCGCCATGGCGTACAAAAGGCGCGTCCGCGCGGAAACCGCGCGCTAGCGAGTGCAGGGCGCAGCGTCTCTGGTACCGTCGAAAATGGCTCCCCGTCTCACCTGTACAGCGCCGTCGCTCGAGGCGCCGCCGCGCGGCGCGTCACACGCCCCCAAAACCCACACTGCGTTGACTAACGCCTGCGCGTCAAGCGCCGCTTCGCACCGTGTACGCGCCCACGCCTTTGCGCCGCGCGACACTATGACGCGCACAATGTGCTGCGACGGACAAAAGGCCCTGGACACTGCGTATGGCGCTGCGCGGTGCGCATGGTTGTCTTTTGCGTCCATTGTGCTGATACCGGCACACATTGCGCGCAATGCCGCGCTGGCGGTGCTTCTCCCGTGCGACTGCGAAGGCGACGGACCGTGTATGGCACCGTATCACATGGCCGCTCACGTGCCCATTACCTGGGTGCTGCTGCTGTGCGCTGGCATGTCGGGGTGCATCGTGTACGGCCCGTGGACCACGCACTTGGTGCAGGAAGCCGCCGCCGACGCGCGTCTGCATACGCAGTCTGACGTAGCCGTCGATGCGTGGCGGGCGTGGACCGGCGGCAAGCGCGCCGCGTTTTACGCCGCTGCAGCGCCTCAGGGGCAAATGCAGGCGGCGTGCATGCAGTACCCGCTCGCGCCCAGCGCGGTCCTCACAACAGCACAGCAAGACCCTCCGTACGCGTCCCTGCAGACCATGGGGCTGTACGACGCGGTGCGCGACAGCGTCGGCGGCGGCGTCATGGCCCTGAACGGCGGCACCGCGGCATGGACCGCAGAGTTGCACGCGCCACGCGCCGCGACGCCCGCGCCGCGCGCGCCATCGTTGCCGTGGGTCGATGCTCCCCTGCACCAAGGCGTGGCGCTGCGCGTGGCATTTGTGGAGCAGTACCGCGGCATCGGGGCGTGCAGCGCAGCGCTGGCCGCGGGCGCAGCCATCCGCGTCGCTGTTCCCCGCGTCGTGTACGTGCAAACGGCCGAGCCGTTGCCGGGCACGCGGGGCGCCCGCACCGACGGCGCGCATGCGTACACCTTTGTACCGCGCGCAGTGTGCTTGCCGGTAACCCCACGGCCACTGGACGGCGCCATGGCGCTGCAGTACGGCACAACGTGCGCCGCACCCGCGCTGCACAGCGCGCTGACGTCGTCCCCCAGCAGCGCCGTGCGTCGCGCGGTGCAAGACGCCGTGCCGTCCGTGTGGTCGCTGTGTCTTGAGGAGCACCGGGCGTGGAACGCCACGACGGGCGCATGGGGCGCGCCAATGGCGCTTGCGGGGTACCCCGGGCCGTTGTGCGCGGACGGCGTGGAGCACGTGCGCGTCACGGCGTTCCCCGCCGCCGCGCCATTCACTGCGGTACAGCAAGCCGCGGCGGCTGGCAGCGCCAAGCTGCACGCCGTGTACAATACCAGCGCGCACGTGGCCGCGCTGTGCATCCTGTGCATTGCGACGGGCGCGCTGTACATCATGGCGTCGCAGTGCGCCGTGTGCGAGTTCGCTGTGGCACAGCGGCGCGTGGCGCACGACCTGAGGGAGTCCTGGCACGACTACAGCTTGCGCGCCGCGCCCCTGGCAGTGTGGTGCCCGTGGCAGTGCTGCGGGCCATGCGACGAGTTTGCGTACTCGTACTCGTACGAAACCTTTATCGTCCGTGTTGTGCGGAAGCACAAGACCCGCGTAGAAGAAGCCCGAGCGGCAGAACGCACCGCAGCCGCGGCGCGCGAGGCAGAGCGCCGCGCGGCTGCCGTCGCCGCCACACAAGCGCAACGCGCAGCTGTGGGCTCCGCGCCCACGCCTTCCGTCACAGCATCGGCACAGGCCGTCGCCCCGACGCGCCCCGCGCCCACCGTTGCCTCGATGCGCCCCGCGCCCACCGTTGCCTCGATGCGCCCCGCGCCCACCGTTGCCTCGATGCGCCCCGCGCCCACCGTCGCCCCGACGCGCCCCGCATCCGCCGTCATCCGCCCGTCCGCGACTGCGAGCGACGCGGCCACGGCGCGGGCGCCACCACTGCCGTGCGACACGGCGTGCCCGCCGTCAGCAACCAGCGACACCAACGAGGCCGACAGCGCTGCCGCGCGGCCCAGCGCGTCGTGCATTATTTGCATGGACGTCATGCACGACAAGGATGCGCGCACTCTCGGGTGCGGGCACGTGTTCCACGCGGCGTGCATCAATCGGTGGCTAAGGCAGCCCCTGACATCGTGTCCCATATGCCGCGGCTAATGGTGTGGCTGTCGGCGCTGCGCGCGCACAATGCATTCACAGCCGCAGCACGTAACACAGCTCCGGCGCGTACCACGCGCTGCGCAGGGATTTCGCCAGTGCGCACTCCATGCGCCGCCGCCCCGTCAATCGCAACAGCATGTCCAAAACGTCCCAGTTGCCTAGCACGCACGACCTGCGCAGCACGTCGTGCGCGTGCACGTCCACGGCGTGCTCGCCAGTCAGCGTCAACAACGCCTGGGCCAAAGCGGCGTGCCCCCGCTCGCACGCCAAGGCAAACACGTGACTGGTATCCACGTCCCGCAGTGCATCGGCGCCGCGGCGGCGCAACAAGAGGCACACCACGTCGGCGTGACCATCGTCACAAGCCGCGTCAAACACGCGCCGCACCACGCGGTGCGGCACGTCGCACGCGTCCAACACCAGCCGCACGACGTCTGCGCACCCACAGCAGCGCGCGTTGCGCATGACGTGCGTTCCAAAGCGTGCCATGTCAACGTCGGGCAGCGCCGCGGCAGCGTCCAGCACGCCGCACAGCGCGTGAACCGACCCAGCAGTGTACGCGTCCCGCGCAGCGTGCATCAGCTGCTGCGCATTGAACGCAATGTCTCTAGCGCGCGCATGTGCCAGCACCAGCTGCACAATGTTCACATGGTTGTGGACGCACGCGGCTGACAGCGCCCGTTCCAGGTGGCAGCGGCGCGGGGCCACGCGCTGCAACACATCCCGGACAATGTCCTCCCGACCGCTCTCGCACGCGCACCGCAGAGCCCGACCCAACCAAGACGGGAACGGCGCATCAGATGCACACGCCGGCTCCAACAGGGCACGCACCGTGCTCACGTCGCCGTCGGCACACACGGCGCGCAGAATGTCCGCGTCGTCGTGCAAGAAATCATCCACGGCGCCCCCCGGCAGCTCGCGTTTTAACAACCTGATGGTACCAATGTCGCCATGTTTGCACGCGCGTTCAAGCGCGGCGGCGGCGGACAGTGTCCCCCGCTTGTACTGCGATTGAGTGAACAGCGCCCTCCAAAGACTGTAACGCGGCACGGCTTGGCAGCTGTGATCCGCTGCACACAGCGCGGGGCGCCGGTGCGCGTCGTGCACGGCGTACGCGGCTGCAGCGGGCAACACCGCAGACAGGACCCCGGGAAAGCCACGGGACAGCATGGCGCGCGACTGGTGGCCAGTGCAGAACAAGCGCACAAAAACAAGTCAAGACAATCGTATGCAGTGTACGCTTTGATATTGACAACCTGTACGCACGCGCACGCTCCACTGCACACCGTGCAGCACAAGCATGGCAGACGAGACGCAAATGATACCCAGCGCCGCGCACAGTACGCCGCCCGGCGCGGCGCGCTCAGCCCCCATTACAGACGCCCAGCGCAAAGACCTCGAGGACACCGAGGCGCGCCTGAGAGAAGCCCGCGACAAAGACGACGCTGACGCGTTTGCCGCTGTGTTGCAGTCCGACGGTCTGCTCCGTGACACGTCCTTGGCGTGTGAACTCTTGTTCGCAGCCGTGGACAAGCGCATGCGCATTGTTGATTACCTGCTGCACAACCCCATCCCGCACGGCCGCATCTTCAATGCGTCGACCGCTGCAAGCAACGCAATTGTCAATGCGGCGTTGAACGGGTCCTGGGGCGCAGTGCGCGCCATATTGGACGCGGGGCACACAAAGCTGGAGTCTGCCGGGTGTGTGAAAATGGTGGTGAGCTCCGCACGCGGGAGCGGACAGATGGACGTGGTGCTAAGAGTCATGCGCGCGAACCCGCCCGCAAAGCGCACGCGCATGTTCAGTCGTCCCACGGGACTGCACTTTGAGTGACGCCCGCGTGTTGCAAAATGCATACATCGCGCACCGTCAAATGCACGCCGCTGTCGCTTGACGGCACGCCCACACGCACGCTGAACACAGTGCCCCCCATGGGCAACGACGCGTTGAGCCCGCGCGCTGCGCGGCGGTACCGCGCCATGATGCACCGACTGAACCGCCGCGTAACTGGTCAAGTGCGCGCCTTTCGGGCAGCAGACGAGAAACTCTGCGCCATGTACACCGCGCTGCACCGCGGCAGCGTGCTCGCGCGCGGCGGTCCACAGGGCATGTACCCCCTGGAGCGCAGCATTGTGCGGCACCGAAAAGACGTAGACGCCATTGTCGCATCCAACGCCGTCATGCCCATCCGAGAAGACCTGCTGCACCTCGTGTGCGTGTCGCGCGTCGTGATGCAGCGCGCTCTGTGCGACATGCGGCTCATGTACTCGCTCAACACGCGCCCTCACAATCAAGACCAGCGCTTGATGCGCGACACATGAATGCATTACGTTCTCATACCAGCGCGCCCACAATGACCACGCCCCGCGTAATTGCCGCGCGCAGACGCCGTGTGCATTGTACTACACCTCTTGCCACGCGCTGGACGCGCTGGGCCGCGTGACACTGCACGTTGTGCAACACAGGGGACACTGCGCCTTGATGCGCAACCACCTGTCCAGGCACTGCGCGTGGAACACGTGCCCGCACGGCACGGCAGCGGCGGTTGGCTCTGCGCGCAGCGCTTGCAAGCATATAGAGCACTGATCCGGCGCGCTGGATGGGCTCGGTGTCACGGCAGCTGCGCCCCACGCCACGCGCGTCCCAGGCGCGCTGGGTATGGCGTCCGGCTCAGCGGCAGGCGCGCGGCGCTGCGTGCCGCTGCTGCTGCTGGTGGCAGCATTTGGAATGGGGGAAGTCGGCGCGCTGTGCATCGCAGGGGCGTCCGCTCCAGTTGCGGCGTTGCGGGGTGCGCCGTGCGGCGGGCGCGCGTACACGGACGCTGCGACTGTCGTGTTGGTGTGGTCGTGGTACGGCGCACCGCGCGCCGCGGCAAGAGGCGCGTTTAGCGCCAAGCGTACGCGCACGTCCATGGCCAGCAATTCGCGCGGCTGCAGCGCCAAGCACTCGCGCAGACGCCGCTCCGCGCCGTCGCGCACAGAGGGGTTGTCCACAAATTGTACGAGATCCAGCAGCGCCCTGATGGCCGTCCGCAGCAACGCGCTGTCCACGTACCACGCGGGGCGGGCCGTGACGCGCCAAAACTCTTCGTCCCCAGTGCCGCGCCCACACGGCCACAGCGCCGAGTACCCGCACATGGTGTCAAAGTTGACCAGCGGCATGTGCCATGCCAAAAGAGACGACACGTCGGGCGACTTGAAAGAGCCGCCAAGTATGTGCATCATGCGCAGCACGAGGAACTCTTCCGTCTCAAACGCAGCGTCCGTCGCGTACATGGTCGCCACCACGCCCACAGCGTGCAACACGATGCCCCACGGCGACCCCAGCGCGATCACGCACGCGCCCTCCACGTGCAGAGAAAGAATGCAAAGCGTCAACGCCGTGGGCGTGTACGCCACTACGCCGAACAAACACGGCGCCAATCGCCGTTCAGATAACCACGCCACTTGGCTAAAGAGCGGCGTGCGTGGGGAACGCAAGCTCGCGTTGCGCGGCGTGGGACAGAACCAATACATCGCACAGATGCCCGGTAAAAACACGAGTGTGATGGCCAACAAATATACGAAGCGCACCGTGTATTGCACCGCGCATCGACCGCAGTCGCGCACACACATGACGCCAGCTTCAGTGTACGTATATACTGCACAACACGCCGCGTAACCGGTTACAATGCATTAATTAAACCCTCCGCGTCAAGACGCGCCGCGCAACGTTTGCTCATGCACGAGCGCGTGTAGCAGGGTCTGTCAGCCGCGTGGTCAACCCCCATCAGCTCATCAGCATCCGCGCATGCTACGCGAGAGGAGATACCGGAGTTGCACCGCTCGCGCACCAGGCGGCGCAGCCATGACTCTATCAAAAGCATAAGACCACGCCGCGAGACCGCCCGGGAGATCCACGTCGCGCACAATGGGCTCCAGGTACCCCGCGCCGTGGTATTTTTGGACATGTGCCATTGCCGCCTCAAAGACGCGAGCGTGTTCTCGGGCCATGTCAAGAACGGCGGTGTCCCTCGCCGCCAACGCAGAGCGCAACACGGCCGCGCGTATGCTGGAAGACCGCGCGTCGGGCCACCGCGCCCGCACAGCGTCAAATGCCGTGAAACACCGCCGCCACACCGTCCAATCCATCAGCAAGGCACGGGACTCAGCAGCCGTCATGGACTTGACTGCGATGCCACTGTCCACAACCGCACATTGCCGCGCAACGTTGACGCCCGCCGTGCCCAGTACCACGTCTTCGTCGCTGTCGCTGTCATCCGCCGCGGCAGGCGGCGCGGCTGCGTGCGCCTTGTCGTTGGACTCTGCAGTGCTTGAATCCACCACTGCGCCTCCGCATTGAAACAGCGACTCTGGCTCAGTGGCGTCGCTGTCGTACTCGTCGTCAAACTCGGCGCGCGTGGCGTCGCTATCAGAAGAGCTGTCGCTCCAGTCGTAGTCAAAAGGACGCACATCCGCGGCGACGCGCAGGGCGCCACTATCCACGGCAGCAGCCATAGTGCAGTGAGTGTGTATATTGTGTACATGTGTGCAGTGACAAGAAAAATGTTAAGTTGTAATTTGATTACACATGGCGCCGTACCCCGGTGTGTTTGCGTCTGCTACAAAAGACGTACGGGAATAAGTGCTCTTCATTCACGTAGCTCTTTAACTGGGTACACTATTTGCGTACGCGCGCTACGTCAAAGGCAGCGTACCGTCCAGCAGTCCCTCCAGCGTTCTAAGGACGCCTCGCAGTCCAGTTACGGTGCGCTCCACAGCGACGCGCCGCGCGTCGCGCGCCATGACAGCGGCGCATCCGCCCTCCGCGCCGGCACGCGGCTTCGGCGCAGAGAAAAATCCGAGCTGCAATACAGGCGCGGCTTTGTCGCCGTCGTCGCCGTTGACGTATGCCACAGTCATGTGGCGCTCGTGCACCCTGTAAAACACGCGCGCCGCGCGAGGCAACGCCCGCAGGAAGCGCATCGGCACCAGCACGTGCGCGTCGTCGCAGCACGTCCGCGTCGACGGCTCGCACTGGCCGTAGCCCACGCGCACGGTGCGTAAAGACACGGGTATGCTCCCCAAAAAGGTAACGTGCGTCGCGTCGTCCGGCGCTTCGGTGGCGCACACCGCGTCGCACTCGGCGACCATGGCGTCGTGCAGCGCGCCCCGCAACAGCATGCGTGCGTGGTACGCCGCGGCGTGCAGCGTGCGCCCCGGGTCCAACACCAAAGTGGACAGCGCAATGCAGCGTGCCGCGTCGCAGTCGTGCTGCACGTCCGCGGAAAAGTGCACGTCGTTCTGCTCGGCGCTGACAGACACGACGCGGTGCGCCGAGTCCACGCACACCCGGGGGCGCGCGCGCTCCTCGTCGAATGCCGCGACGCCGCTGCCTGCCCCCGACTGTGAGAGCGCCGCACCGTTGCCGGCGCACACCGCCATGCCCGCGCGCAGCACAGTGTGCAGCTTGCGCGCTGAAACAACCACTGCCGAGTCCAGGGCCTGCACGCCTGGTGTCAGCTGCTGCGCTGGCCGCACAAACCCGCGCGCGAGCTGCCCGCTGGCGGCGTGATACACCGTCACCACGGCGTGCTGCCCAGTGCGTTCGCGCTGCAGTACCACGTGGTCTCCCATGGCGCACGCCGTGGCCAGCCACTCGGTCCCGGCGTCCACGATAAACGCCCACCGCGTGCTGATTTTGTCGGGGATGGGCATGGCAAATGAATGTGTGGGTCAACGGCGAGAACCACGCAGCGCGTCGTACAACTCGGACGACAGTTTATTCAAGTCGTGTGTTGACGCCGTGCGTGAAACGGCGGCGCATGCCGCCACACCGGGCATTGCCCCCCCGCTACGACGACGCGTGCCGCCATGCCGCAGTGACGCGCCGCCGGGCTTTCCACACCGTGCGTCGCGCGTTGCGGTGCACGCTGTGCTGCACGAACCCTCGCACAGCCGCTGGGCGGCGCGTCAAGGGACATGCGCGCCACGCGGCAAGGGTATCAGTCCACGCCTCGGTCGCCCGCATGTACGCCTCGTAGTGAGAGTTTTGATGGTCCTCGGTGCGGTACGCGTCAAACCCCTCGTGCGCAAGCAGCTCGCGCAACGCATGTGGCACCGCCGTTTTTCTGCAACACGTACACGACGTGTCGCGCACGCAACTGTCAAACTCGTCGCTGGTCACGGGAGTGATGTTCGACGCGTGGCTGTACACGTGTAAAATGCGGCGCACCACCTCGGCGTGGCCGTCGTGACACGCTATACGCAGCCAGTGGAAGAGGCCATGGTATGTACGTGGCGCGCGATTGTCCCGAAGAGCCGCCAAGACGCCCAGCGCCTGCAATCCGCCTGATTCCACCGTGATAATGTCTCTGCACGCGCGTTGGACCGCCGCGGTGTTCACGCGACGCTCGTCTTGCACCTCGAGCAGGAGGCGCACCACGTCCACGCAGTCCCACAGACACGCCATGCCAAACGCGCCGCCCCACGTTGCAAACACCGGGCGCGGTGTCGTGACCCAGCAGTTGGCAAAGGGGCGTACATAGTGCCGCCCCTGGGGGATGGCCAGCAGCTCCCGCACGACGTCTGCGCGGTTGTGCGTGCACGCCGCTGCAAAGGCGCGATTCCGCGTGTCCGAGTGGCCCAGCCGCGTACCGCCCTCGGCGCGCAGCAGTTCCCGCACGACGGCCACGTGCCCATTGCGGCACGCCCGTCTGTACGCAGCGCGTCGCCGGGTATTGATGTTCACGCGGTGCTGCCCGCCCAGTGCAAGGAAGAACTGCACCAGCCCTAGCTTTCCCTGAGCGCACGCCTCTATGAACTCGCTGTTGTAAGTGCCGCTGTACCCCGCGTCGAGCTCTTTGCGCACGTCGTCCACGCTCATGTGTGCACGCGCCGAAAACGCCATGGCGCGCGCGCGGGATGCGCGCGTATACACGCGCTGGGTGGTGGTGTGCGATGCGCGCCGCGCGCAAGTGCCGTGACCGTAAAGCGAGATGCATTGATGTGAATTGTCATAGGCTGCCGACCGCGTCCACGCTTTGCCCGCGGGCACGCGCAGGCCACGGCCGCGTCATATAATCAGCACGCCCGTGGAGCCAGCTTGAGGCGGCGCGTCTTTCAGGCGCTCGCGGGTCGTGTCTGTCATGCGCAGCTGCGTGTTGGGCAGCACGGCGGCGCGCTGCGTCCACTGCACGCGCGCCGACACGGGGAGCCGCTCGTACTCCACGGGTGTGAGGGGCACCTCGTCGTCCACACCTGCGGCGCTGGTGTGCAGCGCGCCGCACACCGAGGCCACGGTGTCAATGAATGGCGCTAGGGTTTGCGGCGCTCGGGTTTGCGCGTACACGGAGCGCCACGCCGCCGCTGGCGTGGCAGCCGAAAGCGTGGACCGCGTGATGTTGGACGCCCAGTCCTCCATGGCGCCGCTCCTGGATCTGTACGTCAGCGTCACGGCGGCGCCGTCCACGGACACTCGGAAGCTGTCCCCCGCAGCCACGTCCACTGGCGCCGTCACCTCCACGAACTCAGCGTTGCCGCGCTCCATGGTGGCAAAGTCGTTGATGGCAGACGTCGCAAACGAAAAGCGCGCGCCGCGCGCCATGGGTTCCAACGTGACCACCTCCCACCGCGTGGGACCGACGGCCGGCGACCCCAAAAAGTACTGCGTGAACACCATGGACCCCATGGCGGGGGAGATTTGCGTGGTGAACTGGGGCAAGGCGGTCACGCCCGCCAGCGCGCCAATGTCCACAAAGCCCGCGCCGCCGTTCATGTGCAGCGCGCGCGACAAGCTGCCCCGCATGCCCGCCGCGGGCACGACGGCAACGACATCATACGTAATGTCCGTAAAGGCGGGGTTGGGCTGAATGTACGTTGCCATGTACAGCTTGAGGCCGGGAGTGGGCGTGGGCAACGTCACGGTGGCTTCTGGCGCGAGTCCTCCGTAATTTGGCAGCGCGCCGTCTGCGCCGCGGAACCCCACGGCGTGCAGCCCGCAAAACGTGCCAGCCTGCGTGTACAGCATGACCGTGTCGTCGTTAGACGCCGCAGCCGGCCACGCCTGGCCCGCGAGGGACGCGCCGTACACGTTGTTGTCAACGTCCTGGATGGCCAGATCAGCCGCGCGGCCAATGATAAAGTACGCCACGCCGCGCTGCAGCGGCGCAGACGTGGTCAAATTCACAATGGAACCCGCTGCGAGCCCCGTTGTGGGCGCGGCGCCCCGGGCGTACCGCGTGACGCTGAAGCGCGCTCCCTCGGCAACGTTGACGGCGGGCACAAAGTGCATGGCCACGTCGCCATCGCCCGCTGCGGTTTGTCGAAACGACGTAATCACAATGTCCCCCGCGCACAGCTGCGAGGCCGTTTTGGGCGCGGCGTCGTCGTGCAGCGGCCGAATGGGGTACACCGAGGGGTTCTTGTCCGGGAACGCCATGGCTGTTCGTGTTGTGGGCGGTGCAAGCGCAGCGTAGCTGCGTGGCGCGCGTTTATTGGGACGGCGCGCGCTCAAGCGCCTCTGCCGACAAGCCTGCCGCGCGCCGTAATAAAGACCGCGCTGCACCGCACGCACTGCACCGCCACCGTTCACAGCATGTCTCGTTGCGCGTCTTGCGCCGGCGGCGCCGCCGCGGTGTCCCGCCCGCGCTTTGCACGGTTCGCGGCCGTGGATGACTACGCCGCGCAAGCAGCGTCGTTGGACACGGCGCCGCGCACGCCGGGGCAGTTGCGCGCGGGGGACGTGGTGCTCACGGCGTTCACACAAGAGGCCGGCGTGGACGGCACGCGCGTCGCGGGTCTGCTGCCCACCGTGAACATCGCGCAGGGCACCACGCTGTACATTGCGCGGTACGCCTTTACCGACGCGCCGTCCACAGACGCGCCGCTCACCAACACCTTCACGTTGACGGCTCCCGCGACGCGCGGCGTGCCGCTCGCAGTGTCCTTTGACACTGGGGTGTACGACGGCTTGCTGCTGCAGCAGCGCGACGGCGCAGAAGTGGGGCGCACGCCCGAGGGGGAACGGTGGGACGCGGCTGCGGACCTCAGCGACACCGCCATGGTGTACACCGTCGCTGGGTCGCGGGGCATGGTGCCGCTGCACGCCGTGGGCTTCCGCACGGCGGGCGGCACGCTGCCCAATTACGGCACGCTGTCCCCCGAGCACGTAGTAACGCTGCCGCAGGGAGGCACGCTACTGGGCGGCAACGCGGCGTTCATTTCAATGCACCCGCTGCAGGGCGCGTCGAGCGCCAGCGACACGCTGCTGCTGCCGCAAGAGCTCCGGTCCATTGCGCGCCGCATGGCCCTGAACGGCGGTCTGGACTGGGTTACGGCGTCGGGCGCGTTCCAGCCAGCGTACATGACCGCGCGCACCCTCGTGTCCCCCGGCGCGTGGACGTTCACGCGGTACAAGCGCGGCAGCGCGTCCACGGGCTTCACGGAGTTTGACGTCATGGCGCTGCGCGCGGCGCCGACTGGCACCAGCTTGACGTTCACCCCAACGCTGCTGGACCCCGCCACCATGACGCACACTGGAACGGAAACGGAGGAGTTCACGCTGTCCACGCCCGCAGACATGGCGGCCGGCGACGTCGTCCGCGTCCGCGTGGGCCAAGACTCGGGCGGCGCAGCGGTGCACGCGGAGTTGCTGCGCCCCAGCTCTGCACCGGAAGACTGGACGTCCAGCGCCGTTATCAACGCGGGGTACACGCTGACCGCCGAGGACTGGACCGCAGTGACCCTGGAAAGCCGCGCCGTGGTGGACCCCACCCTGGTGGTCACCGTGGGCTGCGTGCTGCGGCACGACAGGGACGTGCAAGTGCCCGCCGACATGGCGCTGGTCATGCCGCCGTCGTGCAGCTTCACGTGGCCCGCACAAGGCGTGCTGCTGTCTGGCATGCGCGCCAAGTGGAGCGCCGCGGTGTTGGGTGACGTGTACCGCGCCGCGCCGCAAGCGGGCACTGAGCCGCTGCGCATCATAGCGTAAACGCGAGGCGCGGCGCCCCCGCGCGACGCCTCGGCGCGCGCACCACCCCCACGCGCCTCGCGCATCATAATTCATCGCCCACTGCACCCCACCACGCCCCGCCCGACACACCCCTCACCCGCGCAGCATGGAGTACACGCGCCTCGTGTGCGCTATTTTGGCCGGCCGTCGCGAGGAGCTGCGGGATATGCGCATGCGCCGAGACGATGGTGCGCGCGCGCAGTGCCGTGCCACGGACTTTGACGACGTGATTTTCCACACGGCGTGCCAGTACGGCATGGACAGCGTGGTGCGGGACATGCTGGGTGCGCATGCCGGGTGCGACGCACTGGACGTGCACGTACACGACGACTGGGCCTTTGCCGTCGCGTGTCGTAACGGGCACGTGGACGTGGTGCAGCAGCTCACTGCGCTGCAAGGGGAGCGCGCGGTGCAGTGCCCCGACTCGCTGCAACAGGGCTTCGCCGCGGCGTGCAGCCAGGGGCACGTGGATGTTGTGAAGCACCTGCTGACATTGCCCGATGCACGCGGCGCCGTCGTGAGCGCGTGCGCGCACCGCGCGGCGCGGTGCGTGGTCGCCGCGGGGCACGCAGACGTTTTACGGGAGCTGTTGCAGCACCCGTGGAACGGCCCACTCGCGAACACAGAGGCGCTGCACGAGGCGCACGCAGAGGCGTGCGCGCTGGGCTACGCAGACGTCGTGACGCAGCTGCTGGCGCTGACGGGACCGCACGCTGTGGACGTGAACTTTGACAGCGCCGAGGAAGACCCTGAGCGTGTGGGGTACGAGTGGGACGGCGGGAGCCCGCTGGTGCGCGCGTGCAGGGGTGGGCATCCGCGTGTGGTGCGACAGCTGCTGGCGCTTCCGGTCAGTCGCGGCCTGGACGTGCACGCCAACGGCGACTGCGCCTTTGAGACGGCGTGTGTTCAGCGGCACCCACAAGTGGCGTGCGAGCTGCTCAATTTGCGCGGCTCACGGGCGGTGTGTCATATAAACCAGAGGTTCTTCCACCACGTCTTGCGCGACATTACACGCGACGTGCGCACGTGGCGCAGGTGTAACATACACATGCACGCCGATATTGCGCCGCACATGCGCGCCGCGGTGTGTCACGAAGCGGGGCAGATGCTGTGGAAGAATAGACGCCACGTGACTGCAGCGCGACGCGCGTGTATGCGATAGCGCCATGAAAATGCATTGCGAGCTGTTCACGCGGCGCCGCGGCGCTTGTACGCCACGCACCACCGTCTAGCAGCGTGTAGCGTGGCGCGCACGTCCCGCGCCAACTCGTGGTGTACCGCGGGGTGCAACCCATTCCACGGCAACTTGTGACGGCAGTCGTGCACGGTGTGCGTCCACGCGCGCAGCGCGTCGCCGCACACCGCGGCGTGCAGGGCCTGCAACTCCGGGAGGGGACGCCGGTGCAGTGGCAGCGCCAAAAACTCCCGCACAACGGCCACATGCCTGAAGCGGCACGCCCGCCGAAAGCACGCGTAGTTGTCGCGCGCCACGGGAATTTCACGCCCGCCCCGCAAAGAGAGCAGCTCCCGCACAACCCGGGCGCTCCCCGCGTTGCACGCCTCGGCAAAATAAAAGTCGTCCCTGTAGTGCACGTCCACCGCGAGCACGCCGTCGACGTCCAGCAAGGCGCGCACAACGTCGACATAATCACGCTGGCACGCCAACAGCATGCCGTCACGCACTGCATCAAACACGCTATTCCCAAAAATGTCAAACTCACGACACTGACTGTTGAACCACACCAGGGTCATGGCAACGTGCGCCGCATCGCCCTCTAGGCACCCGCGCAGTACGTCCCCGACGTTGAATAGCTGCGCCGAGTCGTCTGCGCAGGGAGCGCGCTGCCAGCGCACCTCTTGCATGTTGAATCGCCACTCCATGCGGTCTGTGCGGGGCACGTGCTGCTCGCGTAATGTGTGCATGCTCTGCGAGTCGGCTTGCATGGCGCGTCAATATTGCCGGGTGACGTGCGTGCGTCCAGTGGGGACGCTGTCGCACACGCCGCGCCGCCGAGACGCCCCAATACAGGCGCATAGCGCGGTCACGTGGCGAGCAAACACGCGTTTGGAGTGGGCATTCGCACACGACACACAGCTTTGACACCGCGCCAAAGGCACAGCGTGTACGCGCGCGCGCGCGCGCCCTGCACGCACCAATGGACACCTTTACAGCGGCATTCGCCGCGTTTCAGCGCACCATGCACGACTTGCGGACGGTACTGGGCCGCGACTTTTTCGAAGCGGACAGCGCGCGGCACACGGAAACGTCGTCCACAGTGCTGCACGCGTACAATGCCATGGCACTGTGCGCGGAGGAGTTTGTCGCGATGCAGGGATGGACGCGCGTCACGCCTGAACTGTGCGAGCGCATGCAAGAGCTGGACGCCGCCGCGGCCCGGTTGTACGCCGAGGTGCAAAACGCGCCTGAAGACGTAGCCATTGCGCCAGCTGACGGCGCACGCCGCGGCGTATCGTAATGCATTCTCTTATGCTCTGCGCGCCGCCAACACGCGCCGCCTGTGCCGCCACACCGCCCTCCTAGCTAGTGCCAGCGCTGAGCGTTGTAGCCGCGCACACAGGTACGGCACGTTGCGCAGGATGGGAGATGACCGCCACTGCTTGTTGAAAGACGCGCTGGAATGCAGTGCCCCGAGCGTGCACGGCCAGTACCGATCTTGCACGTCGGTCGGCGGGAGGCGCGTGTGGTGTTGGGACAGCAGCATGCACATGATTGCGAGCGAAGCGCGGTCCGTGCCATCGCCCGCGCTGCAAAACCCCGCGTGTTCGTTGGCGCGTGGGTCCACACGTCGCACGCCGTCCACATCAAGCAGCGTGCGCACGACGTTGACGGAGCGCACGGCACATGCGTATTCAAAGGCGCCCTGCAGCACGTCGCGCGAAAACAAGACGTCGGAATCGTACCGCACAATGCAGCGCAGCATGGCGGCGTCGTCGGAGCGTACCACGCGGCGCGCGGCTCTGCGCGCAGCGTCCACCTGCTGCACGCGGCGGGTGCGCGGCAACGTCAGCAGCAACTGCACGGCCTCCACGCAGCCCGAGCCACACGCACCCACGAGCGCAGCACCGCCCTGGGCCCGTGCGTCCACGCGCCGCGGTCCGCGGTACCTCAACAACAGGCGCATGACGTCTGCACGGCCGTTTGCGCACGCGGCGCAAAACGCCGAGTCCTCGTCCCACCCCAAGTCCACGTAGTGAAATCCCCTGGCGGCCAGCAGAACGCGCACCGTGTCAAGGTGCCCGCCCGCGCATGCGTGCACAAGCGCCTCGGGCGGCATGCGCGTACGGCCGCCGCCCCTGTACCGCAGCAGGCTATGCACCACGCCGGTGTGTCCATTGGCGCAAGCCGCGAGCATGGCGGTGTCCGAGAACGCGTTGTGCGGCACGCCAAACGGCATGCGGCGCGGCCCTTGAAACGACAAAAACAAGTCCACAATGTCCACGTGCCCCGCGCGGCACGCCGCAATGAATGGAGCGTCGTTCGCGACGTGCACGTTGACATAGTTTGTGCCGCCCAGCTCTGTGAGAAAGCGCACAATGCTCGTGTGTCCTTTCACGCACGCCAGGGTGAGCGCGTGTGTTTTGTGCCCATACACCGGCACGCGCCCCCGCCGCAGCAGCAACCGCGCCACGTCCACGTGGCCGTTGCTGCACGCCACGCAAAAGCAGCACGCCGACGAGGGGCCGCTGCACGCCGTGACGCGCCACGCGCCGTCCAGTGTCAAGAGGAATTTGACCACGTCCACGTGCCCCGCGCTGCACGCGGCGAGCAGCGCGGTGTTGCGTTGTGCGTGCACTTGTTTGGCGGCTTCGTCGGTAATATTCTGCTGAGCGTGCAGTACGGCGGCCCGTACGCCGGCCGCGTCGCCGCCATCGCTCACTGCAACGAGGTCCATGGTGACGCCGTCTCGCGCCGCGGGAGATGTGCGCGCGCCCGCACCGTCCAACAAAGCGTTCCACTGCAACGCAGCAGCCACGCACACACTTCCGTCGTGCTTTTTGAGATTGCACGTGGCAGGCATGGACGTGGACGACGCCCCGCGCGATGCAGCTGCGCACCCCTTTGAGTACGCGTGCTACACTGGTGACATGGACACTGTGACGTCCATGTTGCAGCAGGAGGGCCAGGCCGCTGTGGACGTGCACGCCAACAACAGTGCGCCGTTCTTGGCTGCGTGCGAAGGGAACCAGGTGGAGGTGCTGCGCGCACTGCTGGCGTTGGACGGACACCGCCGCATCGACGTTCAACGCTGCGCCCGCGACGCGCTGTTGTTGGTGTGCGAGCTAGGCAACGTGGACGCCCTGCGGGAGCTGCTAGCGCTGCAGGGCGATCGTCGCATTGACGTGCACGTGGGGCAAGACTGGGCGTTGCGCGCAGCCATTGTCCGCGGGAGCACAGGCGTCGTGCAGGAACTCCTGGCGCTGACTGGCGACCGCGCCATGGACGTGCACGCCAAGAACGGCGAGGCGTTGGAATTCGCGGCGCACTTTGGGCACTTGGACATCTTACGGCAGCTCCTGGCACTGACGGGTGACCGCCGCGTGGACGTCAACGTGCGCGAAGACATTGCCCTGCGCATGGCGAGTTTCTTTGGACAGACTCGCGTGGTGCGCGAGCTGCTGGCGTTGGACGACGGCCGCCGCGTGAACGCCGTGGTGCGGGACTGCGCGCCGCTGCGGCTGGCAGCACGACGACGCAACGTGGACGTGGTGCGCATCCTGTCCACGTTGCAGGGGGACCGTGCCCCATCTGCAGCGGCGCTGCGCGACGCGCAGCAAGAGTGCCCCGCCGCATTTGAGTAGACGGCGCCCCGCGGTGCACCGCAGTGAATGCATGCAACGACGCCACACACAGTAGGAGCGCGGGGCGCGGAGCAGCGGCCAGCGCGCGGCGCGCAGATGCACACTGGCTTGGCGCCGCTGTCACACGGCGCCGTACGTACGCACTGCGCGGGGCCGTGGTCCAGCGCAGTAAACGCGCACGCGCTTGCTTTCGGCACACCACCGTGCAACCATGTCAGTGATTACGTCAACGGGCCAGGGGGTTGCGGGTCAATCCGTGACCCTTGTGCGCGTGGATGGAAACAACGGCGGCGCGCCCATCACCATTCCGTCCCCCGGCGTGGGGGTGCCCGCCAGCATTGTGCTGGTGGGGTGCGGCGGCTCGGGCGACGTGACACGCGGCGGCGGCGCGGGTCAAGTGGTCAGTTTGCGGCACACGTTCACGAGCGCCGACCCGCTGACCGTCGTGCTACCAGAGGCCTTGGCGCAGGGCGAGTCTGGCGACTCGTACCAGGACGCCACGCTGAAGCTGCCTGGCGTGTCGGACCTCGTCGTGGCGCGGCACGGGCACCCCTACAACAGCAGCCGCGCCGGGCAGTCCGGGAGTGGCTGGGACGGGACCAATGGGCTCGCGGGCGGGGGGCAAAACGGCGGCGGGCAAAACAACTTCCCTGTGATCACTGGCGGCGCCGGGGACGAATTGACGGTGTTTTCGTTGCTGTCTGTGACGCTGGCGGAGGGCGGCACGGCGTACTCCAACAGCGCGCCCGTTCCACATCCCGCCCTGGCGCCGAATTTGGGCACGGGCGGCAACGGCGGCGACGGCGGCGACGGTGGCGTGGACGACACCACGGCCCAAATTGGCAGCTCTGCTGGGTTTTACATGTGGTACGGCCCCGGTGTGGCGCCTCCGGGCGCCAACGACTTGACGCTGACCCGCACCGAGCACGACGACTTGGTGGTGTACGTGGCACAAGGGCACGGCATGGTCAGCCTGCCCCCCATTCCGCGTGGCGTCAACGTTAACGTCGTGGCGGCGGGCGCGGGAGGCGGCTCCATTGACAACGGTGGCGGTGGCGGCGGGGAGGTGCTGCGCGCGGCGTACACTGCCACGCAGGACACGCAAACAGCGCGCATCATTGTGCCGCACGCGCCGCCGCGGTACAGTGCCGAGCCGGCGTGGAACACGCAGCTCTTTGCGCTGGAAAGCACGGGCACTACCGCACTGCTCGATGCGCGCCCAGGCAACGACGCGGGCAGGTACAGGGACCCGACGACGTTCGAGTATATTGGCGGGGAGAACGGCGCTGGGGAACGGACGCCAGGGAACTTTTCCAAGGGCGGTACGGGCGCCGGCGGGCGTGGCAGCACCAACAATCCCCGATCGGGCGGCCCCGGCGTCACGGTGGTTGTACCGTCGCTGAACGACCCAGTCGCATCGTATCAATTTGGGCAGGGCGGCGACGGCCTCATTTTTCCGTCGCCTGACGCTGCCACAATTGACGGCGCGCTGAACAGCGGCAACGGCGGCACCGCGTCGTCCAACAGCGTCGACCCCGACGCGTTGTTTTCCAGGGGCGGTGGCGGCGCCTTTGTGCTGTGGTACTCCACGACCAACGGCGTGTCGGAGGCCACGGGTGTGCCGCCGCTGGTGGAGAACCCACCGGCGGCGCGGTATGTGCCTGTGCCGCCCGCGTACAACTTCTTGGGCGTGTCCCTCACGCCCCGCACCGTGACGTCGCACAACCACGACGCGTACGGCAGGCGCCAAAAGCTGCGGGGCGAGGGGTACGCCGCGCTGGTGTGGATGGCCACGCACCCCTTGGCGACGCGCCCCGAGGACTTGGCGTACGCAGCAAGACACGGCGTGCCGGTGCCTCTTCTTGCGGCTCTGCGGGTGCTGCCCACGCCAGTGTCAGAGGACGTGTTCACGTGGGCACAGGACGCGTACGGCCTGGAGGTTCCGGCGTTCCACCCGTCGCAGTTGATGTGAGCCGCACGTCGCCGCAAATGCATTGCTTGAGATTACATATCGTCACACACGCCTCGTAGCACCTCGCCCCTCAATAAATCTTTCGCGCGGTACCACACCTGCGCCGCGTTCCCGCTACATCGGCATGGGAGACTACGTGTACAACCAAGGCGCCGCGCAGCTGCGGCTGGTGCAAGAGGGCCCGGGCACTGTGACTGGCACGGTGCCTCCCCGCACCAACGTGTTTTACATTTTGGTGGGCCCTGGGGCGCCAGCGTCAGGGGGCGAGCCGGGCGGCGGCGGCATTGTGTTGTTTGAGGAGTACACCGCACCGGCCCTGGAACCCGTGACCATCACCATGACAGTGGGCTCCAGCAACACCACCTTTGCCGCCGACGGCACCATTGAAGACGAAGCCGGCACACGACCGGCCGCTGTGGGCAATCCTGGCACGCAAGTGAACCTGTGGCAAGAGGGCCTGCAGCTGTTCGCGCCCGATGGCGAGTTGAACGCCAACGGCGTGCGGCCGCCGCGGTTTGGGCAGGGTGGCGACTTTAACCCGCCCGACGGCGCGGTGGACACGCACCGCCCCGGCGCGGCGTACCTGTGGATTTCCACCGTCAACCCCGTGATTCAGCACACTGCCACGGTGGTGTCGGCGCTGCGGTTGCAGGGCAAGACCGACGGCTTGTTGACGGACATTCCCGCGGTGGGGGGCACGGTGCCACCCACTGGCTTGACGTGGTCCGGCCAGCCCGCGCCCGCGTCCACGTACGAGACGTACAAGCTCACCCTGCCGTGGTTGGACCCGGCGACGGGTGCGGCGTATGTCACCGACGAGGCGCCCAACGGCGACGCGTCTGCCACGGGGTTTGTACAGGCGTGCCTGCACCCATGCGTGTCGCCGCTGAACTTTTTGATTGTGATGGTGCGCTTTGCGTCTGGCGGCAACGTCATTATGAACACTGCAAACGACGTCTCGCTGGTGTCTGCGCCGGAGGGCTTTGAAGCCGTGCAAAACGGCGGCGCCACGAGCTACTTTTTACAAACCACGGGCGCGCCGCCCGCGTTTGTGAGCGCGGGGGGCTTTGCTCGCTTTGTGTTTTCGTCTGACGCGCCCGTGGCCCAAGTGGTGTCGGCCACCAACGCGAGCGGCGACGTGCTGGCGTCCACGCTGGGGGAGCACGCCGTGTACACGTCTGACGGCTTGTTCGTGACGGGGCAGCGCAAGCAAGTCGTCACGGTGCTCTCGTTTTCCACGCCGCTGCGTACCCGCAGTGGCGCGGCGTACGGCACCTTTACGCCGTTTGAGAACCTGCCCCGCACGCCCGCCTTGCAGCTGTTTGCAGAGGACGACGGCGACGGCGACGCTGTGGCTGCCACGCTGGACATTGCGCAGGAGTACCCCCTGCGCGGCACGGTGCGTGGCGCTGTGCTTGTGAATGCCGTGCAAGCCGCAGACGGCGGCGCCGTGTCGTACAGCGACCCGTACGGCTTGATGCACATCCAGGACGTGTTTGCCGCAGCGGCGCCGCTGCCGTTTGGCGCGCAGGTGCTGGTGGCGCCGGCAGGGAACGGCGCGCCGGGCGTCACTGTGCAGTTCCAGCACCCGCTCACGCTGGAGCCCATTGTGATTAGCACGGTGGACAGCGTGGCGCCGCGGCAGGCGCGCACCGGCAACAGCAGCGAAACGTGGACGCTGGTGTCAGCGGTGCAGCTGCTGCGGGACAGCGGCGGCACGCTGCCCGACGACGCCGTCGGCGTGGTCCTGCGCAACGGGCGCAACATCACGGGGTCGGACTTTGGGCGCCCGCGGCTGTCGTCGGCGTTCAGCGACGCCGCGGGGGAGGAAACTGTGGGGTTGGTGCCCACGGTGCGCCCCGACCACATTGCCGCGGCGCTGCGGGACCCCGACGACCCCGGCACCGCGCTGCGCGTGTACGACGCGCAGTTTGGGAGGAAAGTGTACGCGCTGGGCGACTCGTCCATCACGCACACGTCTCTACTGCGCGTGGAATTTTTCACGCCGACGGGCGCTACTGTGGACTTTGGCAACGGGTTGACGTCCCTGCTGCCCGGCACGCTGGGCACGCTGGCGCCTGGCGAGATTATGCAGATTGACACGTCGTCGGGGGACCCCAGCGTGCTCATCTCCGTGAACGGCGTGGCAGTGGTGCCCACGTCGTTCCAGGGCGCGGCAGAGCACACGCCCGACGGCAGTACCATTAGCACGTTTGCGCTGGAGGACGTGGACGCCAGCGTCAACCCCATAGTGCAGTCCCAGGGTCCATTTGCGTTTGCGGTGCAGAGCGCGCCCCGCGGCGTGTCGTACCTGTCCACGCCGCAGGTGTCAGTGTACACGCTGGACCGGGACAACTACTCGCCCGCGGGCGCGCCGTTTCAAGCAGAGGGCCCGTCCCTGGGCGCAGACGTGACGCCGTACACCAACGCCGCCGGCGAGCGCACGCTGCGCGTGGTGTTCCAGGGCGACACGCAGGACATTCGCGTCACGGCGCTGCAGCTGGTGGACGGCGTGGTGTACGACGTGTTCATGACGTACGACGGCGACGTGGAACCCCTCGGCGGCGCCGAGCCAGAAGACGCGGCGCCAGAGTACCCCGTGCTGGGAAAGTACCAGCCCGCGCCGGGCGTGCTGCGCTTCCTGGGGTTGATTGTGCTGCCGCAGACTGCACCGGGACAGGTGCTGGACCGCGCGGGGCAGCGCCACCGCATCCCTGGCGCGGCGTACGCCGCGTTGGCGTACATGGTGGGCAACCCCGCCTCCACCACGGGCGGGGACATTGCCTTTGCCTTTAACAACGGCTGCCCAGAGCCGCTGCTCGCTGTGCTGCGGCTGCTGCCGACGCCCGTGCCCGATGCCGCGTACGAATCCGCGCGCACGGCGTTTGGCGTCGCTGTGCGCGCGTTTGTGCGGGGACAAATTTAAGGGGCGCGCTCGGGTCTGCCGCAGCGCCGCGGCGCGCGGGCAACACGCTGGTCATCCCGCCCCACGCGCCCCTGTAGTAAATGGCGGCATCAGGGACGCAGTGCACGCTAGCGGCGGGCTTCCCCGTGCAATGCGGGGGAGAGCCCGCGAGCAATGTCGCCGCGCCGGTGGCCGGGTCGGCGGACGCCGTCGTGCCCCCCAGCAATGCACTGCTGTTTGCGGCAGACCCGAGGGTGCCTGAGGACAAGCAAGTGACGGTGCCCACGTCGGCGCAGCTGGGCCCCGCGCTGCAAGTGCCGTGCGCCGCGGGGAACACGTCCGACGTGAACGACAACACGCTGTGGTACGTCACCATTTACAACGGCTTTGGCGCGCCAGTGGCCATCGCCATTGACGGCAAGGACGCCGACGGCAAGCCAAAGAGAGTGTCCACGGAGGTGGACAACCAGCAGACGTGGCTGTCCATGGCCAACCCCGTGCTGGTGCAGGGCAAGTCCGTGTCGCTGCAAATTGACTCGGTGCAGTACACCATCAACATTGGGCCGTCCGTGGTGCGCGTGGCGGGCACGGTGGGGTGGGTGCAAACGTACGCGCGCAACATGAACACCGTGCTGCTGCAAATGGTCATCTACTCGTTCTACCCCGCGCTGTACTTCATGGCGGAGCGCTTCATCACGGGCTTGCAGGGCACCGTGACCACGTGCCTGCCCATGGTGAACGCCGTGTCGCCGTCAGACGTGCAGTACAAGGGCAACGGCGTCTTTGCGAGCATGTACAATTACACCGGCGCCGCCGTGCCGTACAAAGTGGGGCTGTACGACGCGTCCGTGGCCAACGCCGACTCTGCGTCAGCGTACGTGTTCATGGAAACCGCCACCATTCAAGGCACGTTCACCATTGGCGGCAAAGCCGTCACGGCCACGGTGGACATGACAAAAATCAGCGGCTCCACCGTGGGCACCGCTGTGCTGGACGGCGGCGTTGCAGTGGCGTGGACAAAAGACGAAAACAAGGGCGCCGGCGTCACGTGGAACGTGACGTTTGCCGTGTACGGCGACGACCGCGCGGCAAAGTATATTAACTTGGTGAAGCAGTTTGGGCTCCTGCGGCCGCGCGCGCACATACCGACTGTCACCAAGGCGTTCACTCTCAGCGTCATGTCGTATGCGTCGAACGACGACCTTGACGTGGCGTTTACGCCCCCGCAAGTCTCTATCAATAACGGCACCTCATCCCCCGGCCACCACATATTCGGTCGAAGCCTCACGCGCAACGTGCCGTACCACAGTGACGCGTTTATCGTGATGGACACGTCAGCAGTGCCGTTCACGCTGCAAGTGGGCGAGGCCGTCTTCAAAAACACGATTGACCCGTGCTCGGTGGGCACCACGGTGGCGGCGCTCACGCCCGAGTCGGGCAGCAACCCCAACGTGTGCGTGTATCTCGCAGTGAACACGACCAACGCAGTGCTGGTAGTCATGCCGCGCCGCACCAACCCCCAAGCGCTGTGCAAGTCCACTCCCAACGACCTCACGTGCGCGTGGTTCAACAGCATCCCCAGCGACGCAGACACTGCCATCCCGGTACCGCCGCCCGCCACGCCGTACAACGTGGCGCTGAGCGTCACGTGCGCGTGGACGGTGCCGCGGTGCGGCACGCCCGTCAAGGCGCCCTCTGAAAAGGTGTCCGTGTCCTGCGAGGCGTTCAAGGGCGGGACCATGGACGTGCCGTGGGACACGGGCGTGAACGCGGCGACTGCGGCGCCGGCTCAGCTGCTGCAAGGCGCCGCTACGACTGTCACTGCCACGGTGCCCAGCACCGGCAACACGTTGTCCATCACGTTTGCGCCCAGCACGTCCGACCGGCAAGCGTTCAAGAACGACGACAACACCATGGTGGTGACGCTGACGGACAAGTTGATGCACGTGTTCGTGCTGGGCGGCACCGGCGCTGCCAACGGCACGTTGGCGTCCGACTTGTTCACGGCGGCGTCCACGGTGCCAAACGGCGACGTGGGGCTGGCGCAGCTGTCCGTCACGGCGTACAACAACACCACGTCGCAGTCCTTGACGGCGGCGGTGTTTGGGTGCGCCTCGCAGTCCATGACGGCCGACGGCACGCGCTTTGCGGCCACGGCCGTCATTGGCGCGGCGGTGGGCGCGGCAGTGCAGGGCAGCCTTACGCCCAATTTGGTGTGCACACCGGCGCCGTCCGGCCTCGCGGCGTCTGACCCGCCCCCGTTGCCTCAGCTGTCCGGCACGCTGTCCGCGGCGCCCACCAGCACCGTGCAAGACAGCGCCGCACTGCTGCTGCCGGGCTCGGTGCCCGCGCGCTCCAAGCCCGGCACGACGTTTGCGTTGACGGAGCAGGGGTACCTCGTCATTCGGCAGACTGCAGACGCGGCAGCCGCCACGGCCAAGGCGTGGAACGCGTCACCCGGCCCGCCGGCGCTGCCAACGCCCGTGCCGCCCACCATGCAAGTCACCCTGTCCGCGTACAACGTGCACGGCGCGCTGTTGAGCCTGAACGCGTACAGCGGCACCGACACCACGCCGGCGGCGTCCTTGACCAACGTGGACTACACGGGGAAGCACACGACGTTCACGCAGGACGTTGCGCAGTGCGTGCGCCTGGAGGTGGCGCGCACCACCATGACTATATGGCGGGCGGACCTGCGCACCGCGTCGCAGTACAAGGTGCAGGTGACGGGCGCGACGTGCGCCGTGACGTGGCCGCGGGAGGGGCACGCCGCTGTGGTGCTGTTAGAGGCGCAAAACGACGCGGCCGCCGCGGCGTACAAGACCGCCGTGGACGCCGCGTGGACCACTGGCGCGGACGACCCGCCCACGCCCGCGGCGCCGCCGCCCGCCAACGTCAAGCTGCACCTGTACAATGTACACGGGGACGTGCATACCATTGCGGCCGCAGTGAACGCGGGCTCCCCCGTGCTGATTGACGCTCCCAGCGGCACGACGCCCACCGTGCAAACGCTCGTGGCGCCCGTGGCGATGCAGGGCACCGTCACGCTGCACAGCGCCGTGAACGCTGGCGTCGTGGATTACGTTGCCTCGCTGAGCGACACGGCGGCGTCCACGACGGGCATGCCCGACGGGCGCACAGTGTGCGTGACGTGGCCCCGACGGGACCACGAAGCGGTGCTCATGTACAACGCGCGCACCGCGGAAGCCGCCGCCGTGTACGCCGCGAGCGTGGCAAAGCAGTGGGCGGCGGGCGCGGCAGACGTCCCGCTGCCATCCATTGCTCCCAGTGGGGGGGGCAGCGGCGGCGGCGGCGGTGGCGCGCAGCAGACACTGGCGACGTGGAAACAAGCTGGTGTGTACGGCGCGTGTGCGGTGGCTGGAGCTATTGGAATGGGATTTTTGTTGGGCGGTACGACGCGCCTGTTACGGACGCCGCGCTGACGCGCGCGCCGAGAATACACTGCAGCATCACCACACGCGCGCCGAAAATGCACTGCATCATCACACACACGCACGCGCGCCTGCGTTGCCAGCTCTACTTGAGCGTGTACGTGTCCACAGACGAGCACGCCGCCAGGGCGGCGTCGTGGGACGGCGCCGCGCCCACGGCGCGTTCCAGGTACACCCACGGCCGCGTCACGTCGGGGTTCACGTCCTGTTCCGCCGAGGCTCTGCTCCTAATGGACAGCGTAACCGCGTCCATAATGCTGTCGGGGACGTTGGTCGTTACCACAAACAGCGCGCGCACGCCCGTGTTTTGTTGCACGCCCAGCTTGCCGTAATTGGCGTCAGACGCCTTGGTTTGCACAGCCACAAAGGTGCTGGGTGCCTTGAACAGCGCGGCGCACGCAGAGGACGCCGGCGGCTGTGCCACGACGTTCCCTGCGCCGTACGACGGCGCGTTTTGCTGCACCCACGCCATTTCCTCCAGCCCCGCGGGCTCCACGGTGAGCTGCACGTCTTGCAGGGCGGGGTACGCGGTGCGCAACTGCTCTTCAATGTAGTAGCGCATCGCGTCCGCCATGAGCAGCATGTCAGACGTGTGCGTCGTGTTGCTGTACTTGCCCCACGGTTGCCGCGCGGCAGCGTACAGCGCGCGCGTGGTTGCGCGTGGCTTGCGCTTCTTGCGCGTCAACACGTACGCCACGCCCGCAGCAATGGCAGCCACGGCCACGGCTGCCAGCGTGTACATGCCCGCGCGTGTCTTGAAAAAGGGCGTCTTGACCGGCGCGGGGGGCTTCTGCTGCTGCTGCCGCGGCGGCGTCGGCTTTGCACGCGCGGAGCGCGGCGCTACTGCAGGCGCCGCGGCAGGCGGCTTACGGGTCGTGGCGCGTGACGCGGCCATGGCGATGAGCCAGTGCAATCACGCTGTTACACCGCGCTTTACTGCACGCCACGCGCGCATATGTCTACGCGGATACTGGAAGCGTTTTGGAGCACGACGCTATGGCGTCGGCGTGAGATGGCGCCGCGGGTTCCAAAGTCGACAGCATCACCCACGGCGTGCTGTCGTCAGAGTTGACGGTGGTTTGGTTCTTCGCGGCGTTGGACACGGTGTCAATGGCTTTGTTCAACGTGTCGGCGTCGGCGTCGGACTCAATCACCAGTGCGCCCCACGTGTCCGTGGTGGCTCGCAAGCTAAGCGTGTAATCCTTGTGTATGTCCCCCACGGTGTTGGTGTCGGGCAGGGTTTGACACGCGGACGACGCTGGCGCGGACACAATTGCCACTGGGGTGCTGTACGTTTTGCGCTGCGACGCAGCCCAGTGCAGCTCCTCCACGCCAGCTGGGTACACCGTGACAGAGTTGGACGACGGCAGTTCCGCTTGGATGCGCGTCTCTGCGGCGGCCGCCACGGTCTTTAGCACCGTCGAGGGTGTCTTATTGCTGTAAGAGTTAAAAGGTCGTCGTTCGGCAATGCGCACCTGCCGCGTCTTGGGCGGCGAGGCGGGCGTCGAAGACTTCTTCTTCTTCTTCTTGAGCACGACCACAAGCACGGTGATGATTACGGCGAGTGCCAGCACAACGCCCGCGGCCGTCGCGACTTTTTGCGTACGTGTCAAAGGCATGGTGAAACACGGAGCGACCGACAAACTACGTGGTAAAGCGCGTGCACGGCCTGTGTTTATTGCGAGGCGGCATAACAGCTCATAGCAGAACAGATAATATGCATTGCGACGCGTCAAGACGGTGGTACGTTGCACCACACTGCTGTGGTGCGCGGTATTGGCAGCATGTACATGGTGGGCGACACGGCGTCTGCCGCGGGGTCGTCGACGGTGCACACTGTGGGAACGCACGGAGCTTCCGATGGCACCGTGGGTCCCGCGGTGGCACACTCTGCGATGCTGCAGTGCCGCATGCCGTAGCCCGTGTGCATGGCGCGCGCAAACGCGTCGTACTGCGCGCCCATACGGTCGTTCATGGTGTCGCGCGCGTCGTGCGCGGCACGCTCTGCGCGCGCCGCGTCGGACTGCGTCACCCACGTGATGTCTTGCCCGCGCGCCACGCTGTCATCGTCCATGCACAGCATTGTAAACGTGTGCGCGCAGGGCGGAGGCGGAGCGTGCAGCGTGTGCACGTAATACCCAGCAACACTGTGTTGGCCGTGCGGCAGCTGTTCGACGCGCACCTCTGGCGTGGCGGCGTCGTACACAATGTAAAATTGCATCATGATGCAAACGTAGACGCATGTGCGCGGGGCGTGACGTGTACTGCATTGCGGGGTGGATGTGATTTGTTGGAGCGGCGCGCGGCAGTCAGCGCGGCTTGCCAGCGCTGCACAAGATGTACGCGAATGTTGACGTGTTCATTCACGTACGGCACCACGCGCGCGGCGTGCGCGCGCGACATGGACGCCGCGTCAAACGCAACACACTGACAACGGTCGACACCGCACGGGAATGCGCGCACACAGCAGCATGAAGCGTGCACGCGAACCCACCGCGCGCGGCGCGGGAGACGGCGCGCAGCGCAACGTATCTGCCGCGCGCGCGCGCGGCAAGCAGCTGTACGGGCGCGTGAAACAAGTGCGCAAACGGCACGCACATACAGGCGTGTCACGGTTGGGGCAGGCGCTGGAGCCGCTGTCGCGCGCAGACGCCGCGCTGTTGCTGCCGGGGCAGCGCCGCGCCGTGGACGCCGTGCTGGCTGGGCGCAGCGTGCTGCTCACGGGGTGTGGCGGCACGGGCAAGTCGCACGTGATTCGCACGCTGAAAGCGCACCTCACGAGCGCGTGCAAAGTGGAAGCGCACGTGGTGGCAACCACGGGCGTCGCCGCCGTGGCGCTCAAGGGCGTCACGGTGCACTCCTTTTTCGCGTTGGGCATGGGCGACAAGGACGTGGACGAGTACGTCAAGCGCGCCACCATGTTCCACCGCCTGCGGCACAAACTGCAGGGCTTGCACGTGCTCATCATTGACGAGGTGTCCATGCTCACGGAGCGCGTGTTCACGGTGATGGACGCCATGCTGCGCGCGGCGCGGCAGGTGAACGAGCCCATGGGCGGCGTCGTTGTCGTGGCGTGCGGGGACTTTCTGCAGTTGCCCGTGGTGCACCGCGGGTACGACGCGCCCCCGCCGCCCGTGTGCACCACCGCGGTGTGGGACGCCGTGCACTTTGACGTGCACGTGCTGCTGCAGTCGGTGCGGCACGCCACTGACGAGCAGTGGGAGCGCATGCTGGGGCGCATTCGCAAGGGCCGCGCCACGGCGCAGGACATGGCGGCGCTGGACGCGCGGTGCGTGCCCGACGAGGACGTGCCGCGGGACGCGACGTGGCTGCTGCCCACCCGCGCGGGCGTGGAGCACATGAACGCGCGCGCCATTGCAGAGCTGCAGCGCCCCGTGGTGCACTTGACGCCCGTGCTGTCGGCACACTTCACCGTGACGTGCTTGGGATCTCGACCCGAGTGGGTGGACTGGGGGCGCATGGGCGCGCACCTGCCCCGCAGCATGCGCACGGCAATGCTGGAGGCCGACATGCCGGGCCACACAAAGCCCGAAGCGTTGCCGCCTGGCGTGGGCACGCTGTTCCCGGACGACTTGCCGCCCGCGCCGCAGAACGCCGCGCTGGCCGCGCTGCGCAACACCCTGCAGGGCGTCAACGGCGTCAAGCTGTGCGTGGGCGTGCGCGTTCTGTTGACGTGCAAGCTCGCCGAGGTGCCGCCCGACCGGGAGCTGGTGAACGGCTCGCAGGGCACCGTGGTGGGCTGGGCGCGCTGCGCGCCGCACTGGGGCGCGTACGTGCACGAAATGACGCAGTCGGAGGACGAAGCGCAGCGCAACGCGGCCGTCGCGGGCCGCGCCGCGCCCACTGCGCAGGACTACACCCGCGTCGTGGTGCAGCCCGTGGACACGGTGTTTGCGGGGCACACGGCGCTGACGTACGCCGGCGAGCGCGTGCTGCCGCTGCCCGACGTGCCCATGGAGTCCATCCTCGAGGCGGGCTACGCGCGCAGCCACTGCCGCGCGGTGCTCACGCCCGGCGGCGTGCTGCAAGCGGACTCTACGTTTCTCAAAGCAGAGAGCGCGTACGGGACGCGCCACGCCGACGCGTTTGCCGCGCAACCGCCGGTGCAAGGCGCCGTCCTGCGCCCCGTGCAAGACCACGAGCCGCAGGACGTGGTCGCGTCCGCCACGGTGCCCAGCGTGCCGGCTGCTACGCTGCTGACTGTGCCATGCCGCGTCACGCCGTCCGAGGACGGCGACGACGGCGTACCTGACGCCGTGTTCCGCCAGCGCCACGCGGCGTGCGCCGCTGCCAGCACGTGGGCGCCCATTGTGCGCTTTGACAACGGCGTGCAAACCGTGGTGGCGCCGCAGTTCTTTGGCGTGGACGTGCCGCTCCCAGAGAGCGACGACACGGTGGCGCACAGCGTGCGCGTCGGCGCGTGGTGCTGCCCGCTGCTGGCGGCGGCCGCCATCACGGTGCACAAGGCGCAGGGCATGTCCATGGACGCCGTGGCCATTGCGCTGGCAAACATGCGCGCCACGGGGCAGGCGTACGTGGCGCTGAGCCGCGCGCGGACGCTGGCGGGCGTGTACATTAGCCACATTGACGCGGACGCCATCAAGGCAGACGCGGACACTGTGCACATGTACGACTCGTGGGAAATAGCGGCTGCCATGCTGGACGACGAAGCAGCCGACGCCGCGGCGGCAGACGGCGGCAGCGCCGCCACCACTGCGCCCGCGCCCGATGCCAGTGCGCCCGCGCCCGATGCCGCGGCGGAGCTGTCACAGTTCGCATACGGCGCGCCAACGCCTGAAAAACCGTAGGCAGCGGCCGCGCACCTGCCCGTTGTAGGGCCGCGCGTGCACCCGCACCCACCCCGCCCGCAATAAAGTCCCACACACACACTGCACATATCCATGCGCGCGTAGTCGGCGAAATCACACCACTGCAAACGGCATGGCACACTCGCACCCCCACGACGCGCAAATGGCGAAACTTCACGCTGAACTGAGCCACCTGGAAGCGTACAGCAATGCCATGGACGTGACCCAGGTAACCCCGCGAGACGTTGCACAGTTCAAGGAGCGCGTGCACAGCTTGCGCGGAAAGTTTCACGACACGCTGAGGGCCCGGGACCAAGAGGAAATCCGGTCCCTGAAACACTTGAAGAACATGTTCATTCTGTTGCTAGTGATTTCACTCGCAATGGAGTGCATCCTGCTGTACCTTGACGCCGAAGACGACTCAAACAGGAAGCGGAATGCACTGTTGTCGGTCTGTGCCGCGCTGTTGTTTCTGTTGTTTTGCGTCTTTTAGGCACTGGGCGGTCCCGCGCGTGCGGTGCACGAAGGGGTTCCATCCCGTTTACGCGCGCACGCGCCCCTGACGCGCGGCGCTGCGTCACCTTAATTCACACGCACGAGCATTCCCCACGCCGCCCCGCGGTTCACGCACGTGCCTGCCCGCACACGCCCTCACCATGGTGGACGCAGAGTGGTACGACGCTGTGCACGTGCCGCGCGTGCGCCGCGTGTGCGCCGCACTGACGCACAAATGGGGCCGCGCCGCCTGCGCCGCGCTGTGCTGCGACTTGGCGTGGACGCTGCTGCAGCCCGACGCGGTGGCGGCGTTGAGCGGGGAGGAGTACGACGCGCGCATGGACGCGCTGGAGGCGCACGCGCACGAAGCAGTGCGCTTCAGCCGCGCGGCGCCGGGCGAACCCGTAGGCGCCATTGCGACGCAGTCCATTGGAGAGCCGTCCACGCAATTGACGCTGAACACGTTTCACTCTGCCGGCAACAACACGGGCATCGAGGGCGGCGTGAAGCGCCTGAAGGAGCTCATTGACGCGCGGGAGGTGATTGCCACGCCCGTGGTGCGCTTGGCGTGCGCCGACATGACGCCGGCGCAGGTGTCCCGCCTGCGCTTGCGCGCGCCGCTGCTGCGGCTGACAGACGTGGTGAGCTCCGGGGCCGTGGTGCAGGAGGCTGCCGCGACGTGCGACGCGGACGCGGCGCAGTCGTTGGACGCGGCGTTGCTGCGGGACAGCGCCGCGGTGTACGGGTGGGAGGGCGACTTGGCGGACCCGGGGCGCCCGTGGTCGCCGTACATGCTGCGCCTGGTCCTGCGGCAAGACGTGATGCGGGCGCGCAAGCGGCGCCCCGGGTTTGTGGCGCGCGCCGTGCGACGGTGCCTCGCGCCGCTGCAGGACGCCGTGGTCATGCACTCGTCCCACATGCACGACGAGTGGGTGCTGCGCGTGCGCCTGCTGCGGGACCACTCCCGCGACGGCTCGTACATGGCGCTGCGCACGCTGATGCACGCCGTGAAGTTGGAGGGCGTGCACGGCGTGACGCGCGTAGAGGCGCTGGACAGCGCGCCCGGCACGCTGGTGGCGCATGGCGGCAGCATCGACGCGTGGCACGCCGTGCCCGGCGTGGACTGGCTGCGGTGCACCACCAACCACGTGAACGACGTGGTGGCCACGCTGGGCATTGCCGCGGGCCAAGGCGTGCTCATGCACGAGCTGGCGCAAGTGCTGTCGCAGGACATGCTGGACCCGCGGCACTTGCAGCACCTGACGCTGGCCATGACGCACGCCGGCGTGCTCACCGCCATGAACCGGCAGGGGCTGAACAGCACCACAGAGTCTGTCATTCGCCGCGCGTGCTTTGAGCAGACGGAGCAAACCTTCACAGACGCCGCGCTGCAGGGGGAAGTGGACAACTTGACGTCCACAACGGCGTGCGTCGCAGTGGGCGCGCGCGCGCCCGTGGGCACGGGCATGGTGGCGGTGCAGCACGACGCCAGCGCGCCGGAGCACGCGTCGCGGGAGACCGTGGTGGACCACGCCGTGGACACGCGCCCCCCGCGCCGCGGCGACGCGCTGTTGGTGGCGCGCTCCATGAACTTGCAGGTGCGCGGTCCGCACGCCGCGCACAGCGCCGGGTACGATGCCAGCGCCGCCGCGTCGACAACGTACGCCGACGCGGCAGACGCGGCGTCTGCGCTGAGCGACGTGCTGGCGTCGCCCGTGGCGCATACGCACACGCGGGCAAACCACGTGTTGGACGCGTCCCTGGATTGACGCGCGCCTACAACAAAGCACGCACCACACGCGCACGGCGACGCACGCGCGACGCACCCTCCAGGCGCCATGGCTGACGACGCTCCCCCCCGAGACGCGGCGCAAGACGGGTGCGTGACGCACGACGTCAGCGTTATGCGCACGTGCTACGCCGCGGTGCGCGCGTCGTTGGAAAACGCGGACATGCAGCACCCCACGTACGGCTCCACGCCCATACCACTGCCGGACGACCGCGAGGAGCAGTTCACGCTGTGGTCCTTCATGACGCACGTGGAGTGGTCCAAGTCCATGCGACGGTGCACAAAAGCGCTGCGCAAAGCGTCCAAGCCCACTGCGGCGCAGCTGGGCGCGTTCCTATCGCCCGCTTTGAGCCGCAGCGACTTGGACGCGTCTTTGCACGCGTACAACACAACACCGTAGCAATGCCCGTGTGAATGCATTCATTGTGGCACAGAGCGCTGCGGCGCCGTAGACGTAGTGACGCGCCCCGCCATGTCTTCGTATTCAGAGCACTCGGCCGGCTCGCGCACAGGTGTCAAGTCGTGGCAAAAACGCACAGAGCCTTTCCCAGTGTACCACGCGTGCGTCGCCACGTCGCGCATGGAGATGCGGTCTTCGGGGTGCAGTCGCAGGCACGACCTGATCAAGTGCGCCAAAGCGTGCGGGGTGCCGCGCGGCCACTTGTACGGCTTGGACTCTCGCTCGTCTGGGTTGTCCCAGTACGCCGAGTGCGGCGCGCACGCCGAAACGTCCAGGTTGTCCGGATCGGCCCATCGCGCGTACTGCCTAAAGCGCCAATCGGACGCTGCCGCCTTTCGAAACGGGAATTTCCCAAAGTGCAGCACAAACAGCGTGATGCCGTACGCCCACACGTCTGCGGGCTTTGTGAGGAAGGGGGACGGCTTCTCTTTTTGTGTCTCCCGCGTGCGCGCGCCCCAGCACGTGTCGTACTCCTCGGGGTCCGCAAACAGCAAGTGCCGCTTGTACACCTCGGGCGCCGCGTACCGCATGCTGCCCTTGGGGCTGTACCCCACGGGCGGCCACTTCTCTGGGTCTGTCACCTGCGCCATGCCAAAGTCGCACAGCTTTGCGATGGGTCTGTCGTTGTACAGCGTGTCGGGCTGCGCCAACGCCCGCTGAATGACCGCGTCAGAGTACGCTTCGTGCGCCCGCTTCACGGCGGTGAGCGCGCTACTGGGCACGTCCCAACGCACGGAGCTGTCTGCCCGCGCCGTGTGCAGCACACACTGCGCCAAGCTTTGCTCCCGCCCCACGACGTACGGCTCTGCGCGGGGTTCAAAGCTTTGTGGCAACGCGCCACTGGCATCCACTGCCCGTTTATGCGCGCGGGCTCCTCGCGAGCACAGCAGTATGTTCTCGATTTTCACGTCGCGGTGCACAACGCCCCGCGCGTGCAATTGCCGCAGCGCCACTGCGATCTGCAGCATCCACTCCTTGTAAGTGTTGCCATACCCCAAACCTCTCTTGTCATCCCTGGCATGCAACACGTGCATCAAGTCGCAAAACGCCAGCTCCATTGCCACCAACGTGGTGTCGTTAACGACGTTGTTGCGGCGCCCCACAAACGCGTGCCAGTGCACGACGTGAAATATCGCGGCGCGCTTCTCTGTCGCGCGCAACGCCGCAGTCTCGTTCCACGCGTATTGCTCGTCCGGAATACTCTTGCACACGCATGGGACGCCCTTGTACAGCGCGTAGTGCACGCTCCCCTGTCCACCCTTGCCCATTTGCAGCGCAGAGTCGTCCAGGTCCATGAAAAACCCAGATGCTACATCATCGTCAGACGCCATGACGCTGTAAGTTGCGTGGCATTGGCACAACGCGTGTAAGTGGGTGACCCAAAAAGTGATTTGCGACACTGCGTGTGTAGGGTGCGCGCGCTTTTCCAGCGCTGCAAAAGACGTACGTGAAACAACGCGTTCATTCACGTGCAGAAAATGTACACCGCTGACACCCACGCACGCGCAATGGAGTTGCCCGGCCTGCTGTTTTCAAGCGGAGCAGAGTACACGGATGCGTGTATCGCCGAGTGCGACGTGCGCGCGTTTGTGGACCTGCCGCACAGCGCTCAAACGTGGCAAATGCGCGTGTGGCGCGCATGCCGCTCGGGCGACGCGCACGCGCTGCGCATCTTGTTGCAAGCCATTGTGCAACGCAATGTACAGGTGCGGGGTTGGAACGGCGCGTTCTTGGCGGCGTGCCAAGCCGACAGCGCCGAGTGCATGTGCGCTCTGTTGGAGTTGTCCGGAGCGCGCCGCGTCGACGTGCACGACGACGACGAAATTGCGCTGCGATGGAGCGCAGAAATGGGGCACGCCGCGGCTGTGGGCGTGCTGCTCGCGCTGACTGGAGATCGGGCGGTGCACGTCAACGCCGACGCGTGCGAGGCGCTGCACTCGGCGTGCAGCTACGGGCGCGCCGACGTGGTGCGCTTGCTGTTGAAGCGCCCCGACATTGCGCCAAACGTGAACCGTGCGTTCCAAGCAGCGGCGTATGAGTGCACGCCAGAGCGCGCGCGCGCAGCGCGGTACACTGCCGTCCTGCGCCCCACCCCGACGCCGTCGCTGTATGCGCCGGCGCCCGTGCTGACGCCGGGGGAAGAAGAGGCGTGCAGTGGGCATCTAAACTGCGTGCGCCAGCTCCTCGCGCCGCCAATGCACGTCCCCCCGCCGTCCACGGCATTGCAGCGGCGGTACGGCCAAGTGTGCTACCGCGCCAGCAAGGCGTGGACGCGGTCCCTGTCGGCGTGGCGCGCGTGTCGCGTGCGGCTGCCCTTCCTGTATAAACAACTGCGCCAGCGCGTGCTGCGGAACGCTTTGCGGGCGCGCGTTGTCGCTGCGCGCGCCCAGTGGCAGCGTCAGCTCCGCAGCGCAAAGAGTGTGGTGTAATGAGTGGTCAATGTATTATGCACTGTGCGCGCCGCGCGCCCGTCACTTGCGCTCGCCGTCTTTCCAAAAGTACGCGCCAGCAGCCTTGAACAGTGTGAAAATAGCCAGCGTCTGAAACACCGTGATGAAACTGAACTGCGTCTGCATGCCCGCGTTAACGTTCTCGCCCGAGGAGCCGTTTGCAGCTGCGGCAATGCACGTGGCAGCGCCAATGGTGTTGAGCAGCGCTGCGATCAAGAACGCGTGCTTTCGACGGCGCTGCGGGAGCGCAACGGCGGCGCCTGACACCATGAAAGCAACAATGCCCAGCAGCCCGGCAAACACCAACGCGCCGTGCCCCTTGGGCTTTGGCAGCGTGGCGGACGGTTTGCTCGGTGGGGGGACGCGGTCCAGGTTGCGCAGTCTGGACCGCATTTGAAACGCCAACGCCGCGACGCTGATGCCAATGAGGCCAGAGAACACCGCTGTGCGCGTTTGCAGCATGTCGTAGCGGGACATGTTCTTAAAGGCCTTGACGCCGCGCGCGTACGCCTCCTTTGCCTCACGCTTCAGCTTGTCGCGGGTGGCGGCCATTTTGGATTTGGGGGCACTCATTGTGCCTTTTACGTTTCGCTCTGGGCGGCGTAAAGTACGACGGGGCGCTGCACACGGTGCTGAGTTTACTAGAAACACGCTGCGGTGATGGGGGGCACACTGGAACAATGGACAGTGGCAGCGGCGCGGCGGCAACGGAGCGGCGCGTGAGGGGCGGCGGATGGACAGTCTCTGCGCCCAGCGATGTCGGCGCATTGATCAGCAACCCCGCGTGCCGCTGCACCGCGGCACGGATTTGCTGCGCCGAGGGCGGATCTTGCGGCTCGCAGCGCACGAGGGGCGGTGTGGCGCCCAAGTACGGCGCGGTGCTTTTCCTGGAGCCGCTGCACAACGCGTGCATCGGCTGTTTGGCGGCGCGGTGCAAGCTGATTTTCCGCACGCGCGCAGCGAAACACCCGTCCCTGTTCAAGTCTTTCAAGAACCGCGTGACAGTGTACAACCGCTTGCGCACGCACTGCGAAAAGGCGGCGCTCACGGCAGACGGTGTGGCCGCGACGCGCCCGTCAGCCACGCCCAGCAGCAGCTGCGCTACATGCAGGTGCCCGTGCGTGCATGCTTGTACAAAGGGGGCGCACTCATTGTCGTCCAGGGGCAAGCGGCGCCCGCCGGTGCACCGTAACAACTCCGTGGCGGTGTGCAGCAGTCCGTGCTGGCAAGCGTGCTCCAGCGCGGCCCGCAGCACGCGCACGTCCTCGATGCGCTGCACGCCTTGCAGCGACAACATAAAACGCACAGCCGCGGACCTGTTTGTAGCGCACGCCATGTGAAATGGCGCACAGTCGTCAACGTGCACATCCACGAGGTGCCCCAAGCGGGACTCCAGCACGTGCCGCATGCCGCGCACGTCGCCCTGCGCGCACCGCATCTCAAACACGTGCTGCACGTGCTGCGCTGTGTCGTCAAGGTGCATGGTCGGGGGGAAATTGTGGGTACGGTGGCACGGCGCTGGACAGTGTGCGTGTACAGTGATGTGCAGTGAAATGATTTGTTTGCGAGCGGCGTGGTGTCGATGTACATTGGCGTGCGCGACAAAAGACGCGCGGGAAACAGCGGCCTTCATTCCCGTACGGCGCGCGCAACAGTCAGCGCCCCATTAGGCGCGCGCAATGTCGTACAGGTTGTACACTGCCAGCGCCTGCAGTGCCGCTGTAAAGGCGTAAATGTCCACAATGCCCACGTGCGCCAGCGGCGTGCCGCTCGTGTTGTTGGCGACGGCAAACAGCGCAATGGCCGCTGCCAGCGTGATGAGCGTGTTGGCCGCCAGCAGCAGCAGCTTGCGGCGCTCCACTGGCGCGTAGTACGCCGCCGCGCCCGCCGCGCCGCCGATCCACGCCATCAGCCCCGCGATGAGCAGCGTGGACCCGGACTGCTTGTACTGGCCCATGTGAATGGGCACCGGCTTGGACGGGGCGTCCCGCGTGCCCTTTAAGTGCGTGCGGCTGTACTGCGCCTCGCCCACGAACCCGCGCACCTTGGCGCGGAGTCGCAGCGCCACGACGCCCACGCCCAGCCCCAGCAGCGCCGTCATGGCGACGGGACCGCGCAGCTGCGGCTTGGACGCCACGTTCACGGCGTACCCCCCCGCGCCGTCGTACGCGCTGCGCTCGCGCAGAGCGGTGTTCACGTACGCGTCGCGCCGCGCGGTGGACGCTGCCGCGTGCGGCGTGCCCGACATGGTCTCCCGCCCTGCCATACCCCGGTACCTGGTGCGCACGCCGTCCATGAAGGAGCGCGCGTCTGCGCCAGCTGCGCCAGTATGGGGACTGCGCGCGCGGCTGCGCGTGGACGTAAAAGACGTAAAGGACGTTCCGTCGTCGTTCATACTGAGGGCGCGGTGGTGCAAGGCGCACGGAATTGCGACGCGAGGCGACTGTGGGGGGCGGTGTGTGCGAGTTGAATGTCACTTTATTCGTGGACGCCGCGCGCCTATACAGCACTCACGGTGGCGCGTGGACAGCGCCCGCGGCGTGCGCGCCTCGTCACTGCTGCGCGCACCTTCTGAAGCGCCCCGCTTTGCGCCGGGGCGCGCCGCGGCCTGACGGCGCACGCGCTGTCCGCGCGCCCTGCTGCTGCTGCTGCTGCTGCTCCACGGGCGACGTGGAGCGGGACTTTGGCACGGCGTACTGCGCGTACTCCTCGGCAGAGTGCGGCATCCATGCGAGGTCGTGCAGCCACGGGTGCGCCGCCACTTGCTGCATGGGCGGGCGCGACGAGGGGTCGGGGTGCCAGCACTGCACCAGCAAGTGCCGCGCGCCGTGCGGCACGCGGGTGGGCCACACCCAGTCGTCCCCCGCCGCGCTGCGCCACGCGGGCTGCCGGCCGCCCGCAAACACTGCGCCGCCCCGTGTGTGCTGCGTGTAGTACCGCCGCATGAACGCCGAGAACCGCGCGCGGGAGGGGCACGCCGCTTTGAAGGGGTACGCGCCGTCCGTGCACAGCACGTACACCGCCACGCCAAAGGCCCACACGTCCGCTGCGGCGCAGTCGTAGCGCGCCGCCAGTTCGCGCGAAGCTACGACGTGCTCCGGCACGTCCGCGGCGCGGCTGCGGGGCGCGTGCCGGACGTACCCCCGCGCCTTTTTGGAGTACACCCGGCGCGTGCCGGGCGTCCACACCTCAAAGTACTTCACGGGGCGGTTCTGCAGCAGCACCTTGCCGTACGACTCGGGGGGCGTGTACGCGTCGGTGCCGTACGGCGCCGTGGCCAGCATGGCGTGCGGGTGCGCGCCGCCGGCGTCATCCAGCGCGCTGGGCCGCACCGTCGCAAACTCAAAGTCGCACAGCGCCGCGGTGTACCGCACCTCGGCGTCCACCGCGCCCGTGGTGGCGTACAGCTGCAGCGCCAGCGGCGCCTCCCCGGGGTACATGCTGCTGTCCTCCCAGTCCAACTGCGCGGCGCGCACCGTGTCCTCGGGGGACCGCGCCGCGGGAAACAGCAGGACGTTCTCCGGCTTCAAGTCGCGGTGCGCAATGCCAGAGGCGTGCAGCTCAGCCACCGCCGCAGCGGTCTGCTGCATCCACGCCACCACTGCGGGGCTGTCCCCCGCGCCCACGACGCCGTCCACGGCGTGAAACAAGTCCGACGACGCGCGGTGCATGACCACCGCGACGGCGCCGCCGCGCACCGCGACGCTGTGCAGGGGCACCGCTGCACTGGACGCGCCGCGGTGCGCCAAGCGCTCCCGCAGCTGCATTTCCCGCGCGACGCCGCTGGCTTTGTCGGGCGGTACGAGCTTCACCACCACTGGCACGTCTGCGTGGCTGCCGGGGCGGCGCACCACGCCGGACAGCACCAGCGGGTCGCCCCCCGAGGGAGCGTTCAGCGGGCCCAGTTCCCACAGCACGTGCACGTGACGCGCCTCCAAGTCAGCCACAAGGGCTGCGTGCGCGCCGTCGGCGTCAAACCACCCCGGCGAGCCGTCGCTGCCGCCACTGCTGCTGTGCGTGGACGCCGTGTCAGACGCCGCTGACGCGCCGTCGCTGGCAGTCGTGAAGCTGCTGCCACAGCTGGATGCGGCGCTGCCGCGAGGAGAGCGTGGCATGGCGGGCGCGCGCGCGCGGGGGCAGCGTGTGCGCGTGTGAGGGTCGACCGCGGGGCACAAGCACCGCGTACACGCGAAGAGAGTCGTGAGAAACGGCACGGGAATACGATTTGCACACTGCGTCCCAGCGCGGGATGTGCTAGTGCTACGATGCCGCGCCGTTGCCCGTTTTGTTCTTGGAGGGTGGCTTCATTTGCGCAATGGCGCTTATGTTGCCCACGACTTTGTCGGCGCCGGCGGCGCGCGCCGCAAACGCCAGCACAATCACCAGCGCCACCGCCGTCAGCGTCATGAGGGTGGCGTACACCCACAGCGGCACGCGCTTGCGCTTGGCCAGGTCTTGCATGGCGTTGTTCCATGCGGAGCCCACGGAGAACGCCAGGGAGCTGAGCAGCAGCGTGATGACCACCGCGGCCACCATGCGCGCGGCAAAGGCGCCGTTGGTTTCGTCGCTGGGCGCGCACACTGGCACCTTCACGCCGGGGGCAGTGGTGGATGTTTTGGCGTCGGGTTCATCGCGTTCAGCGGCTGGCTTTGGCGCCGGCTGTTCGGCGTCTGGCGCCTCTGCCAGCTGCTGCGCGTCGGGGGGTGCCTCTTCCTGCGCCATTTACTGCGAGCGCGCGGCGCGGGGCACGGCGACGCTTTCCTCCAGGGACGCCGCGTACGCCGCGGCGATTTCGCGGTTGCGCTGGGTGTCAGCGCAGGAGTAGTACGGCCACCCCAGCGCGGCGTGCAGCAGCTTGTTCACGGCGTCGTACCGCGCAGAGCCCTCTGGGCCCGCCACGAACCGCGGCGCCACAATGTGCTCCCACCACCCCATGCTTTGACATAGGAAAATCAAGCGCACCTGCAAGTTTTGCGCGCGGCGGCGCGGGTCCACCCACGCCTGCATGTGCCGCGTCACGGCGTGCAGCGTGGCAATGGTGGCTTTTTGCTGCACCGTGAAGGACGGCGGCGCCACGCCGGTGAGGCGTGCGCGGATTTGCGTGCGCTGGTCGTAGTACGCCGACAACCGCAGGGCTTTGAGCGCCGCGGTGACGGCGTCGTACGTCACGGCGCGCGGCGTGGGGGGTACGCCGGCGTCCCGGAGGTACTGCATGACGGCGCGCAGCACGGCGCGGGGCACCACGCGGGGCTCCTCGCCGGAGCACTGCTGCATGGTGGTGTACATCTCCGTGGTGGGGTTGGGCCCCGCGCGGGACGACGCGGAGCGGTCTTCGTGGGTCAGTGCGGGGCACATCAGGGAGTGGAACGCCCGCGTGTACGTGCACGCGGGGTTGGGGCACAGCATGACGGACTCCACGGGGTCCATGCGCAGCGTGGGCCGCCCCGGGCACCGCGGGCACACGTCTTGAATGGACGCCTCTGCCGTCGCTGGGCGCGTGGCGGTGGACGCGCCGCTGTGCGGCGACGCGGCCGCGGGGGCAGCTGCCGCGTGGCTGTGCTGTGTGGTGTGCACCAGCGTGGCCAGCACGCCCGCCAAGCGCTGCAGGCGCGTCATGGACGCCGACTTTTGCTCGTCAAGGCGCGTGACCAGAGCAGACGCGCCGTCTGTGTCGGTGCCAACGGGCGCGCGGGCAGCCGGCGCGTGCCGTCTCGGCGAGGCGCCCCCACTGGGCGCGGCGTGCGTCGTGGCAAACCACTCTGTGGCCTTGGCAGCGGCGCGCTCCGTGTCCACCGCCGCGTCCGTCGCGTCCAGCACAAACGCGCCAGTGGCTTCCCGCGGCGCGTCGTGCACGTCGACGGAGGAGTCCACTGCACCGCCACCGCGCGCCAGTGCCGCGGCCTCCCGCCGCGTTGCGCGCTCGTGCGCCGCCAGCATGGTGTAATGGTGCTGCACGTACGGCTTCAGGCGCCTGTGCAGTTGGTGCACGGGGCCCTGGTTCTCCAGGAACCGCAGCCGCATGCGCGCGCGGTCCACGGTGCGTTGCAGCGCGGCGCGCACCCCGGCCCGCGCCGTGGGCGGCAGCGCTTGCAGCTGCGCCTCTTTTGCCGTCAGCAGCGCCCGCACGGCGTCTGCCGTGTCGCACTCTGCGCGCGCGCTTTCCCGAGCGGCGCGCACCGCCGCAAAGAACGCGTCGCTGTCGGCGAACCGGCGCACCTCTTCCACTTTTGCGGGGCGGCGCTTTGCGGCGCCCGCGGGGGCTTTGCGGGCTTTGTGCGCGGCCGGCGGCGGCGCGGGCTGCGCCTGGGCCGCGGCGGCGACGGGCTGGTCATCGTGGGCCCCACCTGGACTTGCGCTGCGCGGGCGCTTTGTGGCGCGGCGGCGTGCCTTGGACGGCATGCCGTTGCGTCGAGGCGTGCGCTGGTGGCGTATGTGACCCGCCAGGGGACGGCGCCGCGCGGTGCGTGCGCAGCGGTGCAGCGTCTGCGTTGGGGGGCGGGAGTGGCGGCGTGGACGGCGCGGGTGCTGCGTCAGTGGAGAATGAATTGTGTCGTACGACTGTGGCGTCCACGATCCACCACCACGTATGCGCGGCGGCGGTGGGCGGTGTGTGTGGGACGCACAGCACCAGCCCACCCTGCGCCGTCGCGCGCACCGTGGCAGACACGTTGCGCATCGCGGGCACGCGCCAGTACCCATCGCACCGCGTGGCGTGGACCACCCGCACGCGAGCAGTGGGGCTGCGCGCGTGGGCGCTCAAGACGTGAAAGTGCACGCGCTGCCCCGTGACTGCGCGGGAGCACGCACACGCGACGTCGGCTGTGTACGGCGCCACGCCGCACAGCACACCCAGGGGATCACAGGGGTCGTATGCCGGCGCGGCGTACGGCGCGCCAGCGCCGGCGTCGCTGTCCTCCACAAAACCCACCGCAGCGTTGTACGCCGCCGCAAGTGCAGCGTCCGCAGCGTTGGCGTCGCCGGGCGCCAGCACGCTTGCGCGCTGAGCACCGTTGACACTGCACTGCGCCATGGCAGACGGAACGCGCACGTGCGTCGAAGTTCCCAGCACGACGCCGCTCAGCGACGTGGGGCCGCCGCAGGTGTCGTGCGACGGTGCGGGCAGCGCTGACAGCGTGTGGCACGGTGCGTGCGAGGGGCAGCACAGCTCGTTACGGTATGTACACGCGCTGGATGCGCGGGAAGCGTGGCACCGCGCGCGAGTGGCGCACCAGCGCACGGGGGGTGCCGCGTTTGTGTGTGGAGCAGACGCGCTGCGGGCGGCCGGGGAGCCCGAGGCGCGCCGACGGCACTGCGACACCGCCCTGCACGCGTCGTGGGACGACGACGGGGACGACGACGGGGACGACGACGGAGACGACGACGGGGACGTGACGCTGGGGGGCGCAGGCGACGACGGCGCGCCCAGCAGCAACGGCACCCTGCTCACGCGGGACACGCGCGTGACCGTGCCCCTGCACCCAGTCGCGGCGCAGCGGCTGCAGGCCATGCAGCCCATGCCGCGTGCCCAAGCGGCTGCATGGTTGCACGCGTGGTGCACGGAGCGTGCGGCGTATGGCGCCGTGGGAGCCGTGCACGTCGACCCGCCCGTGGCGGGCGTCTTGTGCTTCCACAACCAGGGCGCGTACGTCAACACGTGGCCCGAGGACGCGCGCGCGGCCCTGGTGCGCGCCAACAGCGCCACGCTGGCGGCCAACGGCGCGCGGCTGGTGCAGCTGCCGGTGCAGCGGTGGTCCATTGCGGGCACCCTGCTGCACGACTACGCATCCAAGACGGGGTACACCGGCGCGTACACGCAGCACGTGGCGGACATGCTGTGCAGCGCCGCTGCGGCGTACGCCGTGCCCCCCGTGCTCTGCGGCGTCAACACGCTGCCGTCGGGCGTGCAGTGGGTGAGTCGCGAGGCGTGCCCCGCGCCAGAGTTGACGCCCCCGGCGCACGCAGAGCCGCCCGGGGGACGCCCCCCCATCGTGTCCTTCACGACGCACCACACGCGGTGCGCGGATTGGCTGCTGCCGGCGCCGCTGGCGTGGGAACTGGCCACGCAGCGCCACGTCGCGTCCAAACTGCAGGCGTCCACGTGGGTGGACCCAGTGACGTACACGCGGGACGCAGAGCGGGTGCCGTGGGCGGCGCGCAAGGCGCTGGCGTGGGGCAGGCTACGCATGAGCGGCGCGTTGGCGGCGCCACACGAGCCCGCGGTGCACCAGCACCTGCGGCTGCACTTGAGCGCGGAGCAGCGCGGGGACTGCCTGTGCGTGTCGTGGGAGCCCGCCGCGCGCCGCATGCACGCGGTGTGGGAGCCCGCCGCGCAGCAGTGGACGGCACGCTTGACGCCGCGCCCGCCCCGGGCCGACCCGTACGCGCACGCGTCGCCCCGGGACGTGCAACGCGCCGCGCTGGCGCACAAGTACCACATCTCCATGTGCGGCGACGGTGGGGATACGCACGCGGCAGCGGCGCTGCTGTCTGGCGGCGTCGTGCTGGTGGTGGACCCGCCCGCCTCGTGCGGCTCGCCGCACGTGTGGGGCGCTGACGCCTTTGACGGGCCGTACCTGCGCCGCACCTCCCCGCGCAGCGACGTGCGTGAGCACCACAGCGTCCTGCGCGTGCACGCTGACCTGCGCAACTTGGTGGAAACTGTAGAGTGGCTGCAAGAGCACGACGGCGTGGCGGAGGCGGTGGCGGCGCGCTGCGCGCACCGGGCGCGCCGCGTGTTCGACGAGAGCAACATTGCGTGGTACTGCGCGTCTGTCCTGCAATGCATTGCGTCGTGATGCTTCGCGCGCACGTCACTGCCCCGCCGCCGCGCGCGCGCCCCCCGCGGCGTCTACCCCCAGCAGCACAGCAATGTCGTGGGCGCACGGCGGCACCCCGGCGTCGCGCAGCGCTGCGCCGGCTTTGCGCGCCGCGTCGTGGGCGCGCTTGGACGCTTTGGCGTTGCCCCGCGTCGCAAACAGCACCGCGGGGTGCGCCGCGTGGCGCGCTTCGGTGTACACGTCGCTGCGCGCGCTGGGGGCCGCAGCGTCGTGCGCCGCGTCGTCGTCTGCCTTGCCCCGCGGCGTGGCGGGCGCGAGCGGCGCGCCGTGCGGCGTGCCATCTCGCAGCGCCGCGTGCACTTTTTCCACCACACTGCCGCTATGGGCGGCCTTGACGTACATGCAGTGCTGCACGGCGCGCACGTTGCCGTGCTGCGCGGGGGACGCGCCGCGCTGCTGCCGCCGCTTAATGGGGCGCGCGTGCACTTGGTGGCGGTACGTCGTCCTGCGTAAAATGTACCGCACTTGCTCTGCCGTCGCGGTGCGTGCAGCGGGCAGGACGGTGTGCCCGTCCAGCGGCGCGCCCCCGTCCAACACTGCAGGCGCAGCGAGGCACGCCAGGCGGCACACGTCTGCCGGACAAGCCAGGGCGTCCAGCACGTCCCGGCGGTGGACGCCAGCGCGCGTAGCGCCAATCAACGCGCCGTGCGGCGTGGCCAGCGCGCGGGTTTGCAGGGCCACGTGCACCGCCGCATTGAAGCGCGCCAGCGGGCACGCCAACAGCTGCACCCTGGCGTCGGCGTGGGACGTGCCGCCCCACGCGGCGCGCAGCTCTCGTATGTTCACAGTGTGCGCCACGGCGGCGTCGTGCAGCTTGTGCTTGACGCGCCTGTCAGGGAACGCGTCCTCTGACGAGGTGCCGTGCAACACCAGGGCGGACTGCACCAACGCCAAAATGTGCGCGCGCTGCGTAACGCGCTGCGCCGACGTGTCGTGCAGAAACTGTACGTGCGCCGGAGCGTCGGCCCCGCGCGCGCGCCGCATGGACGCCGCGCTTGCGCTCAAGGCGCTGCGCGCGCCGCCGGCGGGCTCCGTCAGCGCCGCGCGCAGCGCCGCGGGAACGTTTGCCATGAGGGACGACTGGGTGCACACCGCGGGGCAGCCAGCACACGCGAGCGTTTACTGCGCGCCGCACAAGGCGTCCCGCAAACGGGCGCTTCTCGAGGCACGTGCGCCCCCCGCGGCGCGCTGTACAGTAAAACGCGCGCCGTGCCCAGCCCCATGCCACTGCTCGCACCACACACCATGCCGCTGCAACGCGCCACCCTGGCGGAGCGCCTGAAACAGGTACGAGAGGGACGCTTTGCGAGGCACCTCGAGGGGAAAGCGCCCGTGTGCATCGGAACGTGCGGCTCGTCGGCGGTGACGGTTGCTCGACAGGAGGAGTTGACGCGCCGCGGCGGCATGCTGCCGCTGCGCGTGCCGCCGCGGCATCCCGCGGTGGGCACGCTGCGCACCAACCCCGCCGCGGAGCGCACGTTTGCCACCGCGACGGTGCCGCGACTGGACGCGCACCCGTCGTACGGCGCGCCGTACGCTGTGCAGGGCTGCACACCGTGCGCCGCGCGCCGCGACGCTAGCAGTCTGCCGGCGTACTCTGGCGCGCGCATCAACCCCCTGGCCATGCCGCGTCGCGGTCGGCGGGACATCCTGCGCAACAAGGCCATCAGCGCGGACAGCATGGCGTTTAACCTACCCTCGCAGTTCCTGCGCCTGTAGCGGCCACGGCGGACCAGCGGCGCGCTCCCTGCAACAAATCACGCCCGCACCGACCCCGCGCGCGCCCCCCTCGCTACACGCACGGCTGCCCTCGCACCCCAGCAGCGCCGCGCACACGCGCTACGCCGCGTGCATCCTCGCCCCTCGAGACATGGCATCGTTTGCGTTTGCGTTTGGGCTGCGCGCGCCAGTGGACGAGCCGGCCGAGGCGCCGCGCGTGGGCGCCGCGCAACGGCAGGATGCGTTGACGCCAGCGCCCGCGCGGGGCACGTTGCACGTGCCGCCGGAGCTGCTATCACACGCCTCGCACACCACAGTGGCGTGGGACGACGTGCACAACCGCAGCCGCAAGCACCCCGGCAAGGCGCTGCGGCGGGGCACGTTCACAGCGTGCAAGTTTTTCCCGCCGCTGTCGTCGGCGTTGACGCGGACACCCGCGCCAGCGTCTCCGTCCAAGCCCCTTCTCGCACGCGGCTGGGTCTGGGTGCCGCAAGTGCACTTTCGCGACGCGACGGCGCTGCGGGACGCCGCGTACATCCCCAAGCGCGTGTTCAACACGGCGTCCCGCGGCGGCGCCGCTGCGTGGCAGCGCGCGGCGCACGCCAAGCGCATGCGCAACGAAGCCCAAGCCGCGCTGCAAGACGCGGGGCATGGGCAGGGGTACATGCCGCCCGCCCCGCGGCACAGCTGGCCTCACGGCGCGCTGTGCATGTACCGCAACAAGCGCCCAGACGCAGACGCGGGCGGGGCGTGGCTGCCGCGCGGCCTGGCGGCGCGGCTGTTCCCCGACGCGCCAGCCTTGGACGACACCAGCAACGGGCGCCCCATGCGGGACGGCGGGCCGCCCCGCGCGACGCTCATGGAGCGCCTGCACCAGCCGCAGGCGGTGCGTGCAGTGACGGCGCACTGGGACGCAGCGCGCCCCGGCGCCGCGTCTGGCGTGCTGCTCATGCCGTGTGGGTACGGCAAGTCCATCACCGCCATGCACATTGCGCGCGCGGCGGGGCGCCGCGCCATTTGGATTGTGCCCCGCCGCGTGCTGGGCGGCGACGCCATACGCGCCGTGCAGGCGGTGTTCCCCAACGCGCGCCGCGTGAAGCACGGCGCCGCGGCCGTGAAACAAGCCGCGGGCGCGCCGCCGGGCTTCACCGTGGCGTTCCTGGACGGGAACTCGTCTGACAAGCTGCACCCCGCCACGTGCGGCGTGGACGTGCTGGTGCTGTCGGTGCACACGCTGCTGTCACGGTGCGACACGTTCACGCGCGGGGACTGGGTGGACTTTGGGACGCTCATTGTGGACGAGGCGCACATGATGTCGCACCGCGCGCTGCACGCGCTGGCAGTGATCCCCGCGCGCCGCGTGCTGGCGCTGTCCGCGACGCCGTACCGCTCCGACGGCACCACGCCGTCGCTGTACTGGGCGTTTGGGCCGCTGGTGTTTGCGTGCCGGCGCCCCAACATGTCGCTGAACGGGGAGGTGTGGCGGTGGTCCGCGGGGCAGCCGCCCACGCGGTACAAGCCAGACGGCGCCGTGGACAACACCGAGTCCATCAACGCGCTGTGCACCAAAGACCCATCGCGCTTGGCGTCAGTGGTGAACACAGTGCACGCCGTGATTGACGCGGGGCGCCGCGTGCTGCTCATGGCGGGCCGCGTGGCGTACATGCAGCGCGTGGCGGCGCAAGTGACCACGGAGCGCAGCAAGGACCCGTGGACGGCGGTGCCGCTGCCGCCGCGGTACGCGCCGTCTGCAGACGCCGCGGCGGCGCTGCTGGGGGACGGCGTGGCAGTGGACTTGACCGCGGGGGAGCTGCGCGTGGCCCCGGCGGTGTGCATGCACGCGGGGACGCCCGTGGCGCTGCGCAACGTGCTGCTGCACACGGCGCCGTGCGTGTGCGCGCACCCCAGCTTGGCCAAGGTGGGGCTGTCCTGCCCCACCCTTGACACGCTCATCATGGCCACGCCCATGACGGACCCAGAGCAGATTGTGGGCCGCATCACGCGCGCGGACTCTGCGGGGCGCCCGCCCCTTGTGATTGACTTTTTTGACCCGTACGAGCCGTTTTTGAACATGTACAGGTCCCGCGCCGAGGCGTACGAGTTCCTGGACATGGATGTGCGGTACCGCGACATGCGCAGCGGCGTGACGCGCAAGGAGGTGGCGCGCATTTTGAAAGAGTACGACGGGAGTGGTGGCGGTGGCGGCGCTGCGCAGTGAACAATGCATTGTACAACACGGGAAGAACCTTTGCGGTCACGACGACGCGCCTGAAAACACGGCGTCTGCTTGCTGCAGCTGGTGCGCCTGCTCCGGCGTCATGACGCGCACACTGACTTGCCGCTGCCCCGCACGGGGCGACGGAATGATGTCCAGCACGGCCGCCACGGTGCTGCGCAGGGCGTCCACGCGGTCTTTGTGGCACACCACGCGCACCTCTGACACGACGCGCCGCAGCAGCTTGCGGTGTTTGGCCATGCGGTACCCCACGCAAAACGCGCAGTTCAGCACGTCTGCGGTCTTGGAGAACATGCCCGGCGGCGTGTCCCGCGCGCAGTCCAGCGTCCACACCACGTCCCGCTCTGCTTCTGCGTCGTACTGCCGCAACACGTCTAGAACGCTGCGCACCCACGGCTTGGGAGAGTGCTGCAGGTCTTGTATGGTGGTGGCCACGGTGCCCCGCTCTCCCCAGTCCACCCTGCCAAAGCCGTGCAGCACCGCAAAGGGCTCCCGTACAGGCTCGTCTTCAGCCGCCGCAGCGGCGTCGTCGCTGTCCAAGCTGTGTTGAAGCGGCGGGGGCGACGCGGGCGGTGGCTGAGCGTCAGCCATGCCGGCGTGCAAAAAGCACGGGCGGTGGCAGCGCGCCGCGTTTGTGTGCCACTGGTGCGGATGAGGGATGCCACGCGCCGTGTGTGGACGTGACAGAGGAGCGCTTGGGTGCCGCGATGAGGGATGATTTATTACACAGCGGGCGCAGCGCACCGGCAGTGCGTGCGCAGTGCGCGCCGCGACGCAGTAAATGCCCCGCGTGCGAGCCCGTCGCGACCGCACACTCACCAGCACGGCTCAGCCGCGTTCTTACCGAGGCAGCCATGGACCCGTACGACGCCGCGCAGCAGGGAGCGCCGTTGCAGCGCCCCCGCGCCACCGCGGTGCGCCACGGGCACCGCGTCGTGGAACAGGAGTGCGCGTACCGCGGCAACTTTCATCAAGGCACCGTGTTTTCGGTAATTTCGTTGCTGCTGGCAGTGACGGGCATCGTCGTGTCCATCTTGGTGGTCACACTGCACGCCGACAGCGTCAAACGGCACGTCACTGCCCGGGTGAACGATGCGTGCAACGGCTCGTCTGCGCAGCAGCAGCAGCAACAGCAGCAGCAATAGCAGCGACAGTGCAATGTGGAGGCCCGGTCAGAAGCGCCGCGACGCGCGGCCGCGCCCGCTTGCTGCGCGTCGCTGCGCGCTGCAATGTAAATGCACTGCGTCTGCATCAAACACCGCGCAGACACGTGGCGCGCCACGGCGGCTGTCCAGTAACGCCCACACGCGCACATCTTTGCGCGCACCCCATGGCGGCCAGCGCTGCCCCGCGCGGCGCCGGCAACGGCCCGTGGTACCTTGTGGTGCGCATGGCACCGCCAGGCGCCATGCCCATGTACCTGGGGTGGGTGCACTACGGCCAGAAGCAGCTGCACTTTCCCAAGTACAGCGCCGACGACAGCCTGTCGGGCGCCCTGCAAGGCCTGCAAGACTTGCGTGTGTTGCCCACCGACGCTGCGTTCTCTGCGCAGCACATCGGCGTTGGCCGCACCCGCGTCGCGTACGTGACCCTGCGCCGCCACTTTAAAGAGCACCGCAGCAAGCAAACCAGGGCGTACATGTGGTGCACCGCCAGCGAGTTCCGCGGCGTGCCGGCTTTGCGCGTGCACGGCGGCGTGTGGGACTGCACCGTGGCGCCGCGGTCCGCTGCCATTGCGGAAAGCATGCAGTTCCCCGTGCGAGAGGTGGTGCTGTACCACGGCACAACGCACGGCGCGGCGCAAAGCATCCTACGGGGCGGCTTTGTGATGCCCCAGCCGTACAAGACGCGTCTCCACTTGGAGGTCGCCGCGTCCCGCGCCGATGGTGGCGGCGGCATGTACTTGTCGCCGTGGGCGCAAGAGGCGCTGGAGCGGCCGTACGGCATGTTGGGGCGAGCAGTGTATTTCGCGTGCTTTGACAAGGCGCAGCGCTTCGCGCTGAAAGATGCTGCGGGGCACGACGCGCCCGACGCCGGCACCGTGCTGCGGTGCGTTTTCCCCATGCCGCGGTCCGTGCTGTTCATGAAGGCGGGGTTCTTATGCTCGTGCTGCACCATGCACGGCGTGGACCACGGCGGCGAGTGGCGCGCGCACGCAGATGCGTGCGTGTTTTCGGACAACGGCCAGCTCAGTACCGGCGTGGAGGTGGCCCTGGCATCTGCCGCGGGCGTGCGCGTGCTGCAACGGCGGCGCTTAAAACCAGCACCCGCACCAAGCCCCGCCACAGCGGCACCCACGCTGCACGGCATGGAGCCTCTGCAGCTCTGCTCGTCGTTCACACACGACGCGAGGCCGTCCACACCGGAATGGACGGCCGGCGATGTGGAAGAGGCGTGCGCGGGCGGCATCACGCCTCCAGCCGCGGGGGGTGGTGGTGGCGGATCATCCACGCCCGTGTACAGCGGCAATGGCGGTGCGTCGCCCGCATACGCACCCACGTCGCCGCCACTGGACGCGCAGGGCAGCGCGTCGCCCGCATACGCACCCACGTCGCCGCCATTCGACGCGCAGGGCGGCGCGTCGCCCGCATACGTCCCCACGTCGCCGCCACTGGACGCGCAGGGCGGCGCGTCGCCCGCATACGCACCCACGTCGCCGCCACTGGACGCGCAGGGCGGCGCGTCGCCCGCATACGCCCCTACGTCTCCCGCGTACGTCCCCACGTCGCCGCCACTGGACGCGCAGGGCGGCGCGTCGCCCGCATACGCCCCTACGTCTCCCGCATACGTCCCCGCGTCGCCACCACTGGACGCAGCGGACGACAACGGCACGCTGCTGTGAATGCCGCGCGCGCCCGGCGCGCTACCCAGACCCCCCAGACTTGTCACATTTGCACTGATCGCTCTTGCAGCCGTTGCAGTGGCACGCGTGGCACGCGTGGCTGGATTTACAGTGGTCCGACTTGCTCTTGTTGCACGACGTGTGCCACGAGCCAGAGCCGCTGGAGTTACCAGACCCGTTGCTGCTGCCCTGGCAGCCGTGCACCACCATGACTAAAATCATAATCACCAAAGCCAGCGCAATAACACCGCCAACAATGCCCAGAATCAGCTTGGTGTGCGACTTTCCAGAGCCGTACACCCTGACCCCGCCGCCTCGCCGCTCGGCGCCCCCACCACCCTCGTTGCCAATGGCGTTGAGTGCAGCGAGCTCCACTGCGAGGCTGTTTGCAGATGACGCGGGAGCCGGCGCGGGAGCTGGCGCGGGAGCTGGCGCGGGAGCTGGCGCTGGCGCTGGCGCTGGCGCTGGAGCTGGCGCAGGAGCTGAAGCCGGCGCAGGAGCCGGCGCAGCGGCTGGCGCGGGAGTCGGTGCAGGAGCCGGCGCAGCTGCTGGCGCAGGAGCTGGCGCAGCTGCAGGAGCTGGCGCTGCAGAGCGCGCTGCGCCGCGCCGGGCTTTTGCAACGGCGGCGCCCATGCTGGGAAACGTGACCGTGGCACGAAACACGCGCGGGACTCCGAGGTGGGTGTTTGTTTGTTCCACGGACACGGCGCGGCGTAAATCTGTGACCACCGCGCAGACACGCGACGGCGGGACTGTGCGCGCGCGCGGTGCGCGGCGCTGGTGTCATCCCACGGCGCTTGCCAAATAAACACGACACGCGTCAAGTCAAGCGCCCCCCACGCACGCAAACCGCACACGCTGCGGTAGCTGGCACGCACGCACCGCCGTCGTACCCCTGTCGCCACCGCCGTCACCATGAGCTTGGAGTACGCTGTGAACGGGCACGTGGCTGTGCTGACCATGCGGCACACGTCCACAGACCCCGCCGACGCAGAGTGGGCGGACGTGGAGCGCAAGTTCACTCAGCCGTACCAGCGCGGGCGCTCCTTCATGTGGCTCATTGACGTGCGGGGGTTCTCCGTGGAGGTGGTGTTGGCGCGGCTGGACACGGTGCGCGCCACGGTGCGCGCGTCCCGGTGGCGCTCCGCGCGGCGCTGCGTCGGGCTGTGCATCCTGGCAGACGACGACTTGGCCGAGCTGCTGAACGCGGTGCTGGCGCGCATCTCCATGATGCACAAGCCCGTCATTGTGTCCTCGGCCGACGCGGCGGCTGCCGTGGTGCTGGACCGCCTGCAGCGCAGCCTGTTTTTCCGGGCGCGCCCCGGGGAGTCCACGTGGCGGAACGAAATGCCCTACCGCAAGCTGGCGCTGCTGGCGAACGCCTTCATCACCGCCGCGAATCCACCCATCATGTAGCCGCGCAGCGTCAATAAATATCCACTGCGCACCGCCACTGTGTTGCGCGCACGCGCCGTCCACCGTCGCCCGTCGCCCGTCCGCAGTAGTCACGTGTGTACGCCCGCCGCTGTCCATCATGGCCATGCAGCCCATCATGCACGGCAGCATGCGGCAAAGCAGCGCGTCCCGCCCAGAGCGCGCCTCGCCCCGCACGCCGTCCCGCTTTGTACCCCACGCCGCCCTGGAAGCCGCCCTACAGCGCACAGCCGCCACGCCGCGCCCGTCGTGGCCGGCGCACGTGCGGCACTTGGCGGCATGGTTCACTGCGTCTCACCCCGCCATGGCGCCGTATAAACGCAAGCACGCCCCGCCGGACCGCGCCGCAGTGCTGGCCGCGGCGCTGTGGGACGTGCTGCACGCGCAGCTGGCCGCCCACGCAGCCGGCGAAGCGGCGCTGGACGACGTGGATGTGTACTTTGACCCACGCACGCGCGAGTGCATCGCGCCCGATGATGCGGCCGGCTTGCGCGCGGCGGCGCACGGCGCTGGGCGCGTGCACGCCCCGCGCCCGCTGCGGCTGGGCGACGTGCTGTACTCTGCGCAGTCCGTGGTGGTGCCGCACATGGTGCACCCGTGCCTGTACGTGGGCGGCGGCCGCGTGGTGCACGTGACCACGGAGCACACCTCCATTGTGCACATTGAGCGGCACACGCGGGACGCGCCGTCGTGGGCGCCCATCACGCACGCGCCCGTGGAGGTGTTTGGGACGCCCACGCCCGCCGCCCGGCGCGGCCGCGTGTTTCGGGCGCTTGCTTGCATCGGCGTGTGGCCATACCACCCGCTATGGAACACGTGCGAGCACTTTGTGCGCGCAGTGAGCGGCGTGCCCCGCGGTCTCCGCGTGTCCTCCCTGCGCAGCGCAGCGCCAATGTATGCCATTGTGGTGGTGGCGCTGTGGGCGCTGGTCATGCTGGCCGTGGTGCACGGGTGGAAGTGGCGGGCTCACCGCGCGGCGCGCACGCCGTGAGCCGCTCTGGCGCGCCGCGCCCCGCAAATAAAGCCTTTTCACATACGCAGCAGCGCGCAGTGTGGCTCCCCGTTGACCCCCGCCCGCGCACACGATCAGCGCGTCAAACACCAGCGCCGCTGCCCCCATGGCAGCTGACGCCCTGCAGCGCCTCGCGGCGGCACGCCCGGCGTGGCTGGACACGGTGCCAGCGCCCGCGCAGCGCGCCGCGGCGGCCCGTGCCGCTGAGCCGCTTGACGCTGTGCCGCGCGCGCAGTACGCCGCTTTGGAGGCGCGCGTGGACGCCGTGGAGCGCCAACATGAGGCGCAGCACGCCGCATTGGAGGCGCGCGTGGAGGCGGTGGAGCGCCAAAACAACGCGTTGCGCGTCGCGCTGTTGCAGATGCAACAGCACGTGCAACACGCCGTGCGGGAAGCCGCGGCGGCACAAAAGAGCGTCGTTGCCCTGCGCAAGGCGCTGCAGCCCGTGCGCACCGACGTGGACAGCCTGCAGCGGCAAGTGGGGGAGGGGAAGCACGCGGGGGACGCGCGGCACGCGGCCACGCACGAGCAACTGGGCGCTGCGGCGCGCATGATGGCCGTGGTGTACCCCGAGTTTGTGTCGGAGGGCGCGGCTGGTGACGACTTTACGAAGCGCGTGGCGCGCGAGATGCAGCGCTTAGCGGCGCAAGACAGTGACAGCGAGTGACAGCGTGCAGCGTGTAATGCATTACGATAACGACAAAACGTCCCACGTGCGGGGGCGCGGGGGCTCGGAAGGCAGCAGCAGCGCCTCCTTGGCGTAGTGCGGCGTGTCCATGGGCGCGCTGCGCGTCACTTGCGCCGACTGCAGCGTCGGCAGCTCGTCCACAACGGGCTTCTCGCGGAACATGCTGCTGTACTGGAAGGACAGGCGCGGCATCTCGCGCATTGACGCCGCGCGCTGCAGGTGCATGTCGTCCCGCATGTGCGGCTTGGCGCGCGGTACGTGGACGTTGTCCGCGCCAGTCACGCCAGCGTCCATGCTTGGCGCGTGCAGCACGCCGCTGCTCGCGCGGAACCCCTGCTCCGCCCGCGCCTGGGTCGCGGCGCCGTATTCGCGCGGCGCAGCGGCGGGGTGCAGCGCGGCGCTGTCCACCGCGGCCGCTCCGTCGACGCGCATGCCACGCTCCAGCCCGCGCTCAGGTGCTTGGACGGGGTCGTAGGCGTTCACACCACGCGCCAAAGACGCGTCAGGGTGCAAGCGCTCGTGGCGCAGGCCGCGCTCTTGTCCGCGCTGCATGGCGACGTCCAGCGGCGCGCCGTCCACGGCTGTGCACCCCGCGACAACGTCGGGGTTCACGTGGCGCCGCGCGGTTTCAGAGACGCTCGGCGCGTCGTCGTCTTTGCGCGGGACGCCCGGCGTGGCAGAGTACGCCGCGTCGCCCACAGCGGCCCGCAGGGCGCCCGCGTGCAACGCGCTGTACCCCGGCGCCATGCCCTGCTCAACACGGCGCTGGGTGGTTCTGGGGTGCGCGGCGCGCCCCAACGCGTCGTCCGCTGCGGCCCCGCGCGCCACATGCGACGCATCCACGTGCCCGGCCGCGATGGCCATGGAGTCGTCCTTCTTCCACGACGCCGCGGCGCGCGGGGCGTAGTGTGCGTCCACCACCACGCCACGCGCGTCGACGTGGGAGCGCTCCACGCGCGCGCCGAGCTCAGCGCGGCGCGCGGGCTGCGGATCCAAGCCCATTTCGGCGTACGCGGGGTTCAGCACGTCGCCGTGCACCTCCCGCACGTGCGCGTAGTCGGCTATGCCGCGCTTCACCAGCTTGGCCATGTTGCGGTTCGTGACCTTGGTGGAGTACACGCCAAAGCTGTTCTTGTCGGCGTACCGCAGCTCCGCGGCTTGGTCTTCGGGGATGGGCAGCGCCATGATGGTGTCTTGCCGCGCGCGGGCGTCCTGGCTGCGCTGCGCGGCGCGCTTGTCCCGCAACTGCGCGCGCGGGGACGGATCCCTGCGCGTGGCTTGCAACTGGAAGCGCTGCGGGACCTGGCCTTCCTCCAGGCGCAGGCCGTCGCTCACGTAGTCTCGCGCCGCGCCGTAGGGGTTGTTGGCGTACTTGAGGTACGTGTTGTAGTCCCGCTGCTTCACGGCCAAGCGGTACCGCTCCGCGGGCGTAATGTGCTCGCTGGGCAGCGTGAGGTCGTCCAAAAACTCCATGGTGTCCACGCGCTTCGGCGTCTTGTACAGCGCCGTCCTGCGGCGCTGCGCGTCACGGGTGCGGTCGGCGTAGTCCACGCGGCGCTGCTGCCCCCGCGTGGCCACGTCGTTCAGCGAGTTGTCGGCGTTGTACAGCGTCACCAGCTCCCCCGTGCCCTCGTCAAGGTACTGCCAGCGCACAGACCCCGTGAGCAAGCTGCGCAGTACGTTGGCAGAGGGAATGCTCAAGTCCGACACGTCCCGCACCTTGCCGGTGGGCTGCGGCAGCGCTTTGAAGCGGCGCCCGCGGAACGCCAGCGGGTCCCGCCCCGCGCGGCCCTGCTTGTTGACCAGCGTGCGCTGTTTTTGAAACGTAAGCACCATGACTGCAGCTGGCGTGAGGTGGGTAGTGCCACGTGACGCTGGGGGCGCGGCACTGCAGTGGAAAATGACGGTGGGGGTGCATTTATTCATGGTGCGCGCCCCGCGCTGCCTCGTAAACAGCGCGCGCGCGCCGCACCACGTCTGCCGCTGGCGTCGTCACGTGCTCTGCAGTGAAGCGCTGCGCCGACGTTTGGTTGGCCAAGCTCAAGCGCGCCGCGGCAAGCTCCCGCATGGTGCGCGTGGTGTCCCTGGCCGCGCTGGCCGTGGCGCGGCGCCCCAGCGTTGTCGGGCACGCCGCAGCGGCCCTGTCGCGGCCGTAGTACCCCGGCGCCTCACTGGCCTCCTGCGTGCCAGCGTCCACGGGCGCCGCGCCGCGCTGCGGCTCCCGCGGCACGCATGGCAGTGGCGCGTTGTTGTCCACTTCCACGGTGTGGCTCGCCGACGGCACAGTGAGTGGCAGGCGCAGGTTGTGTTCCAAGCGGTGCAGCCGCGCCCAGAACGCCGCGTCCACGTCGGACGTCCGCGGCCCGCGCTCTGGGTACCGCGCCACGTCCGCGTAGTGCTGCCGCAGCTCCTCGCGCCACCGGTCTTCCTGCTCGAGGCGCGCCGCGGCGTCGCGGTGGCGCAGGGTCTCGTGCGCGCGCTCCAGCAACGCGGAGCCCCCGCGCGCCGCGCGCGGCATCTTTTGCAGCGCCAGCGACACGTCCACCTCCTCGGGTTGGATGCGCGAGGTGTAATGCAGCAGCGCGCCGCGCAGGGGCTTCCCCGGCACGGACGGCACATCCGCTGGCGGCGCCGGCTCCCCAGGCTGCGCGCGGTACAGCGCGTTCAAGCGGGTGAGGTACTTCATGGCGCCCAACGGGTGGGGCGGTCAGCTGGTGTTGTCTATGGGCTGTGCGCGTGGCGGGGGAGGAATGTATTTAGCGGGCGCGCCCTTTTTACTACGGGCGCGGGCCGCGTGCAGCACGACGGCTAGGTGCCGTCACTGCCCGTGCAGCATGCCGCGCATCACGTCCAGCATGCCGTCGGCGGAGGGGTGCACGCCCGCCTTGGACGTCACCACGGCGCCGTCCTGCACCACAAAGAACGTCGGCACGGACTGCACATTGGCGCCTGCCAGCGCCGGCACAGCCGCCACGTGCTCCGTGCGCACCAACCAAATGTCGCCTGGCAGCGCCGCGCCCTTGCGCAGCAGGGCGTGCAAGTGCTGGAACAGCATTTGGCACGCGCCGCAAGTGTCGCGCACCACCACGACAATGTGCCGGTCAGAGGGCGCGTTGTACGCGCGCTGCATGAGGGACGCTGGGAGGGAGGGACCTTTACAACAATTGCGTGGGCGCAATGCTGGGCGTCTTTGCTGTGGCCGGTCTCATCGGCACGGCTTTGCTGCGCGCGCAAAAGCCCGCCATGGGGCGCACGGCTTCGTCGTCCACGCTGCTGTCGTACACGTGGGTGGTCAACTTCAAGTCGCGTGGGCCCTTGATGGACGCCTCGTGCACGCGCAGGATTTCCGGCGTCAGCATGGACCTTTCGTCGGTCACCTGCGGCGGCAAGCGGCCGATCTGCTTGGGGGCGACGCCGTGGGGAGCGGCGGGCGCCTGCGACTGCATCTGCGCATGACCCTCGTTCGCGGTGGGCATTGGAGAAGGTGCCTGTGGCGCCGGCGCCGTGACCCGCGGCTGCGCCATCACAGCGCTGTTGTTGCCCTGCTGGTTGCCGTTGTTCTTCTTCTTGGACTTGTTGTGCAGGATGGGGATCAGCACAGCCAACAGCACCGCCACAAACGCCGCGATAGCAATGTACTTGCCGTGTTTCTCAAAGAAGGACTTTTCGCTTGCAGGCGCGGTGGATGGGGCGCTGCCCTGGGCGCGCTGCTCAAAAGAGGGACGCGCCGCGCCAGGCGCAGCGGCGCGCCGTGTGGGCAGCTCTGCGTTCATGGCTGAGAAGCGTGGGCGGCGTGGCGGGTGCGAGCGCGCAGGTGGCGTGTTTCACTGCGTTTATTACCGCGGCGACGGCGGCGCGCGCACCACAGTCAAAGCAAACTCCGCCTCAAACATGCCGCGCAAGCGCAGCATGGCGTCGCTGACGGCGCCAGCGGCGTACATCATGCGCCGCCATGCAGCGGCCACGTCCACGTGCGCGTACGTCGCGGCGCCCGAGCTCTGCGCGGCAGCCATGTGCGTCATGACGCGCTGCGCCGCGGCGCGCACGTCTCCCCTCAAGTCTCGAGCTGCCTGCTCCGTGACATCGCACGCGGTTTGCACGGCGTGCGCCTGTGCGTCCAGCACCTGCGACTCCACTTGCTTGGCTGCGTCCCGCGCAGTCGCGACGTGGTCAGCTTGCGTGTTGCGCATGGCCAGGAGGAACTGCGCGTACACGCCAGCAGCGTGCTGTGACGCGCCGGGCAACGCCGCCACCGACGCGGCGTCCCCGCTTGGCGGCGCTGCGCCGCCCGCCCCCGCGCCGTCCTCAGTGTCGTACAGTTGCGTGGCCCGGTCCTGCAGCTCTGCCGCGTACGCGCGCATGTCCTGCATTTCAGACGCGTGCACCTGCTGCAGGCGGCGCAGCCACGCCGCGGACGAGCGCGCCACGCGCTCCGCGGCCCGGCGCACCGCCGACAGCTGCTCCTCCACCACGCCGTCCAAGCAGTGCGCGCACTGCCGTGCCACCACGGCACTGACGCGAATGGGGTGGCTGTACGTGCCGTCTGCGCCGCCGCGCAGGGCTTCCAGCTCTGTGGACGCGCGCGTGACGGCCGAGGACGCGGCCTGCGCTCGGTGTTGTGCGCGCTCCACGACGTCCCGCAGCGCCGCCACGTCCTCGGGCTGGGGTTCGCTGGACGGCGGCGCGGTGGCCGCGGCGTCATGCGCGACGGGCGCGCGCGCCACAGCGGCGTACACGCGGCGCAGCACGTCTTCGCGCACGTCGCTGTCGACGCCGTCCACAGCGCCGCGGTGGGCGCGGGGCGCGTCGGGGGGCGTGGTTGCCATTAGTACCACACGATGCACGCGCTGCGGGGTTGCACGCGCAAGCGGCGTTTCAACGCAATCAACGCGGCTGCGAGGCCAATGGTGAAGCCGGCGACGACTACGATGGAGGTGATGCCCACTTTTGTTGAGGGCGCCACCATTTCACCGTACACCCACGGACGGCCGTTGTGCCAGTACAGCATGTTCACCGTCAACCACGCCAGCACCACGACGCCAATGACCACGGCGCCGCGGGTGGTGTTGCTCCCAGTGGGCGCCGGCGCGCACGCGGACAGGTACAGCACAATGGCCGCCGTGGGCAGCACCAGGTGCACCAGGATGTCCATGATGTTGGACGACAGGGGCGCGTCGCCCGGCATGCCCAGCACCAACAAGCGCACCACCAGCACCAAGCACGCAATCACGGCCACGGCAAAGTTGCCGGTGCGCACCGTGGCGCTGGCGCCAGACCCCCGCCGTCGCAGCGCGGTGGAGATGGGGATCCACGCCAACACAATCACGGCGGCCCAGTACGTAAAGTACAGCGAGCGGTGCGGCACCGTGTCGCTGCAAATGTCCCGGGCGGTGCGGTACCTGGACCGGGGCTTCCCCTTGCACCACTCCTTGTTGGCCGCTGCCGTCCACCGCAGCAGCACCACAAACGCCACGGCGCACACCACGGCAAACACCGTCCACGACGTGGTGCCGGTGCAGCACTCGGGGGACGCGGCGCGGCACGCACTGGCGTCCCCGGCGCCGTCCTGCGTCGGCGCCTCGCCGTCCTTTGGCTGCGGCGGGGCGTCCGCGGCTTGCTCCTGGGCTTGCGCCGCGGCTTGCTCCCGCCGCCGGTTGTCTCGCGCCACGCCTCGGAGCACCTCGTGCAGACGGCGTTCAAGGTCTTTTGCGCGGCGCGACGGCGCGCCGCGAGCGGGTCGAGCGTCTGTATTCATGACTAGAGCGTTGCCAAGTGCGGGGAACGCGGCGTGGACACACCGCGGCGAAGGAACGCGCGTGAGCACCGCGCGGTTTATTGCGCGGGGCGTGCACGACCAGCACGCGCATCCACATCCCGCCGCAGCCCGCGCAGCCACTGCAGCAGCTGTTCAGACGTCAGCGTGGCGGCGTCCAGTGGGTGCGCCGCCAAATACGCGCGCATGTGCGGCGCGCACACTGCTTGGCACGCCAGGGTGTCGGGCGTGGTCCGCACGCGCGTGACTACGACGCCTCGCAGCGCCGCCAGCGCGGCAGCCTGAGGGGACACGTAGTCCTTTGGCTGACCCCGGCGCCGCGTGGCAATGTCCGCGGCTTCCGCGTCCCGCAGGCGCAGCACCAATCCAAACAAGCTGACCCACTCTGACGGCCCCCACACAGACGGCGCCAAACCGTCTGGCAAGTTACGCACAGCCACACTATCCGCGCGCAAAATGGCCACCACGGCGCCCACGGTGGACGCGACTGTGGACGCGACTGTGGACGCCGGCGCAGCCGCCGCGCCACGAGCGGCGCGCGCTACGGGCGCGCCCACGCGACTGGACGCCGCGGCTGACACCCTGCGCAATCGGCGCATGGAGAACGGGCCGGCAAGCGTGCAAACCGCGCTGCAGGCAGTGCGGAACACGGTGCATTTACACGACACACTTTTACTGCATGGGCCGGCGGGGTGTGGAAAAAGCGCGCTGTGCGCCGCGTGGGCGGCTGCGCAGCGCGCCGCGGGCGCGGAGGTGCACACCCTGGACAGCGCGCAGGACGCCGTGTGCATCGTGCTGGAAGCACTGGACGCGCTGCGCCGGCGCGCCACACCGAACCACCCCATAGCAGTGGTGTTGCACGGCCTGGACACCATGCCGCTGTACGCGCAGCACCGGTGTGTGGACACCGTGGCTGCCGCCACAGACGCCGCGGCGGCGGGCGGCGCTACGCCGTGCCTGCGCTTCGTGGCAGAGGTGGCAGACGTGGACGCATGCGTGGACGCAGCGCTCAGCGTGTGCACGGCGCTGACGCCGCCGCGCCCCACGGCGCGGGACATTGTGGACGTGCTGCAGCGCGCGCTGCCTAACCGCCACCCAGACTTGACGCGCGGCGTGGCAAAGCGCCTCGCTGCAAAGTGCGACGGGGACTGGTTCCGCATCCTGCGCCTCGCCGCGGCGCAGCTGCGGGCGTCTGACGGCGAAGCGGAGAGGCTGCACCGCGCAGCGGCGGTGGGGACTCGCGCGGCGTGGAGCCAAGGCCTCTGAGTGGGTGAAAAGGGATGCAGGGGTCAAACGCGGCGCCGCGCTGCGCTGCGAAGCGTGCGGCTGACGCGCGGCGCGCGCGGCGTGCGTCAAATTCAATACGCTCAACTGAATACACGCAAACAACGCGCACCCGGCACAGCCCAACATTGCACCGCACAGCAATCGTCAACGCACACGCACACACACACAATTTCATCATGGCAGCAGCAGCAGCAGACACCCACGCCGCGCCCGCAGCGGCAGAGACGCCCGCCGTCAAGGCGCTCAACAAGACCAAGGCCGCTGTGGAGGGCAGCATGACCGCCGCCGCCGCGGCCGTCAAGGCGCTCAAGGACACTGACAAGCTCCTCAGCGCCAGCGTGCGCAAGATGGCCGTCAAGGCGCCCGCCAGCGCCATGAAGCACGACGCCGTCAAGGAGGCGGTGGACGCTGCCAACGCCGCTCTGGACGCCGTGCAGACGGCCGCTCAAGCCGTCAACGAGCACAATGAGAGCGCGCGCGGCTCCATTCAGGAGTACGTCGCCGCCGTCAAGGTGGCCAAAAAGGCCGTGGACAAGACCACCACCACCGTCAAAAAGGCCGAAGCGGCCGCCGCCAAGGAGAAAAAGGCGCCCAAGGCCCCCAAGGCCCCCAAAGCAGCAGCCGCGTCCGACGCTGGCGCCGCCGCACCCGACGCAGCTGACGCTGCCGCCGCAAAGAAGGCAGCCGCCAAGGCAAAGCGCGAAGCTGCCAAGGCAGCCAAGGCCGCCGCAAAGGCCGCGCAGGACGCCGAGGAGGTGGCCGCTGGCGCTGCCGCGTCTGACGCAAAGCCCAGCAAGGCCAAGGCGCCCCGTGCTGGAGGCAAGAAGCGCGGCCGCGCCGCCGCCGCTGCCGCCCCAGCAGACGCCGCTGCTGGCGACGACGCCCCCAAGCCCACTAAGCGCCGTCAGACCAACAAGTACCACAGCATGGTGGTGGAGTACGACAGCGTGGAGCATGTGCACAGCGTGGACTTTGCGCGGGACAACGTCGAGTACACCTTTGTGTCCAGCGGCAGCGACGGCACCTCTCGCGACCTGTGGCGCACCACTGAGCCCATGACCAACAAGCAGGCAAAGGCGTGCTTCAAGGGCATCCTGGCAGAGTACGCAGACCACGACATGAACATCAAGCACCACGAGGTCAAGTCTCACGCCGACCCCCAGTCTGCCGCCATGTAAATGCACTCGTTCTCGTCAGCACTACCCCCATGTACACACACACACACACGCCCGGCACAAGTCGCTTGCACATCGCGTACCCCATGTAAACATACGCTGTCTTTGCCATTGCCGTGATACTTGCGCACGCCATACGTGTTGACATACACACACATACGCGCCGTAGCAACCATGTCTCGCAGAGACATTAGCGTGTACAACCGCAAAGAAGATGGGACATACTACATGCCACTGCAAGGGGGCGAGGGTTTCGCGTGGAACGTCGTGGAGATCATATGCAATGGGTATGCCGAAGACACCGAATTCTTCCTGTATTCTTGCGGCCCGTACGCTCACTTGAGCGATGCCAACGCCAAAACCGTAAAGTCGTATGTGAGCGAGGAGTTCTGGCCCGTGGGTCTGAAACTGGCGTGTGCGTACGGACGCCTTGGGTCGCTCAAGACCATTGTGGAAGTCAGCGCTGGCAAGCCATGGTTGCGCGAGGCGCTGGAAATGGGCTTGCAGTTGGCGGCACGCCACGCCGAGCGCGACGTTGTCAAGTACTTGCTACACGAAGCGCGCGCCGTGTGTGATTATGACGTGCACGCCAACAACAACGGCGCGGCACATGAAGCGCGCGAGCGCGGGCACACCGACGTGTGCTACAGCATTGCGCATTCTGATGAGTCGTGGGCGGACTTTTGCGATGAGAGAGGGTAGCGCTGCGCCTGCGCCGGCAAAGCCTGGCGCTGCGCCTGCGCCGGCGTGAGTGTGTAGTGCAATGTATTCAAGCACTCGTGTGTGCGCCGCGTCACACAATGATCCACCCCGACGCGCGCTTGCGTTCGCCCGACGCGCTGTACGTGGACGACGCGGTGTTTTCCTCCACCACTCGCCGCACCATGTCAAAAGCGGCCGTGCCGTGGCCCAGGCGCGCTGTGTACCGCACCAAAGTGCCTTCGCTCCACCCAAACCACCGCGCCATGGCGTCGCTGGACAGCATGCGCGGCAAGCTGGCGGACGCGTCGTGCGGCGCGGCGCCGTCGGCTGCCCACGCGCGCAGGACATCGTCGTGCTCCGAGCGCGGCACCACGTGCATGCGCGGCACCAGGACGTGCATGGGTTTCACGCCGCACAACTGCGAGTACTCTATGACCTCAAACACAATGGGCGGGCGGCCCTCGGCGCCGTCTTCCTGAGCGTCGCGCACCGCTTGACGGCAGTGGTGGTTGAATGTGGCAGCGCTGGGCATGAGCACCACCACGCGCTCAATGCCCTGCTGCATGGCGTGCACCGCCAACTCCACCACGTCTGGCTTGCGCACGCGACTTTGCGCGCGGGGGCGCGGCGCCACTAACCACACGCGCTGCGTCGCGGGGTGCACCTCTGGGCGCTCCACGGAGCTCGGCGTCCACTGCGACAGCACACACCACAGCTCCTGCGTGACGGCGCACTGCTTGATGCGGGGAACGTGCCGCGCCACGGCGTGGTGCACGGCGCGCACTTCCTCTGCGTGCGCCGCCGGCACGCCCGTGGTGTCCACGTCGTCGCTGTGCGCGTGAACCAGCGGCGCGTGCACCGCGGCGTCGCACGGCACGAGGCCGCGACTCCACAGCATGACACTGGCGACGCACGCAGAGTGCGCCAAGGCGGCGTGGGGCGCGCCCTTGCACGCGGCTTGGTTACGGGCCACCAGCGCGCGCATGGCGGACCATTGGGGAGGGTGCTGCTCCACACCGACGGCGTCGGCGCGTGCAGCGTGTGCGGTGGAAGCTGCCATGCTGCTGGCACAAAGCGACGGCGCGCGTCGCGTGTGTGCACCCCGTGACCCGTGAAATGCAGTGGAGTTGCGCATGCATTACAAATTGTACGCGCTCTGCTGCTACACGCGCGTGCCGAAGCACGCCTCTGCCGCTGCAAAGGCCGCCTCTGGCACTGGCACTGGCAGCAACCGCAGTGCGGCGAGCAGGGGCGGGGGGCACCCCGCCATCGCCGCGAACGCCAAGTCTTCCCCGCGCACGTTGGCCGAGTACTGCGCCATCCACGCAAGCGCTGCGAGGGCGTTGTACGGAAGGCGCTGCCGCGCGCCAGCCGTGTCGGTGCGGGAGCCCACGGTTTGCTTCGTGAGCGTGACGCCCAGAAACTTGACCACGGCGGGCGGCACGCCGTATTTTTGCACAGTGGGCAGACGGCGCCCCACGCACTGTGGCGGCCCAGGTGGCTCTGGGTCTGGCAAGATGACCTCGTCGGGGTATGCCATGAACGGCCCGTACACAAAGCCGTCCACGGGCGTGATGCCGTCCACGGGCACCTCGCCGTCGGCGCCCTGCGCTCCCAGCTGCACCACCCGCAGCGCGTCTGCCGCCCGCGTGATGGCTGTGCGCTGCAGGCCCGCCGTGGGCAGCCGCGGCACGCGGAATGGCGCTCGCTCGCCCGTGGCCAGCACGCCGTCGTCCAACGACAGCAGCAGCGCGTCGGTGTCCACGTAGTGCAGCCCCAGCGGCACGCTGTCAAACCCCGTGTTGCCGGCGTTCACAAAGGTACCCATGGTGAGCGTGTCGCGCTGCACGGTGCGCAGCGCCATTGTGCGCGTGGTGGTGGACGACAGCACGCCAGCGTTGGGCAGCGCCACGACGCGGGGCTGCACCATGCGCCCCAGCACCCTGAACACCACACCGTCCAACGTCAGTCCGCCAGAAAATATGGCCACGGCGCCGGGAGGCAGCAGACCCATGTCGTCCTGCGCGAGGGGCGCGGGCGTGGCTGACGCGCTGCCCGCCACGCTCCCGCCGCTGGCGGCCGTCACCGTGTACGTTGCCTCCGCGTTCATGATGTGCCCCACCGCGAACGACGTGGGGGACAGCTGCACCGCCAGCAGCAGCGCGCCGTACAGCGCGTCGTACACGCGCAGGCGCTGCGTGGGCGCTCCCTCGTCGCGCAAGACGTCGGCGTACACATGCGGGGGAATGGCGGCCACCCCGGGGTTCCCGCCCACACGAGGCACGGCGCTGTCGTACGCGGCTTCCAGCAGCGGCCGCCCAGCGCCCGCGCCGTCCACGTCCAGCGGCCGCAGCGTGACGCCCCGCGGGTCTGTGGCAAAGCCGCCTGCTGAGGACAGCAGCGCGGGCCCCGCTGTTTCAAAGGCGTACACGCCAAACGACGTCTCCACACGGCGGGGCGCCACGCTGGGGTTGGTGCTGACCACCAACGTTTCCCCGTTGACTGGGTCTTCAAACACGCCCGTGACGCCCGGCGCGTCGGGCTGCGTGTAGAACTGCGTGGTGGACGGCAGCGTGAGCGTGGACGCCACGCCCTGCCCCCGCGTCTGAAAGTGCACACGGTCGTACGCGTCGTAGGGGTACACGTCGTCCGGCCCCGTGGCTGTGGCGTTCACCAGCGTGGCGCCGCCGCTGGGCGACGCCAGGGGGAACTCTGCTGTGATGTCCGTGAGGGTGAGCTTGGCGGTGGGCGCGCCAAAGGGCGCTTCGGTCAGCGTGGACGACGGCGTGCGCGGGACGCCCGAGGTGGTGGGGTCGGCGTTTGCCGCAAACTCCCGCGTTTCCAGCACGTCGCCCGTCCACATGACTGCAGTGGCCACGTCGCGTTCCCCCGTGGGCAGCACGCCGTCCCGCGTGATGACGCCCGTGTCCCCCAGCTGCGGCACCGTGAAATTGAACGTTTGCGACGCGCCAATCACGGGGTTGGACGCCACCGCGCCAGTCACGCGCACAACGTCCGTCGCGGTGGGCGCCGCAAACACAAAGCGGTAAAACGCGTCGTCCGCGTACGGCACAGACGTCGTCAGCAGCGTTTCGCCCGCCGAGTACGTCGCGGTGAAGCCAGCGGGTACGCGCAGTGTGGACAGCGTGCTCCCTGGGTGCGCCAACACCAGCTGCCTGTCCACGCCCCACCCCGTGCCGCGCACCAAGACAATGACGCGGCCGGGTAAGGACGCCGCTTGGTGCACGCACGGCTGCGTCTCCACGACGTCTGATACGGGCAGCACGCCGTTGGGCTCCGCAGCCGTGACGTACCGCAGGTATGCCGCGTCCAGAATGGGCAGCGGCGCGTAGTACATGTCCAAACTCGTCTCGGCCACGGGCGCGCCAGTGAACGTCAAGCCGTGCTGCGGCACGGCGGGACCCGCCAGGGGCATGTCGGTCAGCAGACCGTCCACCTGCCCCGCCCGGCGCACCACGCTCAGTAGCGTCGCGGTGTGCGCCACCACCAAGGGCCTAGTGATCCATATCAGCACAGCGCCGGGCGCTCCCTCGGGGGTGCCGGGGGACCCAGACGCGGCACTGTCCCCGCCTTGCCCGTACGTTTGAGGCACCCACGGCGTCCCATTGGTGCCGGCGCCGCCCCGTCCATACCGCACCGGCGTGTCGCCCCACAGCGTGACGGCCTCGCCGTTGCTGGGGTTCGCGCCTGCCGCTGAGCGTTGCCCCGCGTTGCCGGTGCCACCCGAGTTGCCCGATGCGGGCGCGCCTGGCGCGGCGTTAGTTAGCAACGTCGCCGCGCCGGAAGCGTTCACTACTTCGACGCGTGTAAAGGCCGTGTCCAGTGTGAACCGCAGCTTGATGGGGTCGTCTTGCGATGTGATGCTCGAGCTCCTGACAGCGCCTCCGCCGCCTCCGCCGCCGCCCACTGCGTCGGCGCCCGGTCCCACCACAACGTACCGCAGCAAGGAGCGCGGCGGCAGCACAAACTCCCGCGAAAAACTGATACTGAGCCTACCCTCGATGATGCCGCGGTACTGCTGCGCAGCGTCCACGTACTCATACGGGTCAGCCATGGCGCGTCGTGTGCAAGCAGAGACAGCAGCAGCGTGATGTCACGGCGTGTGGTGCCTAGCAATGCATTGAGCTTTGTTTCACGACGCGCGCGCGCGGTGGTCACTGCACTACAGGCGCGGCCGCGTCGTTGTCGTCCTGCGCCCGCTGCGCCGCGCACATGACCAAGCACTGCACCGCGCCTCGACGCAGGGTGGCACACGCGGCGCTGAAAGTGTCCTGGTCCAGCTCCCCCCACGCCGTTTGATGCACCACGGCGCGCACCAGGCCGTTGAACGCCTGTCGAAAGCGCCGCACCCACGGCGCGTTGAGCGGCAGGGCGGACGCCTCGTCGCCCGTCACGTCCCGCACCGCGCGTCGCGCCGCGTCGTACAGCCCGGCACTCATTAGCGCCTGCGTGGCCAGCACGGGGTCGGTGGAGTCCAAGGAGTCCGGCGCGTCCGCCGCCTCGTTGCTTCTGTCCGCGTCGCCTTCGCTCACATCCACCGCCTGCTTCAGCGTGTTGACCAGGTGCGCCTGCAGGCGGTCCCCCGTGCAGTGCGCCAGGTAGTACGCCGCGCTGTCTTCCACTCGCGTTGCTGGCTGGGGCACGTGCGCGCGCGGGGCGTACGCGCCGGCGTACGCGTTTGGAGCCGTGGACGTGAGCGGCACACTGAACACGCGCAGACTGTCGTCGCGCTCGGGGTGGTGCCGTGCCATGTACGCGACGCGCGGGAGCCCCGCGTTGGCGCTCAACATGAACACGTCCACCAAGCCCGCGCGCTGCGCTGGCGTCAAGCGCGCCGCGTCGTCTTCTTGTGCGTTGGCCATGTCGGCAATGCGTGCGTATGCTGTGCGTGTGGTGAGACCGTGTAGACTGTCTTGCGCGCGCGGTGCATGGGTAGTGAGAGGTTGTGAGTTGAGGTGTCCGCGGTGGTGCCGCTGTGAGGCGCGGCGCGCGGCGCGTCAGTTCATTCATTCACGTACGTGCCGTGTGCGGCGCAATAAACCACGCCGCGCTGCTGGTCGCGCGGCATTTATGCGCCCTCGTCGTCATGCGGTGTGTCATGTGCAGCGCGTGGTGCGCGCCATGCATTCGCCCGGCGCACGCCGTTCCCATCGCGGCGTGCGTACAGGGCGCGCACAACACGCTGCACCCGTCGCCGCGCACGGCGTGCTGCGCGGTGGAGACCGCCAAGGGCGTCTTTACCGTCGCAGTGGCGCTGCACTTTGTGCTGTCCGCCGTGGCCGTCGCGACGCTGTGGCAGACCGCGCCGGGCATGACGCTGGCCACTGCGTCTTTGGCAGCCACAGGCGTGCGCTGCGTGCTGACCGTGGTTCTCACGGGCTGCTGCTCGCAGTCCACCCGCGTCACGCTGCACTACGCCCGCGCAGAGGTGTTTGTAGCGTGCGTGCTGGCTGCGGTGGTATACGACGCCACGCGGCACGACACGCCGTTGGCGTGGATGTGGCCCGCGTGCATGGTAGTCACCGCCGGCGTGCAGCACGCCGCGGCGTCCACCATGGACAAGCAACTCGCCGCTGCGGCGCCGCAGTCCGGGCAGAGCGTGGAGAACCCCGTGTACGTGGTGTGATGCGCCGCCTCCGCGCCGCGTGGCGCTCACGCCAGCGGCGTGAACAGCACCTTGCGGTCCTTGTAATGCATCTCCACTGCCCACCCGCGCATGCTTTCGCTGCCAATGATGCCGTCACACCCGAAGCGCGCTTGAATGGACGCGAGGGAGCCGCCGTTGTACACTGACACGCCCGTCAGGGTGACGCCGTTCTCAAGGTGCAGCGTCACGTTGCGCGCCACGTACTGCGGGGACGTGACGCCCTTTGTGGACTTGCCCAGCCACTCCCCCGGCAGGATGCACCCCGGCGTGCCAGTGTCCAGCATGACTGCCGTGTTGCCGCTGGTGGCCACGCCGTCGCCCGCGTTGCCGGGGCGCTGCACGCGCTGTACGTTCACACACGGCAGCTTGTGCGCCTGCGGGCCTTTCACAACGGTGTCTTGCACGTACAGCGGCGTGCTGCGCGTGGCGGCGTGCTGCGCGACGCCGGGGTGCGGCGTCGTCCACATGCGCCCGCGGTGCCCGTCAGCGGGGATGCCCACGCCCAGCACGGTGTGCGCGCTGGCGCCGGGTCCCACGCCGCGCACCGCGTACCCCAGCCGGTCCGCCGACGTGATCCACAGCACGGGGCGCCGGTCGCACTGCGCGTCGCCGTCCGGCCCAATGGCGCACACCTCCCCCTTGCCGCGCGACATGTGCACGCTCTCAATGCTGAAATGCATGGCGGACTTTTTCGCGTTGCGGGGCAGGTCTTGCACGCCCCGCGGCGTGGTTTTACGCTCGGTGCACTTGGTGCACTTGTCGGCGTGCGGCACCAGCATGTCGTGGGACGCCGTGTCCAGCACGCTCCACACCTTTTGACCGTTCACAGACGCGGCGCACCACCAAAACTTGCCCAGCTCGGGGCGCTGCCGGATTGGGTAGCACACAAACGCGTCAGACGGCATGGCGCGCGCGGGGGGGAACAGCACTCGCAAAGCAGTGGCGGCCTTGGTTGACGTGGTGCATTCCGGCGCGTAGGGGCGATGAATTTACTGCAGCGCGTCACGCGGTGACCACCAAGTGCTTGTATGACTGCACAATGTGCTCCGTCATGCCCTGCAGCCCCAGCAGGGACAACACCAGCTCTGCCCGCGCCGCAAAGCCGTCGAAGCGCGCCTTGGACACGGCGAAGCGCGCGAGGGGCGCCACGGCTTCGTCAGCGCCGCCCTCGGAGCGCGCCGCGTCCATGTCCGCGCCGCTGCCGCCGCCGCCGCCCGCCGCGGCGACGTCCCGCGTCCACTCGGCGTGCGTGTCGTGCAGGTGCGGGTACGCCGCGGCGGTGCCCCACACCCACGACCCCCCAGCGCAGTACAGCGCGCTGTCGGGCGCGCGGCCCATTGCCACGGCGGCTTGCAGCAGCGTCTCGGGGCGCTCTGTGCCGCGCACGTGGCCGCGGTGCACCGCGGTTTGCACCATGCGCGCCACGGCCCGGCGCATCTCTCCCACGGCGCGCACGCGGCGCAGCGCCGACCGCGTCCGCGCCGCGGCGTGCGGGCACGTCACCGCCGTGAACTCGTGCGCGCTGTACGCCGCGCCGCGCAGGAACACCGTGTACACGCCGTACGGCGTGTGCAGCACCTGCATGCCGTCCCACTCTGGGCAGCCCATGCCGCCAGCCTGCAGCAGCGCGCGCGTAGTGGCTTCCAGCAGCACAGCTTCGTCGCTCACGGGGCCAATGACGTACGCGCTCTGCGGGCGCGCCTTGCCGCGGAGGGCCACGGGCGGCCCCCCACCGTGCGCTGCGCGCACCAAGTGCCCACCCTGCATCACGTACACGACGCTGTCTGCGGGGGACGCGGCTGCGGCAGCGCGCCGGATGCCGCGCTTGCACAGCGCGTCAATGGCTCCCACCGCTTGCGACACAAAGGGCGCGTGCGCCGCGCCGTGCTCCGCGGCAATGGCGCCCGCCGTGTCCAGCAGCAGCGCCACGTCCTGCGCGTTTTGCACGCCGGTGCGGCTCAAGTGCAGCGGCCAAGGCAGCAGCATGGGCACGGCGGGCGGGCACACCCACTCCACAGTGCGCGCGGCGAGGCGCGTGGCGGGCGCGCCGGCCCGCAGGCGCGCCTTTTCAGCGTGGTACATGACCCACTTGTGCAGCGTGGCCCGCGTGCGCGCAGCCTTGTGCAGCACGGCGTGCAGGGGCGTGCCCGCCGGCAGTTCCCGCAGCTTGTCCAGCGTCGCGTGCATGCCGCGCTGCAAGCTTTCGGGGCACCTGGGGCTCACCGCACTCCACGGCGTGCACGGCGCGTCGGCTTCAAAGCCGCCCTTGAGCCAGTCCTGTGGGCACGCCTGGACGTCCATGGCGGCCAGCTGCCGCTCGATGCCGTTGACGCAGCGCACAATGACGCGGGCGTCGGCGTTGTGGCGGGACGGCGCTGCCACTGCGCGGGCCACGGCTGCCCACGCCGCGGAGCGCCACGCCACACCCACTGTGCCGCTCATGGCAAAGGCGTGCTGCTGCGGCACCGGCACCAGCGCCGTGGGGGGGCCGGGTGCGACGCCCGCCGCTGCGCCGCCGCCCATGCTTTGCGCGCGGGTGCCCCGGTACCACGACCGAATGAGTTTCGCACTGGCGGCGTGCGCGGCGTGCAGGTGGCGGGGGATGGGCACCGCGGCGTGCCACCACCACGCGGGGCGCATGGGGTGCGGCGTGTGGTGAAACAGCAGCGCCTCGCAGTACTCCAGGGCGCCGTCGTTGTTTTTCGGGCGGGTGAGGGGCGCAGTCGCCGTCGCGCCCTCTGCGCGGGTGGGCACTCCAACCACGGGGAACGGCGCTGACAGCGCACGGGACGGCACGCGGCGGTCTGGCGTGATGGGCGGCTCCACAGCCACGCGGTACAGCTGCGTCATGAGGGTGAGCATGGGGATGAGGTGGTACCCCCACGCGGCGTACCACACCGCTGCCGCCCACATGCGGTCCACGTCGCAGCTTTCCAGGCACACGTGCAGCATGGCCAGTGCGGGGCAGTGCACGTCGTTGCCGTGGGCGCGGTTGGGCACGGGCACGCCCTTGGGCGTCCCCGGGTTGTCTTTTCCCAGCGGCCACGCGCCCTGCCGCATGGCGTTCATGAAGCACAGCACCGCGCCGTTGTCTGACGCTGCGTCGTGGCAGTCCTGCATGACGGCCGCCAGCAGCAGGCGCCACGCGTGCTGCCGCGCGTCGCCGTCGCGCGTCATGATGTCCTTCCACGCCCGCATCCAAGCGTCGTATTCATTGACGCTGACGTCGTCCCCGGCGCCATGGTTGCCCGTCGGGGGCGGCGTCGAGGTTGGGGACGCCGCCGCGGGCCCCGCCGCGTCGCCCGTCATGGCACTCCATGCGCGGGTGTACCCCGCGTCGGGCTCCCCCGCCGACAACCAGCGCACCACGCGCAGGGCGGCCTTTTTGGTGCGCACGGCGCACGCGACGCCCGACGCACACGTTCCGCGCGTCCACCCCGTGGCATTGAACACGGCATTGGGCTCGTGCAGCGCGCGGCGGGCGCGCTGCATGGCGCTGACGTCCAGCGTGGACACCTGCGCCGTGGACGCGGACGGCCGCAGCGCCGTCACTGCCAAGACGTCGTCAGAGCCCAGCACCGCCTCCACGGCGCACGTGGCCTGCGTGAGGGAGCGCGTGCACGCGGCGCCGTGCACCAACAGCCGCAGCACGTGCGCGCTGGTGTTGGCCACGGTGCTGCTCAGGGCCAGCACAGCGCGCTTCAGCGCCAAGTGCGCGCTCCACGCGTCGTTGTTCAAGAACAGCTGCCGCCACGCGTCGAAGCGGTGCGCGTCGTCCCACTTTGCGTGGCTGTCTGCCCACTTGACGAACAAGCTGGACGGCACACGCAGGAACTGCACGCCGTGGTCTGGCTGGTGCACCGGCATGCACACTGCGCACGGGTCAGGGACGTTGGGCGGCTGCGCCGGCGGCGGCGACTGCGCCGCGCGGGTGATGACGGTCAGGGCGTCCATGCTGCACGATGGCGGCGTGTGTCACGACGGCGTCGCGCAGCGTGTGCGTGCGAAGCAGTGCCACTGGGGGGCAAGCGCGGCGCAATAATGAGTGCAAGCAAGCGAAATGTGCTGGCGCTGGTGGCGGCGCCAGCTGCGGCGCGGGCAGGCAGCCGTCTGCGCCGGGGACGGTCCCCGGCCAGCCGCAGCAAGCGCGGCCCACGTCGCGCGCGGGGCATGTAGCAAACGCTTTTCACTGCGCGCCAAACACAGCACTGTAGACGCCCGGTATCATCATGGCTGCGTCCGTCTCCGCCACGGGCGAGGTGCACACTGTGGCTCGCCGCGCGTGTTTCTCCGCGCTGGAGCGCCTGTATGACAGCGTGCGCGACAAGGTAGCGCAGCACAGCACGCACGTGGACATGATTGCGCAGGTGTGGCAGTTCACGCTGCCCACGGTGAGCGCGTGGAACGCGGGGGTGTGGGGGCAGTACGCGCAGGAGTGGGCGGACGTGCTGTACCGCATGCGCTACGAGCACGCAGAGACGTCGCGGAGCAGCCGGTCCCCAGAGCAGCGCATGCGCGACATGGCAGAGTGCATCACGGTGGCGTTGAAAGCCGCGGCGCCGCAGGGGCAGTCTGTGCACGCGCTGCTGGCCCGGGACGTGCCGGCGTTTGTGCAGCGCGTGTTTGGACAGCTGTGTGAGGAGCCGTGCGTTGTAAAGTACCCGTACACGCGGGGGGACGCCGTGGGCTTTGAGCGCGTGGTGCGCAACGTAGTGGACGTGGCGGTGCGCGCCACTGCCAAGCAGCACGCCAAGCACAGCACGGCCGGGCGCGACCGCCGCAAGAAGCGGACGCGGAAGCACGACGCGACGCCGTCGGTCGCGCCGCCCGCGGGGTCTGTCGACGCCGTGTCTGACGCTGACGCGGCGTCCAAGCAGCGCCCCGCACCCACTTTTGACGCGGGCTCTTGCTCTGAGGTGCATCGCAGCACTGCTCTGGGCGACGGCGCGTCGGCACGAGACGACGGCGCGTCACGTCGAGAGCGGCGCAAGCAGCGCGACGATGGCGCGTCGACACGAGACGACGGCGCGTCACGTCGAGAGCGGCGCAAGCAGCGCGACGACGGTGCATCGACACGAGACGACGGTTCATCGCGTCGAGAGCGGCGCAAGCGGCGCAACGACGGCGCGTCGACACGAGACGACGGTTCATCGCGTCGAGAGCAGCGCGACGACGGCGCGTCGGCACGAGACGACGGTTCATCGCGTCGAGAGCGCCAAGAGCGTCGTAATGACGATGGCACGTCGACACGAGACGACGGCGCCTCGCATCAAAAGGCGCGAGACGAGGGCGCGTCGACACGAGACGACGGCGCCTCGCGTAGAGAACGCCAAGAACGTCGTAATGACACTGGAGCGTCTACACGGGACGACGGCGCGTCTACACGGGACGACGGCGCCTCGCGGCAAGGACGCCAAGGAACTCGTACCGATGACGGCGCGTCGCGTCAAGAGCAGCGCGACGACGGTGCGTCTCGTCAAAGCCATCGGTCCTCCGGTGACGCTGCGTCCCGCGTGCGCCGCGTGCACAAACGTGACGGCGCGTCCAGGGGCGGCGATACGCCGTACCCGCATGTGCGGGACGCTACGAGCTGCGTGGACACGGTGTCAGCTTTGAGCGCCATCCTGCAACGCTCGGGGCGCCCATCCGAGGACGCAGCGCGGGGCTTTGCGCGCCGCAACGCGCGGAAAGACGCGCGCCCCGCGCAGTCGAGGCGTCAATCTGCAGCGCCAGACAGCCGCACGCAAGTCACGGCCAGTACGCGGCAACGTTTGGACGCCGCGTCGTGGGCGCCGCCCATGCGCGGTGCAGGGTCCACCACCACCGGCGCCGCGCAGCGGTCCGACGCGCGGTCGGAGCAGCCTCGCGGTGGCGCGCCCCAGCTGCCCGCTCCCCGTAAAGAGCAGTGGGAAGGCATGAGCGACGTGCACACGGCGTCCTTGAACGCGCACGACTCCATTTCGCAGCTGCCACTGCCGGGCGCGCCGTCGGCTCCAGCGGCGCGCATTACAGACACACAGGTGGCGCGCCTATCCTCCAAGGCGTTGGAGGCGGTGCACCCCGACAACGCCACAACGTCCACGCAGTGAGTGGCGCGCGCGCCCGTCCCCGCCGTGTCGCGTGCGTGGTGTGTTATGCAATGCATTTGTCCTGGCCAAGCACAGCCGCGCCGGCACGGCGCCGCCGCGCTGCTCGGTAAACGCACGCTCGTAACTAAGAACTATCAGATTACCACTAGGATGCCCCCGCGGTGCCGTGCGAGGCGCGCCGCGCGGGCGCCGCGTCATCTGGTCGCAGGTTGCGCGCAACGTGCTGGGAGTGCCGCGGGCTCAGAGCGCCGGAAGCCACGGAGCGCTTAGCGGGCGGCACTGCGGCGGCGCGCTGCGCCGGCCACGCGCACAGCCACGCGTACGCGGCGCGCGCAGCCACCACGCCCGCCGCAGCCAGGGCGATGCAGCACAGCGCGTGCAGCGTCACTTCAGCGCGCATGCGCAGGGTGTACCAGAGCATGGCGCGACAGGCGTCTGCTTGGGTTGTCCAGTACGCCGCTGGCAGTCCGGGGGACAGCGTGTGGCACACGTCAGCGTCGCTGGTGCCGCCCCACGCCGCCACGCGGCACAGGTACACCAGCCACGTCAACGCCCACTCCCGCGCCTCCCGCGCCCACGACCCGGGCGTGCACAGCGCAAACAGCGGGTCGTCTGCAAAGGACGCGGTCCACCCCGGGACGGGCGCGGGGAGCGCGCCCCACGGCGCGGCGGCGTCTGGCGGTTGGGAGGGCGCCGCGTGCCGCGCGTGCGTCACCATGGCGCGCTCATCGGGCCCGTCGCGCGGCGCCGCCGCGGAAGCCGCGTACGTGACGGCGGTTGTCACGGCGCTGCCGACAGCGTACAGCACCTGCGCAGAGTACACAATCCACGACATGAAGGGTTGGGGGTGGCGGGCAAACAGAGCGCGCCCATGGTGTGTGCCGGGTCACGCTACGTCGCTGTTGGACGTGCGGCGTGCCAGGTTTGTTGCATGCTGCATCACGCGCAGCGCCATTTGCACAAGGTGGGCGCTGGGTTCCGCGGCGGCGCCCACTTTGAGGCGCACCACCACGGCGTACGTGCAGCGCTCCTCGCGCAGCGCGGCGTCGGCTGCGTGCATGCTATCGCCGCGCGCGCAACGCTCCACGCTGACGCTCCACCGCCGCAGCGCCGCGCCGTCCCACGCCGCGTGCACCGCCAAGCGCTGCACCAGGGTCGCGCGGGTGGGCAGCACAATGGCAGGCACCGCGGCAGCGTCCACGGCGCGCGTCACCACGTGGTGCGCCTGCACGCCGCAGTCGGCGTACACGTGCCGCAGCACGTCGTTGCCGGCGTGCGGCGCCACGACGCGCTCCTCCACGCGCGTGCGCACCGGCATGTACACGTGCTGGCGCGGGGGCGCGGGGCGCGCCGCCGACGGCGTTTTGGCGCTGGGCGTGCATGCCAGCACCTCCTGTGCGGCGTCGGGGTGGGCCAGCAGCCACGTGAGCAGGGACTGCTGCGCGTGCAGCGCGTCCACCGGCGCGGAGCACGCCCGGAGGACCTGCGCGGCGTGCTGCAGCGTCTGTTTCAGACGCGGCACACGGCACGCCGCTGCGGCGGCGCCCAAGTGCGCCGCTGTGGGCGGCGCCAGCGTCGTGGTCTGCTGCACCCGCCGCCCATCGTACAGCGCGTACGTGCTGCGCTGCTCGTGGTGCCACGCGCCCGGCGTCCACGCCATGCCCACGGCGGGGCTGCCCCGCGCCGCGGTGTGGTCCGCGGCGTGGTCCACGGCGCGCCCGCCAGTCGCGCTCCACAGCGCTCGCACCACGCGCTGCAAGTGCGCCGCGTCCGCCAGGGGCACGCGCCACTCCAGTGTGGACGCCGTGTTGCGCGCGGCGCGCAAGTTCACCGCGGCGGCGTGCGCCTCGCGCAGGGCGTGCCGCACCGCGTACAAGCGCGGCGCGTCCCGGGTTTCCCACGTGTGCAGCGTGCCGCCTGTGCGGTTCACGCACACTGGCGGCGACGGCAGGGACGTGGGTACCCCCTGCCACGCCGCCTCCAATGGCGGCGCAGCTGCGCTGTGCGCCGCCGTGCCAGCACTTTTGGCTTGTTGTGGCATTGTTGCGGTGCGGGCGATTGTTCACGCTGCACGCGTTGACAACCACGCAAAGCGCGCACGCTCTGCTGCTGACGCGGACACGCCGGAGGCAGAAAAGAGCGCCGTGTGCTACAGAATTCTCACGGTCTTTATTGGCGGGCAGCATGCAGCAGCAAGAACACCGGGCGGCCACGCAGCGCGCGTACGACCACGTGCGCACGTACGGCTCCTTGGCGCTGGGCGTCGCAGACACGCGGCGGCACGCGCCCGTCACCTTTGAGGCGTACCTGGACGACGCGCCGTTCCCGCGGTGCGGCGTGCTGCACAAGCGCGTGTCGTACACGCGGGAGCAGGTGCACAACCTGGTGCGGTACGTGGACGTCATGGCGTCCGAGTTGCTGTGCGAACACCGTGGGCCCGTGGAGCTCATGGAGCAGTTCACGCTGGAGTACGGCTTGGAGGTCACCAGCGCGTACTCTGAGATGGCGCAGGGCAAGCTGCAAAGCACGCACACCGCCATGATGAAGCGGCACTTTCAGCAGCTGCGGGACCTGGAGAACGCGGGGCTGGCCACGGTGGTGCTGCCGCAGGCGCGCTTCACCGTGGAGGACGCCATGTACCGCGTGGCGCACGTGCTCAACGTCGGCTTCACCATGCTCCTGGCAGCCATGCGCGTGCGGGAGATGGCGGCGTTCTCGCACGTGCCGGCGCGCGCCCTGGACGCGTCGTCGCCCTTCCGGGCGTGCCCCTTTGGCTTCCGCACGCTGCCCGACATGCCGCTCACCATGCGCGTGGCCAACCCGCCGTCCCTGGCCACGGACAGCGTGCTGGGGCGCGCCGCAGCCATGCTGCACGACCCCAGCCAGGGCGTGCCCACGGGCAGCGACGCCGGCACGCCGCCGTCGTCCCCCGGCAGCGCCGGCTCTGAGGACGAGCCGTACGACCCCGACGCGTACTTTGCGCAGCGCAACATTCACTCGTCGGGCATTGGCGGCGCCAACGTGTCTGGCAACGGCGGCGGCCCCGTGCGCATGCAGGCGTTTGGCGCGCGGGGCGGCGGGGGTGGCGGCCGTCAGCGTGGCGGCGCCAGCGGCGGTGGTGGCGGCGGCGGCGCGGGCGGTAGCGGCGGTAGCGGCGGCACGGGCGACGCCGGCGCGGACGGCGGTGGGGCCGACGGCGTTGTGGCGCCCGACGCCATGCCTGCGCACCCCCCGCGCTCCGCCAAGGAGCAGCTCGTGTCGTTCCTGTGGCGCCAGGCGTCTGTGCAGTCCCTGCGGCACGACGGGACGCACGTGTACGCGCGGGTGTGGCAGGGGGACCAGCCCACGTGCGCGTGGTACGCGCTGCGCACGGGGCGGGCGGGCTCCACCAAGATGACCATTGAGGACTGGGTGCACCACGAGCTGGCGCCGGAGTACCGGTGGGACCAAGACGCGCTGTCCAACGCGGTACCCACGCACCTCGTGGTGCAAAAGCTCGTGTCCACGCCCACGTCGCTGTGGCCGCTGTACGAGCCCGACCGCAACTTTGTCGCGTGGCGCAACGGCGTGCTGCAGTTGGTGTGGAAAAACCCCGAGACGGGCGTCCTGCAGCCGCGGTGGCTGGACCACGCGCACCCCGACTTGGTGTCGGTGTGCGCCTGCAAGTACATGGACTTGTACATGGACCCGCAGTTCTGGGACGACGCGGCGTTCCCCGACCCCATGGCCATCCCCACGCCCGCGCTGGACACGGTGCCAGACACGCAGCACTTTGACACGGCGTCCAAGCGGTACTTTTACGGCATGGCGGGGCGCGTGCTGGCGCCCTTCCGAGTGGCTGACAAGGAGCAGAAAATCATGCTCATGATTGGGTGCGCGGGGTGCGGCAAGTCCACGCTGATCAACTTGATCAAGTCGTTCTTCCCGCGGGAGCGCGTGGGCACGCTGGCCACCAACGTGCAGGACCGCTGGGCGGTGGGGAACATCGTGGGCTGCTGGGTGTGGATGCTGCCAGAGCTCAAGAGCCACTTGAGCTTGAACCAGGGCACCCTGCAAAAGATGGTGTCGGGGGAGGAGGTGGGCGCCGAGAAGAAGGGCGTGCAGGAGTACGAAACCATCTTGGAGGCCAACGGCATCATTGCGGGGAACGAGCTGGCCACCAACCTGTCCGACACGGGCGGCGCCATCACGCGGCGGTTCTTTTACGTGTGCATGGACCACCGCCCCACCGTGAAGGACGGCACCCTGGAAAAGCGCATCTTTGACGAGCGCGCCGCGGTGTTTGCCAAGATGATCCGGTGCTACTACGCGCTGCTGGGGGACATGCGGGAGCTGTCCGCGGCGTCGGGGCGCACCGTGGACCTGGACACCATCCTGCCGCCGCAGTTCACGGACATGCGCAAGCGGCTGCAGGTGGAGGTGCAGCCCATGACGTCCCTGCTGACGTCCCCGCAGTGGTTCACCATGCCGCCGCCCGCCGTGAACAAGTTCTGGCACGCGTACGTGGACCACAAGGGCGCCCTCGCAGACGGCGCGCCCCGCAACGGCGTCACGCCCGCCACGCACCCCGACTTTTTCATGGACGACCAGCTGGTGGAGGACCTGCTGCCAGAGGACCCGCGGGACTACGTGGCGCCCACGGGCGGCGCCGTGTACGCCTTTGACGAGTACCGCGTCACCGAGCGCACCCTGCAAAAGGCGTGGATGTCGTTCTGCGACGAGAACCAGGTGCGCGCCGAGCTGCGCAACTTCAACGCGTTCAACGTCAAGAGCACGGCGCCGGCACTGGAGCTGAACATCGTGTCGTACATGAGCGACGCGCGCACCGGAGCGTTGATTGGCGCCAAGCGCGCGCGCACTGGGGGCGCCGCGGCGGCGTCTGTGGCAGACGGCGCCGCGCTTGACGCCGCGGCGTCGCCGACCTCCACCGCCAACGTGCCCACCTTTGCGGTGCACGGCGTGAAACTGCTGCGGGACAAGCTGGACATGCTGCGAGCGGCGGCTGGGGGCGACGACTTGCAATGAATTCACGTATAACACACGGCACTGCACACGATACACGGCGCGCGCGCGCTGGTTTGCCTGCCTGCCGCCGCGCGCTACACCAGGATGCCGCGCCTGGTCGCGGCAAAGCGCGTGACATGAGAGCTGTGGTATGCATTTGCGTGCTACTGCTGCTGTTGCTCCAGCACTTTCCACGGCGACGCTTTCACAATGCCCAGTGGTCCTCGAGCGACGGCGCCGAGGGCGCTGCGACGGGGGAACGGCGACGGCGCCGTGCAAAACGCGTCGCTCCACCGCCCCGTGTGCGCGTCCATGCCGTCGTTGCTCAGGGCGTCGGCGCGCTTGTTGAGCGCGCGACGTACGTGCGCCCACTCCAACGGAATCGGGCACGCGCCGGGCATGTGCGCCATCAAGCCGCAGCGGGCGGCTGGGTCAGGGGTGCCGTCGCCGCGCGCGTCGCCGTGCGCGTCGAGGGCGCGGCGCAGGTCCCGTGCAGCCGCGCGAACTTGCGCGACGCACGCCACCAAGCGCTTGGCGCGCACTTGCCACTTCCCGCGCACCTGCTGCACCACCAACTTGGAGTCGCCAATGATGCTCACAGACGTGGGCAACGGCACGCCGGGCAAGCCGCCGCGGCGCGCCGCCGCAACGCCCGCGGCCACGAGGTGCACCGCCAGCGCGGCGCCCAAGTACTCGGCTTGGTTGTTGGTGGTGCCGTCCACCATGGCGTGCGCCGCTGCGAGCACCTCGTGCCCATCCACGTACAACACCGCGCCAGACCCCGACACGCCGGGGTTCCCACGGGAACCGCCGTCAAAGTACGCCGTCCATGCGCCAACAGCTGAGGGCGCTGCGCCGTCTGCGCGCGTGGGGTTTGCGTCGCCTGCAGCAGCCATGCTCCTTGCGCGTGTGGTCACTGCTCCGCCGCGGCCGTGAACTTGCGCAGTACCCGGGAAGACGTGTGTGACGCGTGGTGCGCCAGCAGGACGTCCCGCCGGCGGGCGCGTTGCTGCGGCGTGTATGGCGCCCCCAACACCAGCGCCTCTTCAGCGTCCATCACGCCGTCAGACGCCGCGCGCACCAGCTCCCGCGCCGCGCGCAGGTGCACCGCGGCGTGCAACACCTCGTGCATGCGCTGCAGAATGTGCGTGGAGGCGGGCCCGTCGCGCCGCGCCGCAAACCCGCGCGTGGCGTCGCGCGCGTCAAGCGCGTCTGTGCGGTCATTCACTTTGAGCCACGCGTCGCCCACGGTGCGCACTGTGGGGCGGCTCAAGCGCTGCGTGAGGCCCGGGCTTTCCGCGGCAAATTGCTCAATGGACTGCAGGCCGCCGGGGAACGACGCGCGCGCCACGGCGCGCTGCAGGATGTCCAGTGTCAATTCGTACGGCTTCCGATTGGTTGGCGGCTGCAGCTTGGCGTTGCCCAGCACCTCCAACGCGGCCACAGCGCACGCGCACCGGCGCTGCGTACGCGCGTCCTGCCGCTGCGGCGCGCTGGACATGGTGGACCGTGCCGCCCACACCAGTGCCGCTGCCGGCACTTGGTACGGCATGTGCTTGGCGTGAATGTTCTTGACGTGAATGTTGCGGTGCGCAATGTACACCAGGGTCATTGCTAGCTCCCTCTTTTCGTTCATGTAGTACGCCACGCGGTCACGAAAGACGCGGCATTTGGCGTTGTCGCACGGCTCGGCTTGCCACGCGTCCCCGGAACACACGACGCAGTGCGTGGGCCACGCGGTGCACACGTCCCACACGGCCATGCCTGTGGGGTGGCGGGGGTAAACAGACGCGGACGGGCACGCGCAGTGCGGGTGCAGACTTTGTTACGGCGCGGCCCTGCGCGCTCCTCCGCGCCCGTCGTGGCACGTGCTACGTCGCGCCTTGAGCTCGTGCCACCTCAAATTTCTTGCGCCGCGCGCGCTGCTTGACGTTCCGTTTTTCCGCGGCTGCTTTCTGGGTGTTTTGGTTGCGCCTGCTCCTGCCGATGTTCGCGCCCAGTGGTTTCTTCAATTCCTCCCGGCGCTGCTCAAAGGTCTCTTGTGCCTGCGAGCCGACGGCTGCCGCTGCGTCTTCCAACGGCTCACGGCGCGCGGCTGCTGCGCTCGGCAGCGCGCCAAGGGTGGGCACGCCGGCGCTCTCGATGGGCGTATCACTAGTGTCCGAGTCGTCCTGGAGCGGCATGTGCGCAATGGCGCCCGGCTGTGAAGCGCCGTTGACGACAATGACTGCGCTCTTCTTCACGATGGGCTCTGCGGCCGGCAAATTGCCCGCGGTGTACATGCCCTCGAGGGGGCGGCTGGTCACGTCTCCAGTGGCACCGTCGGCACTGGGCGCGCCGCGGCCCACGACGCCCTCAATCACGGCACTGGACGCCAGCGCCACGGCGCACTGCGCGGCGATGCGGGTGACAACAAGCGTGTCCAATGGTGCGTCGCGCACGAAACGAGGCAAATACGCGCGCACGTCTGGCAGTGCCAGCACTGCACGCAGCCCCTCTGCATTTTCCATCAACACGGCAATGGCCGCCTGCCTGTCTTTGCACGCCTCGGTGCGGTGCGCCGTGTCGCCCGCGTAGCACGCCTCGCAGTGCACCGGAAAGTACGGCGCGTCCTGCGGCGCGCATGGTGGTGGAAGTGCGCCGTCATCTGAATGCATTGCAAGCGCCATGATTACACGCACACATGCAGTGCACACGCGTCCGTTGCTGCCGCTGCGTCCTCTTTACTCATCAAACTGCAGCGGCGGCAAAACCCGGCTGGGCACCACGCCGCTGCGGCTGCTGCCAGCGTCAGACGGCGCGTCCTTTGTGTACCACGACGCCCCGTCCCGGGCGCCGGCGCCCAGCGCAGCCGCTGCGGCGCTCGTGGCCAGATGCGACGTGCCGGTGGGCGCCGTGGGTCGGTCCGCCGCCGCGCCAGTGTTCCCGGCAGCGCCGCGCGCGCCGCGGCGCCGCATGTACCACACGCCCAGCAACACCACTGCCACGACGACGCCAACTATAATGTACATGCGCGTGTTGCTTTTCGAGGACGCCGTGGAAGGCTCCGTGGTGCCGGCGTTGGTGGCGGCGTCGGCGGGCCGCCGCGCCGCAATCGTAGACGCAGCGCCACGCTGCGGCGCCTCGGGCTTTGGCATCTCCCCGTCGGGGTACAAGCACCTTTCCACGCGGCGGTGCAAGTCCGCGGGCGCGTCGGGCAGCATGTCCAGCGCCGTCAGCACGCCGTCCACGGCGTGCTCCGGCATGGCGTCAGCTGGCGTGCACGCCTGCAAATACGCTTGTACGGCGCCATCGGGGGACCGCGTGTACACCTCCGCGGGCAGGCCCTGCAAGGACGTCATGGGGACAACGGTGTGAATGTGGCGTGCAGTGTGGTGGTGCATTCATGAGCGCGCAGCGCGTTGGTGTGCCGTTTGTTGCAGGGCCGAGACAACGCGGCGCGTCACTGCTGCGCGCCAGCGGCGTCCGTGGACGCGCCGCCGCCGTGCATCGCGTCGCGCAGGGCAGAGTGCATGGCTGAGCGCCCCGGGCGCATCTCCGCGTTGCGCGTCGCAGCCTTGGTCGCGGCCTCTGCGTCTTGCGCCGCGGAGCGCGTGTCCGTCGACGGCAGCGTCTTGGACAGGATGCTTTGCGCGGTGCGCATGCGGTCCGCGGCGTTGGTGCGCAGGCCCTCCCGGCGCATGCGGTCCATGAGGGAGTCCTTGCTGTTCAGTTGGGAGGGGTCGTACCCCGCGCGCTTCAGCATGCCGTCCATGTCCACTATCGTGGCGCCCTGCACGTCCTCGGGTTGAATGGGGCGCATGTTGCGCGCCATGGCCAGCCCCTGCAGCTTGGCTTTGGCCGTGGCGGCGTCCAGCAGCCCCGACGCCACTTGCTCCTGCACGCGGATGTTGATGAGCACCCACTCCCGTTGCGCCAGGGCGAACTCGGCGTGCACGCTGCTGGGCGGCACCACGCGCGCCATGCTGATGCGGTACGCCGTGGGCAAGTTCTTGTGCAGCTCCTCACACAGCTCTTCGTTGGCGGCCAGCATGGCCCGCAGGGCGCTGTCGGGCGCCTCGGGGTTGGCGGCCGCCGTGGCGTCAAACATGGCCCACGCGCGCACCCAGCGCTCTTTCTTTTCGCGGGGCGGCATGTGCTTCCACGGCGTCACGCGCGTCGTGTCGTACCGCGACACGGTAGCGTCGCTTCGCAGCGCGGCGTCTTGCAGCTGCTGCTCCGTCAGCATTTGCACCGAGGGCTTGGGGGCGGCCACGGGCTCCGCCGTGGAGCCGGCGGCGGGGGACGACGACGCTGCCATGGGCACGGTGCGGTGGGGAACGGGTGCGGTGTGCTACGTGCTCTGCGTGGCGCAAGCACCTGAACGAGGCGCTACGAAACTTTACTGCAAGTGGCGCTGCGCGGGCGCGGCACTGGCGCCCACGCCGTTGGCTGCTGCGGTGTGAACGGCACGGGCGACGTCAGCCACTGCGCCCGGGCGTGCCCCCGCAGCCGCAGCGCGGCGGCCGGCCCCGTCTCCACAAACAGCACAGCGTCGTGGTTGGCGCTGGCCGCGGCGCCGCGCTGTGTGGGCGTCGGCGCGCGCTTGGCGTGCGCCGCCACTTCCTGTCGGCACCGCAACAAGCTGGCGTACACGCCAGTGACAATCATCCAGTGCACATAATTCAGCTGCGCCACCGTGGTGCGCACCACGACGCCCCGCCACCGAAACAGCACCGCGCCGCACCGCCCCGTGCGCCGGTCTTCCCGGCAGTGCGCGTCCATGCTTTCCCGCGTGAAGCTGCGGTGCAGCGCAGCCAGCACCGACGGGGGGTACATGGCCTTGCCGCGCACCGTGATGAGCGCGTGCGTGGGCTTGTCCTGCGCGTAGTGCATGCAGAACCACGCAAAGTTCCGCATGTGCACCGACCCCTCGTGCCTCGCGGCGCGCTTGTGCACCAAGCGCAGCAGCGTGGCCGCGTTGTCCTCCCGCTCGAAAAACGGCTGCAGCTTGCCCAGCAGCGCGTACATGCCCACACTGAGCCCTTGCCCCGGCTCCGTGCTGAACGGCGCGCGGTTGTACGCGTACGTGGCGCGCCGGTGCACCACGGGCGTGCACGGAGCGGCGGCGTCCACCGCGGCGCCCGGCGCCGCGCGCGCAGTGGACGGGCGCGCGTGGTACCGCGCGGCGTCCCCGCGTTCTCCGCGGCGCGGGCGCCGCAGCTTGCACCACCACGACGGGTGCACATACGAGTACGCAACGTTGGCGTTCGCGGTGGCAAGGGGTGGCATTGTGCGCGCGCGCGGCGGCGTGACGGCGGCGCGTCGTGTACGTGCACTGCGCGTGCACGGGCATGAAGGGGTCTGTGGACATGAGCGCGGCGGAACGATTTGGAGGCGGCGGTGGTGGCGCGGCAGTTTTCCGCGCACAACACGCTGCACGCTCACATCCCCTGCACGCTCTGTGCCCGTACCACGTAGCACATACGCACAGCATGGCAGCTGCGTCCACGCCGCGGCGTCGCGCCGCGCCAAAAACGAGCGACCCGTGTGGGTGCAGCTCGCAGTGGACCGCTGCGTCTTTCAAAGGGCGCAAAAACCGCGTGCCCGCGGCAGAGACCTTTACCGCGCAGCACCCCGTGCTGCTCATGGAGCAAGAGCGCGTGGAGCGCGTGCGCGACACGCTGCGCCGCGCGGAGCGCTCTTTATCCCATGTGCGCGCCGAACTTAAGCGCAGCGTGCAAGACGCCAGTCGCGCCGACATGGCGTTGCGCGTGCTTGGCGTGCAAGAGCCGCTTGCCGCCCTAGCGGGCCAAGAGCGCGCCGTGGCCGTGACGGCGTACGACGGCGACGACGCAGAGTGCGGCGCAGCGGCGTACTTGGTGCAAAAGCACGGCTGCCGCGTGTGCAAGCGGCGGGACGGCTGGGCCAGCGTCTCGGAAGAGCGCGTGCACCCACGGGGCGCCGCCAAGTTTGTGCAGTGCGACGGCTGCGGCGTGAGCGTGCCCCTCACGGCGCGCCTGTTTGCGCTGGAAAACGGCCTGACGGACGTGAAGCGGTGGCGAGGCGGTGAGTGGAGCGTGGTCGAGGGCTCTGAGATTGGCGACGGCGAAGGCTTGACCAGCGCCAGCTTGGTTGGGCCAGAGTGGAGGCTGCACTTCCCTGAACGCGCGCCGCACAAGGGGCGGTGAGCCACCGCGCCGCGGGCGGGGGCCGCCGCGCCGCCCGTCAAACTGCAGCGACACGTGTAAATGCATGCACACTGCGCACCACCACGTTGCTCGCTCGCGTTGCTTGCTCACCACACCCGCACACCATGACGTCGCCCGTGCAACACGCCACGCACCTGCAGGGCGCGGGCAGCACGCCCGCTTTTGGGCAGGCGCTCATGGGGCAGCACCCCAATGTGTCCTACACCCACAACAACGGCGTGTACGTCGCGACGCAGGGTGCGGCGCAGCACGACGGCGCCGGGGACGACGCCGCTGGAGACGCGTACTCGCAGCAGCACGTGCAGGTGCAGCGCATCCTGGGGCAAAGCGCGACGGCGCCCGAAGCGCATGGCGGCGGCGGCGCCGCGCCGCGCAGCGACGCGCCGGCGCGGTCCGGTGTGTCTGCTGAGCTGCCGCCCGAAGCGTTGCCGGCGCAGGGCGGCGCCGGCAACGCGGCGCACGTGACGCCAGCGCAGCGCAACACAGAGCGCATGGCTACAGAGGTGCTGGCCGCCGCCAAAGCCGCCACGCGCTCCGGCGCCGCGCAGGGCAGCATCGTGCACGAACCGCACCCCCTCATGTACGCGTGGCGCAAGTGGCTGCTGCGCCGCATGGCGCACGTGCAGCGTGCCGAGTTCCCAGGGCCCGACCAGCCCCAGCTGCGTGCTGACGGTAGCATTGACATGGAAGCCACCGCGGAGCGCACCGCGCGCGCCGCGCAATTCGACGCGCTGTACTCGGACGTGGACAGCAGCGTGGCGTGGGTGTGGCCGCGCACGGTGCCCTCGGGCGTCGTGTGCTGGCACTGCGCGCACGCCTTTGACGGCCCGCCCGCGTCGGTGCCCATGCGCCGCGAAATGAACGGCGTGTACGTCATGGACGGCGTGTTTTGCACGGTGCCGTGCGCCGTGGCGTACATTCAGGGCATGCCGTGCGGCGAGCAAATGCGCAACACGCGCCTCATGTACCTCGCCGCGTTTGTGCGGTACGCGCTGCGGGACGACGTGGACATGGAGGCAGCGCTGCTGCGCCCCGCGCTGCCGCTGCGCTTCCTCAAGGCGCGCGGCGGCACCATGGACATTGACCAGTGGCGCGAAGCGGCGCACTGCTCCGAGCACGTGACCTTCACGGAGCGCGCGCCGCCGTACGTGCCTGACGCGGTGCTGCTGGAAATGCAAAGCCGGGACGCGGCGCTGCTGCAGCAGCTCAAGTCGCCGCACGCCGTGTGCACGGACCCGCAGTGCATCGAAATGCCGGCAGACCACGTCACGCCCCGGGAAGCCTTTGCGCACATGCGCACTGTACCGCAACGCACATGCGGCAGCGCGCTGTACGCGGAGTTCTGCGCCGCTGCAGACGCGCAAGACGCGCAGGCGTAAGTACTGCGCACTGTTGTAGCGCGGGAATGAACGCGCCTTATTCCCGTACGGCTTTTGCGGCGCACGCAAAGGATGCGCTACAGACGCGGGAAAACGAACAAAATTGTACATCTCACTAGAATCATATTCACACACACACCCTGTATCACTATGAATTCCGAACAACGCTCATCCGACCTTGGCGTGCAGTGGGGGCACCCACTGACTGTAAGCGGCGCGGCGTCTTGTGCTACGCCGCAGCGCCCAGTCAAAGTACGATGTGCGACGCCTGTTACGTGCGATGCGACGGGCCAGCGCGTCGCGGCGAGTCGCGTTGTGTGGCTCGCTTGCGGGCACGCCGTGTGCGGCGCAGCCCTCGACAAGGCGTACAAAATAGCAACGTACAGCGCCCACACGCTGTGCTGTCCCGCGTGCAGCGCGTCTGACAGCGCCGTGCATGCTGGCATGCAGCATGTGTCTCAAGAGCTGCCTGAACTGGAACCCGCGGCGCTGGGGTTTGGGCTGCGCCGCGATGCCGCGCTCTCGGCAGACATCGCGCCTCAACTGGACTTGTTGTTGACTGCGCACGCCCACATTTTATGCGCGGCGTTGGCGTGCGTGCACTCCCCCGCGGCGCTGCAAACGTGCAGCGAAGCGCTGCGGCACGTCTCCGACATGCTGCCAGCCGAAGCAGGCAAACTGGCCGCGCAGCATGCGCACCTCATGCAGCGGGCTGCGCGCGTGGGCAACAGCGGCGGGGACATGCCATTTGACATGACAATGGGCATGCTGCTGCACCCCGCCCTGACGCACTTGAGCAGCGCGCGACTGTGCACGGCCATGCTGTGGATGCTGGGCCGGGGCGGGTTGGAGGCGGCGATGCTGGCACGGCGCATTGTCGAGTGGACCGAAGTCGTGCCGGGCGTGCAGCACTTGCACCCCGCTTTGGCCAGCGACATGCTGCGCGTGTTGCTGGACACGACGGACGCACACAGATTGACGCCGCCGTCCGCGCGCGCGCAGTACCGCACCGCCACGGCGTGCTACCTATGGTGTACGCGCGTCGCGAGGGGGCGGCCCACGCACTCGCTCAACGTGGCGCTGTTGCGGTACGTCATGGACACGGCCGACGCGCACCCCGACGCCGGGGAACACCAGCGCAGAGTGGAAGATTGGTCCGCTCACGCACAGGGGTACATTGTGCAAGGCGAGTCGGCGGCAAGCGCGGGCGTGGACGAGTCAGCGGCGGGAGCCAGTGTCGCGTGAAGCGTGCTATGCATTTACCGCGCCCTCACAGCGCGCGGCCCGCGCCGTCGTACAGAAACGAGGGCACGCTCTCATTCACGTTTGCGTGCAGCGACTCGTGCACGGGCGAATGCGGGAGCCCGCGCACGGCGTGCAGCACACACGCCGCGCGCGGCGTCAAAAAGTCCAGTTGCTTGGAATGCGCCATGATCAAGTTCCCCTGTGCGTCGTGCGTTTCCAGCAACCGTGGCAAGTACGTAAACGCGGCGCCGTGGGCGTGCGCCGACGACGCCAGCACTGGCGCTTCAGCGTGCGCGTACACGCTGCCCACGCCGCGGTATTCCGTCGTGGAGTGCCACTGCGGCACGGTGTGCGTCGAAATGTCGTGCACGGCCGCCACGGTGCGGGACATGGTGCTCCGCTGCGGCACGTCAAGCACCATAACCTGCACCGTCTTGTCGTCCCCCCGCACGCCGTGCGCGTCGTACCGTTTGCGGCGGTGCATGGACAGCACATTGGCCGCGCGGCTGTGCACGCGGCGCGCAGTGGCGGCGTCGGTCATGGTGGTTTCCCACGCCACCACGGCGCCGTGCCCGCCGCCGCCTTCTGTGCGGTGCGTCAGCAACCACGGGTGCTCCGTGCTGTCATTAATACATAGCAGTTCCATGCCCATGGCCCCGCCACGAGCGGGGCGCAGCACCAGCAGTGCGGGGTGCGCGTCGTGCAGCGCCGCGGCATCGTGCGCGCCCACCTCCCGCGCAACGCGTTCGTCGTGCAATTCGCCCCCGCGCACGCGCCCCAGCGTGGAGCGGATGGGCAGCGTGCACCGCAGCGGCGCGTACCACGTGCCGTCGTCAGTTTGAGCCGCAGAGTCAATGCTGGGCGCTGCCAGCGCCGCGCCGCCCGCAAACACCAGCGTCCACACCCCGCGCTGCGCTGCGGCGGGGGTGATGAGGACGGGCGTGGCGCCGGCGCGGGGCACGCACAAAAAGGGCGTAACGCACGCGCCAGCCGGCGGCATGCGGGCGGGGAGCGCCGCGGGCGGCCGCACTGCGGCGTGGTGCATCATGGCCCACGGCGTACGCGCTAGCTGCGCCGCGGACTCGGCGCACTCGGGGGGCACGCCGCACAGCTCAAAGTGGTTCGTCACGCCGGCGTGCATGCGCCACGTCAACGACACGGGCTGGTCCAGCGACCCCATGGGGCGCCACGCCACGCGGTCGCCCGCGTACGACAGAATGTACACCTGCGTTTCGCCCGGCGCGTACGACGCGACGTACACCGTGTACGTGTGGCCCGCTCCGTTGTGCACCAAGGTGCACCTTTGCGGGCCTCCGGGTGCGTCGGTCGTGTGCCACAGCGCGTCCCCCCGACTGTTCCCCGGCCCAAACACGTACGGCGTGGCGCCGCCCACCATGAGCACGTACCCGTGCACGCGCCGCGCCTCGTCCGGGGTGAGGTGCACGTCCATCAACAACGACGGCGACGCCCGCGCCTGCGGGTCGCCGGGTATAATGGCCTTTGGCTCCGCGTACGCCGTGGGTTGCATGGCGTCGCGCCGAGGTGGGCGTGCCCACTGCTGCAATTGCGCGCGCGCAAGTGCCTTGGCAGCCGGCGGCGTCGTCGCGGCGCGTTTACTGGGGAGTCCGCGGAGCGCGCGGCAGTCGCGCGTGCGGCGCGCAACACCTTTGTGCACTGCTCCGTGCACACTGAAGCGGCCGTAGTAAAGACACTGCGGCGAATTCACGGCACTTGCAGCGCGCGCACCCCGTCCCCCTCACCCTCGCACACGACGCACCATGGCTGACGGATCCACACTGACCACCACTACGGAGCGCGGCTCCATGAACGCGTTGACCACGCGCTCTGCCAAGTCGTACATGTCGCACAAGGCGCGCAAGGCGGCCATTGGCGTCGTGGTGACCGCGCTGATCATCGGCGCGTTTGTGGTGCTGTACTTTACAGTGCTGAAGAAGCCGTACCGTGGCGGCAGCAAGTCCAAGGGCAGCACGCGGCTGGTGTTTGAGGCGCAGACGCAGCAGGCGCCCAACACTGGCAGCGCCGACAGCGGCAGCACCACGCCGTCCGCGCCGGACCTCAAGTCCCTCGCCAAGACCATTCAGAGCGACATGAAGAAGCAGCTGAACACCAAGACCATCGCCGTGTACGCCGCGGGGTACGCCGACGCACTGTGGGTGGCCAACAACGACGCGTCGTACACCAGCGACAAGGTCGCGCTGTACAAGAACAAGATCCCCAAGGCGTGCGTCTCGTCGTACAAGGACAGCACATCCACGTCATTTGTGGTGGACGGCAGCAAGAAGACCGTCACGGCGTCCACCGACACGCCCGCGTGGGGGCTGTTCGTGGTGGAGACGGACGCCGCCGCCACCGCCGTGTCCGCCGCAGCCACCAAGCTGATGACCACCGGCACGGTGAAGTACGGCACCGCGACGCCGGCCGCGTCCACAGCGGACGACGCCACCAAGGCCGTGTGCACCTTTACAAAGTCCTCATAGACGCCCCGCGCCCGCGCCGCGCGGCGCGAAATAAACACACCACGCTCACACCCTCCACGCGCGTCGCACTGAAATACGTTGCACCACCATGCCCACTACCTTTACAGAAGATGGCATCGTCGTGGTGCGGCAGTTGACACAGACTGGGGGCGGCCCGCCAGTCGTTTTGCCCCCCGACACGGTCGTGGGGTACCTGGTGGTTGGCAGCGGCGGTAGTGGCGGCATTGGCGGCGACGGCGGTGAAGTGAAGAGCGGCGCGTTTGTCACGCCCAGTACGCCCGTGGAGGCGACGTTCATTGTGCCTGCACCCGTCCTGCCTGGGCAGCTGGGGGACGACACTATGCTGATTTTGAACAACGGCTTGCCCGTGATTGTGTCTCGGGGCGGAGGCTCGGGACCATTCTCTAACTTCACGAACGCTTTCGGCGGCGCCGGCCATGGTGGTCCCGGCCTAGAGGGCATTGCGGGGCGCGCCGGGCGGGGCGGTCCGGGCGTGCCGGTCACGTTGTGGAACGGCGAAACGCGCGTGTACGGGGCGGGCGGCGCGGGCTCTGTGGGGCCCGGATTCCTGCAAGCGCTCCCCGTGGACACTGGCGGCGGCGCTGGCTCGATACATGCAGTTGTGAACTCTGGCAGCGGCGGCGCGGGTGGCACGCCCGACAATCCAAGCGGCGGCACCGGTGCCATTGGGCAGATCAGCTTGTGGTACCGCGACCCCGCGCAGCCAGTGCTGGAGCTGGACCCCGGCTTGCCCGGCGTCGTCACCGACGAAGACACTGGCGGCACAACGTACGAAGTGGACACGGAGGTGTTCACCGTGGACGCTGCCAGTGGGGGTGGCGGCGGCGCCGAGGTGTATCCCACGGCCGCCGTGTCTGCGCAGCGCATTGTGCAGGCGTCACAGGTGGCGTCGTCCTCGGACTTGTTCAATGTGTCCACCAACGCCACGCTGCAGGCCGCGGTGGAACGCGCCGCGCCCGTCACTATGAACGTCCTGCGCGTGGCGGCCGGCAAGCCCCGCACGTACACGCGCACCACGTCGCCCCTAATTTCCGTCACCAACGCCGAGCAGTCGTCCATTTACGGCAACACGGTGCGCTTCACGCCGTTGCAGGCCGCGGCGGTGATCGCGGTGCGGGACGACCCCGCGCTCACGCCTGAAACGGTGCAGTACGCACTGGACGTGGGCGTGCCCCGGTTTTTCATTCAAGACATGGCCACGCGCGCCGAGTCGCTGGCCAGGAAGCGCGTGTTTGCCGCAGCGGGCATTGAGTTCGTGGCGGCGCCCTTTAACAGGTACTTTTAAGTGCGCATCATGAAATGCATTGCAAGCTTCCCCCTCTTCCACGCCTGTTTACCGCCTGCCGCGTCACGCGGAGCACACCAAGCACTCACCATCGTCGCCGTCCTTTCGCAGGGAACACGCGCCGCCGTCCGCCGCGGCGGGGGCGGCAGCGCTGGCGGCGTCGCTGGCGGCGTCGCTGGCGGCGTCGCTGGCGCGCGTCGCGTCTGTGACGGACACCACCTGCGTGCGCCCCGCGCTCTTGGTGTGTAGGTAGTACTTGCCGGTGGGCAGCCCCCGGCGCCACGCGTGCAGCAGGGCGCGGTGCAGCGACGTGATGAGCGCGTCGGTGCTCACGTCGCCGTCAGGGCGCGGCAGGTACATGTTCATGCTCTGGGATTGGCACACGTACCGCGCGCGATCCGCCGCGAGGTCCACAATGGGCTTGTTGCGCACCTCGTACGCGGTGCGGAACACGCGCTGGATGTCCCGCGGCACGCCGGGGCAGCCCGCGATGGAGCCCTCGTTCTGCCGCAGGTACGCGCGCACCGCCGGCGTCCACAGGCCCTTGTCTTCCAGGGTCTGCGTCAACACGGGGTTCCACACCACGTACTCGCCGCTGTTGGTGGTGCGAATGTACACGTTGGACACGCACGGCGCGAAGCACTCTGTGTTGCGCATCATGATGGCTGTGCTGGCGGTGGGCATCAACGCAATGGACAGCGAGTTGCGCACGCCGCGCTGGACGCTCTCCCGCAGCGCGTCCCAGTCGTACCGCGCCGACGGCTCCCAGCCCTCTGCCTCGTTCAGCTGCGCCCACATGTCCATTTGCAGCACGCCGCGCGCCATGGGGCACTCGTCAAAGTGCGGAAAGGCGCCTTTTTCCTGCGCCAGTGCCGCCGACTCGCCCACCGCGGCGTGGTACATGGTGGCGAAAATCTCCTTGTTCAGCGCCTTGGACTGCGCGTCCCCAAACGCCGCGCCGTGCGCCGAAAACACGTCGGCCAGGCCCTGCACGCCCAGCCCCACGGGGCGCAGCGCGGCGTTGGTGCCGCGGCTGCCGGGCGTGGAGTACGTCGTTACGTCAATGACGGCGTCCAGCGCGCGCGCCAGCACGGCGCACGCGGCGTGCAGGCCCTCGTAGTCGTACGTCACGGTGCCGTCCACGTGCTTGCACACAAACGCCGACGCCGACACGGACGCCAGATTGCACACGGCGTCTGCCTTGCCCTGCGTGTACTCGATGATTTCCGCGCACAGGTTGGAGGAGCGGATGGTGCCCAGGAACGACTGGTTGCTGGTGGCGTTGGCGTGGTCCTTGAACAGGATGTACGGCATGCCCGTCTCAAAGTTCACCTCCAGGATGCGCATCCACATCTCCCGCGCCTTGACCACGCGGTTGGCTGGCAGCGCGCCCCCCGCGCGCAGCCGCGCTTCCACTTTGGCGTACAGCGCGTCAAACGCGGCGCCGTGCACCTCGTCCAGCTTGGGCTCGTCGGGCAGCATGTCAGAGGGGCACACCAGCGTCCACTCGGCGTCTGCCGCCACGCGGCGCATGAACTCGTCGGGGATCCACAGCGCGTAGAACAAGTCCCGCGCGCGCTCCGTGGCGGTGCCCGTGGGCAGCCGCAGCTCGATGATGTCCAGGCAGTCGGGGTGCCACGGCTCCACGTACACAGCCATGGAGCCCGGGCGGCGCCCGCCCTGGTTCACGGCGCGCGCGCTGGCGTTGAACACCCGCAGGAACGTGGGCACGCCGTCGGCTTTGGCGGACGTGTCGCCAATGGCCGCGCCGCGGGCGCGCAGGTTGGACACGGCGACGCCAATGCCCGCGGCGTTCTTGCTGTACCGCGCGCAGTCCGACAGCGTGTCGTAAATGCCGTCAATGCTGTCCTCCCGCGTGGACATGAGGATGCACGACGACAGCTGCTGCCGCTGCAGGCCGGCGTTGAACAGCGTGGGCGTGGCCATGGAGCCCTGGTGCCGCGACAGCACGTCGTACAGCTCCTTGACGCGGGGCACGTCGCCCTTGTGGATGGCCACCGCCACGCGCATGTACAGGAACTGCGGCGTCTCTGCAATGCTGCCGTCCTTGGCGCGCATGAGGTACGCCCGCTGCAGCGTGTACATGCCAAAGCCGTCGAATTGCAAGTCGCGTTCGGGGCGCACCGCGGCGTCGTACGCGGCGGCGTGCTCCCGCACGGCGGCGACAAAGCCCTCGTCCAGGCAGATGCCCATGTCCAGCGCGGCGTCCACCGCGGCGGAGAACGTGGGCGCCACCTTGCGCTGCAAGTCCATGGCAGCCACGCGCCCAGACAACAGCCCGTAGTGCGGGTGCACCGCGTTCAGCGACTGCGCCTCGCGCGCCACCCGCGCGTCCAGCTCCGTGGTGTCGGTCACAGCGCGCGACTGCAGCATGTCCCGCATGACGTTGTGCACCACCATGTCAGCGTCCACGTGCAAGTCGCCCACGACGCCTTGCAGGCGCTGAGAAATCTTGGCCACGTCGAACTCTTCAATGTCCCCCGCGCGGGTGCGCACCAGGGGCAGCGCGGTGTCGTACGCGCCGTGAACAGACGCCATGACGGTGCAGTGTGTGCGCGTGAGAAGGAGGTGCGGGGCGGGCTCGTGTGCAGCGTCGCAGGGTCGGGAGCGTGTGCATTTTCAGTTTGCTGCAGCGGCGGTGCCCCGCGCCGCGCCCAGCTGCGCGGGAGGTGCAGTCGGGGCCACCAACCGCGCAACGCGCGCGGTCGCTCCAAAGACGCGCGTGAATGAACGTTGATCCCCCGCGGCAAACGCGCGCGCGTGCGATGCACGCGCTGCGCTCGCCGACCAATCACCGTGTTAATACCCACACTCCTCCGCCATTTCCACACCCCCCACCTACGGCGCGCAGCGGCACCACAGCGCGCAACAAGCGCAGCGCGCGCTCATCTCACTCTGTACGGCGCGCCATGGCAACGCGCACACTGCGGCACCGCTTTGCGTCGTGGACGCCGCGCGTCGCGGCGTGCCCCGAGCGCTGGGGCGACGCGCGCGTGGAGTGCTGCGTCACGGGGGAGTCTGTGCTGCAGAACAACGCGGTGTGGTTGAGCTGCGGGCGGCACGCCGTGACGGGCGACGCTGCGTGGAGGTGGGCCGAGTCGTGCCACGAACGCGGCGTGCAGTTCACGTGCCCCGCGTGCCGCGTGCCTGACGGCGCGGTGGGCAGGCTGCTGCGCATGGCGCGGCGGCACGCGGGGCACGACGCGCGCATCGCCGAGGTTGTGGGGTACGGCGGGTTGGGCAGCGCGGACCACCGCCAGGCGCCGCCGCGCCCGCTGTACCACACCGTTACTACCATGGTGCTCCTGCTGCTGATGCTGGGCACGCGCGCCTCCGCCGCCACGCGCCGTGCAGTGGTGGACGTGATGCACCGCATGCGACCCCACATGCCTGTGGGGTCCAAGTTTTGGTACGCCACGGTGCTGTCCGCGGCAGAGGCGTGCGTGCCAGACACGCTGCCAGCCCGCCGCGCGGCGCTCCTGCTGCGCTTGACGTGCTGGACACTGGCCAAGAGCGGCTTCATATGCGCCGTGCTCAAGGCGCTGCGCGTGTGGCAGCCCGTGCACGCGCAGTTTGTGCGCGGCGTGGCGCGCCACGCCGTGCTGCGAAGCACCTGCGCTCGCATCACGCGAGTACTGCGCAACGACGTGGAGAGCGGGCACTGCGACGCGGCGCAGGCCGTGCGCACGCTGCGGTGGTTCGCGGCGCTGGCATGGGAGCAGCCCGCGCAGTGCCGCGTGGAAGACGTGCGCCGCGTGCACGCCGCGCTCAGTGCGCCGTCGCAGCCGCCGTGCACCCACAACGCGGGCGCTGTGGACGCTGCGTGGGGGCTGGTGCGGGCGCTGTGCGCCGCGCCCCGCGTGCCTGGCGCGCGCGGGAGGCACGGCGCGTACGAGCTCCAGAACGCGGCGCGCTTTGCGCGCGCCATGACCACGCAGCCCGCCGCTGCCGTGGAGGTGTTCTTCAACCGCGTGAGCCGCGCGGGGGCGCCCAGTCGCCACGGCGCTGTGCGGTCCGCCCCAAAACCCGGCCCTGCGTCGGCGCCGAGCCAGCCGCAGCCGCCGCCGCTGCCCCGTGCGTAAAGTACTTTGGACCGTCCACGCCGCCCTCGCACCGTGCCGCTGCGTCATCACGCGCCGCGCGCTACACACGCACGCTGCCACGCACAACCGCCCCACAAACAACAGCGCCGCCATGAGCGCTGCAGCGCCCGTCGCCACCACCAATGACGCCGCCGCGCACGTCGTGCACGTCACCGTGCCGCTCACTGGCGCCAACGCCGCCATTGTAGAGGCCAGCATGGTGTCCATTATGCACGCGCTGGAAGCCACGCGCGCGCGCATCATGGACGGCGGCGCCGACTGCCTCCGCGTCCGCTTTTGCGTCACGCTGGGGGAGGGCAATGTTGCGTCTGTGGTGCAGCACGCCACGGCGCGCCGCGCGCGCCCCGCGCCTACAGCGGCGCGCATGCACACCCTGGACGAAGCGTCGTGGTGGTTGACGTACGTGCACACGCAGCTGCTGCGCGTGGTGCGGGAGTGCGACGGCGGGCCGGGGCAATTGGAGGACACCAACGGCTCCACGGAGCTGGTGACGCACGCCGTGAAGAGCCTGGTCAAAGCGCAGTGCGCCGCCATTGGCGAGGCCGTGGCGCGCCTGCGGGACCACGTGCTGTACACGCGGTCGTACTTGTGCACCGATGAAGCGGCCGTGGAGGCGCAGCGCGTGGTGGACGCGGCGCCCACGCGCGCCGAGGACCAGCCGCCGCCGCACCGCGTGGCCACCATTAGCACCGCCGTGCACCGCGGCGTCACGTGGACGCGCAACCCCGTGTCCCGCGACTTGCTGGACGCGCACGGCAAGCTGCAGCTGGGACCCAACGCGTGGTGGGCGTTTGTGCCCGAGGCGCTGCACACCGCGGCGCACTTTGCGCACGCGGCGTCCAAGCGCGACATGCCCATGCCCACCCTGACGCGCCCCATGCAAGCCGCGCTGGCAGCGGGCGCGGTGGACGCAGCCACCACGCACGACATATCCCGCATGATGTCGGGGTACGACATGCTCCTGGTGCAGCTGGCGGCGCCGTGGTCCGCGACAGAGGTGCCCCTGCGCAACACGTCCGAGGTGCACGCCTTTGGGCAGTGCGTCGCGCAGTACATGACGCGCATGCTGCGGCACCCCCACGCGTCGTACAACACGGCAGACTCCGCCGTGACTGCGGCCCGCGTGTGGGCGGCGCGCGACGCGGCGCGCCTGGACCTGCTTCCCGAGGGCGTCGCGCCGCCGCGCGTGACGCACTGGCACGTGGTGCCCATTGACGCGCCGTGGTCCCCGCCAGCGGCGCGCGGCTTTGCCCGCGTGCTCAACACTGCCGCGTCCAGTGTGGGGTACCCCGCTGGCACGGCGCCCGTGCACGCAGTGTTCTTCCCCACCGCGCCGCCCGCGGACCACGCGCTTGTGCGAGCTCTCAAGGCGCACGCGCCGCTCGTGGTGCAGGACACGCCGCCCCTGGTGTACGACGACGGCGACGACGCCGACGACGACGAGGACGGCAAGGCCGAGCGCCTGGAAAGCAAGGCCGCAGACGCTGACGAGCCCACGCCTGTGGAGGTGGCGCTGTGCAGCGTAGCAGCCATTCCCGCGCCGGCGGCCGTGGCGGCGCGCGGCATGAGCGCGCGATAATCCAATTTGTGTCACATGATTGCACCGCACTGCCCACACTGCGCGCCCCTTGCCACGGCGGCTGCAGCGCGCGCACACGCTCACACGGGACGACGGCATGAACGCGCTGGCCGAAGCGGCGTGCGCCGTGGATTCCGCCACGTACGGCGACGGCAGCGCCGGCACAATGCACGCGGTGCTGAACACCGTGGACGTGCAGCAGTTGTTGGTGGCGCTGCACAAGGCGCTGCGGCGGGCGGGGTACCGCGGGCGCGCCGAGCCCTTCAGCATGGCGTCGGAGCAAGCCCTCACAGTGTACGACGCCGACGCCATTGTGTGCGACGCGCACGCGGCGCAGTGCGTGCCAGCAGACGCAGACGTCGCGCTGTTGACGTTCACGCGGGACGCGTACGGCGAGCCGTGTGCCCTGGTGACGCACACGCCCAATGCGTGGCGGGAGCCGCTTGCGGTGCGCGTCGCGCTGCTGGCGCCGCGGCGCTTGTTTGACGGCACAGCGATCGTTTGCGCCGTGCACGCGCCGTCACGTGCGGCGGGCGCGCCGCCCAGCGCAGCAGCCGCGGCCACGGCTGTCGACGCCAGCGGCGCGCACGAGGCGCCGCCGCGCGCGCCCAGCGTGGTGGAGCTGCAGTGCTTGGACGCCGTCATGGTGGCGGGGCGGTGCATGCACGCGGACGACACTGGCAGCGCCACCGCGTCGTGGAACTGCCGGGGCTTCCGGGACCGCCACGCCATTTTGCGGCAAGCCGTGGCTGCCGTGTCCCCCGCGCCAGCGGCTGGCGTGGCGCTGACGTGCGTGCCGTACATGCACCCGCAGCAGGCGCCCGTGGCGCACGACGTCGCGCTGCACATTGTGCCCCTGGCGCCGCGCGCGTGCCACTACGTGACTGGGCTGCCCACGCGCACCGTGTGGCGCGCGCGGCACCGCGTGCGCGTCGTGCTGACTGCAAAGTGGATGGGCAAGCAGCACGCCGTGGTGCCGCACGGCGCCCGCGGCGTCAACGTGAACAAGCCGCGCACCGGCGGCGCTGGCACGCGCATGGCGGTGGCGGCGTACACCCGCGGCGACAGCGTGAGCGACCCCTGGTGCATCACCACGCCGCGCGCCGTGGCGGTGTACGGGCAACCGTGCGACGCCGTGCTCACGCTGTCTGACGCCTTGGAGGCGGCGCTGACGGACTTGACGCGCGCCGTGAAAAAGCACGCGCGGCGCGGCGGGGGCACCGCGGAGCGGCTGGACTCGCCGCCCGAGCCGTGGGTGCGCGGCGACGCGCGCAGCGTGGACGTGGCGACTTGGCCGCACCCCCTGTGCGCCGAGGCGGTGTGTTCCGTGCGCATCGTGCGCAAGGGCGGCGTGGACAGCGTGCACTTGACGCCCTTGACGCTGGCGCCGCACGACGCGGCGGCCGGCCGGGTGGACACGCGGCACGCCCTGGAAAGCGCGCTGTCCACGGCGTACGACACGCCCGGCGCCGACGCGGTGCAGGTTGTGTGCCAGCAAGCCGCAGTGTGGTGAGACGCCGCGTCGTATCAGCAGTGAGTGTGTGTGCTCAGGGAATGCATTGTGGTCCGTGCTGCCGCGCGCCGCTGTCAGCGCTCCGCGCCGCTCTGCCCCGCTTTGTACACCTCGCGCATCCACCGCGCAACCGCGCCAGCGCTGGCGTTCATGTCGGCGTGGGGCATGCCGCACTGCATGCCCAGCGTCTCCACGGCGTCAAGCACGCGGGCAACGGCAACAACGCCCAGTGGGCGCTGCCGCTCCAGGGGCGGCAGACACGTGCCGTACGCGGCGCCCGCGGCGTTGCCGCGCACAGCCGTGTTGTGTGCAAACGGCCCTGTCAGCAGCATGCACACGGGGCACTGGTGCGTCACGGTGCGCTCGCCTTCGGCAATGCGCATGTACGGGTACGGCGTGTCGTCGTAGTCTCGCAGCATGCTGTTTGCAAACGCGAAGCGCAGCACAGCCTCTGGCTGCGTGCCGGGCAGGGCGGCGCGCACGCTCTCGGCGGTCGCGTTGGCCATGGACACGTCCTGCGCCGGGGTAACTGCGCCACCCTGCGCCGCCGTCGCGGCGTGCTGGGTTTGCAGCCGCCGCGCCATGGCGTACTGCACGTCTGCAACGTACCCCTTGACGTCCATGTGCAGTTGGTACCCCACTTGCTGCGTGAACGCGCCGCTTTCGTTCCACGCGACGCGCGTCCACGGCGCGGGGATGGGTTCCCGCTCATTCACGGCGTCGTACTCGGCCTGCATGGCCGCGCGGCGGCGGTCCAGCGCCTCCAAGCACCGCTGCACAATGGTGGCCACCGCCACAGCCGCGCCCAGTGCAAAGTCCTCGGGGTGCGCATGCCCCTCCGGCGCGGCTGCGCGCAGCGACGCGAGGCACTGGCGCGCTGCGTCTGTGTCTTGCAGCGCTTCGCGCACGCGCTCAAAGCCTGTGAGCGTCTCACGCGCGCCGCGGCGCCCCTTGACAAACGGGTCGGCGAACTTGACGCCGGATTTCAGCACGCTGTTGAACTTTGTGGACCGCTTTCCGGACATGTTGAGGGGCGGCGTGCTGCCCCGCACACACGTTGCGCACGCCGCACGCTGCCCAAAGGGGTGCGGCGCCGTCGCCTCTAGCACGTCGGGGGGCACCCCCGCCAAGCGCACGGCGCGGTCCGCCACGCGCCGGCTGTGCTGCAGCGCGTTCTCCCCCGGCAGCGCGTCAGTGGACGGCTCTGGTGTGGGGTGGTAGTTGTTCAGGGTGAGTTTCATGACGTGCACGCCCACCATGAAGCCGTCTCGCAACGCGCCCATCACGGCGCGGCTGCTGCCATACGCCGTGCTCATGCCAGGCACCAAGCCCACGCCGTCCCCCGCGGCGTCGTCTGCCTGCGGCGGCAGCATGCCGCGCGCGTGCACCTGGTCTCGCGGCAGCGTCTGCCCCCGCTGCACCACAAAGGCCAGCAGGTCCGCCCCCGACAGGGCGCGTGCATCTTGCGCCGCCATGTGGGAGCGCAGCGCGGCGTCGCGCGTGGTTTCTCAATGGGCGCTTGCTGCGGGGTGTTGCCACGGGGCGAGTATTTATTGCAGACGCGGCGGTTGGCGCGCGCCCGGCGTGCTTTCCCGCGGGCTTCAGGCGCTTGCAGTAAACTCCGCCCAGAATCCCGCGCCAGCGCTCTGCCTGCCCGCCGCACCGCGTGTGCACCATGTCCACACCGCCGTACGCGCGTTCACTGCAATTGGCGTCCAAGGCCGCAGCGCACGCCTCGCGCGTGAAAGCGGCGTCCAAACGCCGCGCGAGCAAGGACTCGGCGCGGCGCGACAAGCTGCTGCGCGTGACGCGGTCCACTGCGCCCGGCAAGCGATTCACGGCGCACTTTGCAAACGGGCGCGCCACGCACTTTGGGGACCCCGCGTCCCGCACGTACTTGGACCACGGCGACAGGGACAGGCGGCTGGCGTACCGCACGCGGCACGCCAAAGACCTCGCCACGCACGACCCGTACCGCGCGGGGTACTTGTCGTACTTTCTGCTGTGGGGCGTGCACTCGTCCATGGACGCGGCGGTGCGCGCGTACAACCGCGCGCTGTTTTGAGCGCGCCCCGCACCCGCAAGTACATTCATTCACGAGCGGGGCTTGGTTGCGCGCGGCGCGCCGTGCGCCGCCCCGTCACGGCCCGGCGTTAAAACACGAGGGACGCCGCGCACGCTGCACTGCACGCTGCACGCGCTGCGACGCACAATGGCAAGCGTTGCGCAGTACACTGCGCTGGTGGCCGCGGGGCGGGACGCGCTGCTGGACAAGTACACGTTTGTCCTGCAGTCCCCCACGCTGCCGGAAACAGCGACGCGCTTCATGTGCACCGAGTGCCTGCAGGAGCTTCCAGCTGCGCGCGCGGCGTACATGTACGGCAAACGGCGTGTGTGTCGCAGCTGTGTGGCGCGTGGCGTGGCGCGGTTGGAGGCGCACGGCGCGTCGGCGTGGGACGTGGACAAGACGGTGACCGTGTACGACGCCCCGCCGGCGTACTTTGCGCGCGCGCCCGGCGCGCCGACTGCACGCCGCGCGGAGTGTGGCAAATCCCACTGCTAGTCGCGACGCGCGCCACTGGCACTTGCGGGAGCCCCGTCCAGCGCACGTGCACGTGCCGAGATGCCACACGAGCGCCCCGGCGCGTTGCCGTCCCGCGACGCGCGCGCGGGGCACTGGGCTGCGTGCTGCGTCGTCACGCTGCACGGCGCGCTGTGGAGTGCAGCGCTGGCGTGGACGCCCTTGACGCAGTACGGGCGCGGCACGGCGCTGTACGCGTGGCTGCGGCACGACACGCCCATTGACCTAGTGCTGTTGGTGGTGCTGGTGCAGGGCCTGGCGGTGTTTGCGGCGTGGGCGGCGCGGGGCACGCCGCGCGTGCTGCACGTGGTGGGCGTAAACTGGTGTATTTCGTGTGGACTCGTGGTGTGCATTCAGTCGTGGCCGGCGTTTTGCGTGTGGGTGGTCACGTCATGCGCGGCGCTGGGCGCGTGGTGCGCCGTGGCGGCGCACTGCGCGTTGGCGGCGGCGCCCAATCACGGCAGCGACGCTGACATGGCCCTGGTGTCCACGCACGGCGGAGCCGCGGCGCCCTTGTCCGCGCCCACACGCGGCGGAGTCGCCGCGGTGGCGCTGGTGGGCACTGGCACCACGCCGCCGGCGCCGCCGCCGCCGCCCCGCGTGCACCGCTCGTGCGACGCGCGCAGCACGCCCAACGTCACGGCGTCTGCGGGGTCATCTGGCGGAACCGCGGCGCCGCGGCGGTCCGCGACGCGCTGAGCGCTGGCCAACAGCGCCGCGTGCGCCGCGGGCGTAATGTACACGGGCGTGGTGGTGGTCACGGCGTCCACTCCACTGGCCATGAGCGCGGCGGCCAGCGCGGTGCGCAGCTCGGAGCGCGGCGCAGCCGCTAGCGTCACCGCGCTCACGGGCTTGACGCGCACCGTACTGGACGCGGGGCCCGGCATGCCGCGCTTGCGCACGTGCAAGTCCACAGCGTACGCGGGCACAGCGTTGTGCAGCGTGAGAATGATGGGCGGGTACACGCCCCGCGGCAGGGGTTGCCCCGTAATGGCGGCCTTGGCGACAGTGGCGTACGTGGCGGCGGGCTCCGCACACCGGAACGCCCGTGCCGCGTCACAAAACTTCTGCAGTACGCCGGCGTGCCACTCCTGCCACGCCGCCGTGAGCGCAGCGCGCGGCGCCGCGCGCATGGGCTCCAGCGCGGCAATCTGCTGCGTCACGCGGCGTTGCAGCGCGTCGCACTGCGCGCGCACCGTGCCGTCCGCGTCGATTGGCGCGGCGCCGTCCAGGGGCACCCCCAGCCCCTGCAGGCGCGTAAAGTACGCGTCGCGCGCGGCGTTCCACTGCGCCTCTGCGGGCGTTTGCAGCGGCGCGTCGCCGCGCCCTCCCCACAACCACTGCGAAAACCGTGCTAGCATCCTGAGTCGCGTGCACACTGTTGAGCGTATGCGTTGGCACTTTGTTGCGTGCGGCGCACGGCGCGGCGCCACGCGGTGCTGTTGTCTGGGGTAGAGACGGGGGGCGCTCGCTGCGCGCGCGCCGCGCGCGCGCCGGCGCGTTCTGCCCCACAAGTAAAGACGCCCCAGAAAGTACCGTGCAGCCTTGCTCTCTGGCATTGCGCGCGCGTTCCTGGAATTCCATTGTTGCACACAACACCTTACTGCGCCACCATGTCACACCCCGACCAGTGGTCTTGGGCCGAGTGGGCTAAGCAGCCCGCTGGCGCTCCCGGCATGGCAGTGGCGCCTGACTCGGCGTCGTCCCTTGCGCCGCAGCTCGTGGCACAGCCCATGCCCGCGCCGCCCGCAGCTCACGCGCCACCCGCAGCGGCACGCACCAACAGCATGGACAGCAACGTGTCCCACATGCAGCGCGTGGCCACTCTGCGCGGGGAGGTGCCCCCGCAGCCTCAGGCCGCAGGCGGCGCGTCCAAGGCCGGCACTGTGCGCGCCATGCAAGCCATCAACGAAGAGACAGACGTTGTCATGGACGGCGGCAGCAACACCCTGCTGTACATCCTCGTGGGGCTGCTGGTGGTGCTGCTGGTGGTGTACTTTTACTTGGCGTACCGCACCCGGAAGCGCAACGCTGACAACGAAAAGGCGGTGCTGGAAGCCAAGAGCGCCGCAGAGTCCCGCGCGGCGCAGCCACCCCCGTTGCCGCAGCAGCAGCAGAAGCAGCAGCAGCCGCAGCAGCCAGCTGCAAACGGCATGGAGGCGCTGGGCTCTGTGCCCCAGCAGCAGCAGGGCGGTCGCGTGATGCTGCACACACCAGGCGCCGCAGCCGCGCAACCGGGGCAGCAGCAGCAACAGCAGCAGCAACAGCAGCAGCAACAACAGCAGCAGCAGCAGCAGCAGCAGCAGCGCGCCGAGCTGTTGGCGTACGCCCGTCAAGTGTCCGAGACTGTGCAAAAGCTCACTGCTGGCGGCGCCGACGCTGCGGTGCATGACAGCGTCGTGGCTGCGCACGCTCAGTTGCCGGCCATGGAAACGCACACGCTGGCGCTGTGGATCCGCAAGCATGAAGACCTGCTGCGCGGCATTGCGGCGCGGCAGAGCGCGGCGCAGGCAGCGCCCGCCACTGGCGTGTCGTCCCCCGCGCCGGCGCCCACCGAGGGCAGCCACGCGCGCGTGACGGCGCTGGAGGAGGTGCCGGACGACGCCCCAGACAGCGGCGACGACGCTGCCACGCCCGCCATTGTGGGGGACGACGGCGCGGCCAACGTGGAGGACATTGAGGATTGACGCGGTGGCGGGTTTCCGCGGCGCCGGGATTAGTGACGCAGTGTATTAAATGCACACGCCGTGGCTCGCATCGCGCTGCACGCCTGCTGTTGTTGCTCCCGTTCATCCCCGCACCTCGCGCGCGCGTGACAATGGCTGCCGCGACGACAACGGCGCCGGCCCGCGGCGGGGGCGCGCAGCGGTCCTTTTTGCAGTTTGTGCAGGACACCGTTGCCGACGGCGGGCACAATCGGCACGCCTTGACGGACCGCATCACCGCCAACATGACGCTGGACCGCGGGGAGATGCAGTTGACGGTGCTGCCGTCGTCCGCCACGGACGCTGACGCGTCCACGCTGGCACGCGCGCTGTCCCTGCGCGACTACGGCATTGGCGCGCGCCTGGGCACGGGCGCGTTTGGGTGCGTGTACGCCGCCACGTGCAAGCGCACGGGGCAGCGGTGCGCCGTCAAAGTGGAGCTCACCAAGGGCCGGGAGCCGTCCCAGCTGAGCGTGGAGTGGCGCACGTACTCGTTCCTGCGAAACAACGCGGGGGTGCTGCGGGCGCTGGCGTTTTACGAGCCCAAGGCGCGCGCGCCGCGGGACGGCGTCACGCTGCGCCTCATGGTGATGCAGTTGGCGGACGACACGCTGGACGGCGCCACGTGCACCGCGGGCGCCGTGGAGAACGACGCGTACGACGCCGCGGCGCACGGCCACGTGCCGCGCTCTTGGCCGCGGGCGCTGTCCACGCACGCTGGGCTGTGGGCGGGGGCGCGCATGGTGCGCGCGCTGCAAGCCATGCACGCCCGGGGCGTGGTGCACCGCGACGTCAAGCCGCAGAACGTCGCGGTCGTGCGGCGGCACGGCACGACGGACCTGGCGTTCTTCGACTTGGGACTGGCCAAGCGCGTCATCACAGACGCGGGGCACTTGCCGTACGAGCAGACGGACCGCTTCATGGGAACGGCGCTGTACGCGTCGCCCGCGGTGCACGCCGGCGTGCGGGCGTCCCGGCGCGACGACTTGTGGTCCGCCGGCATTGTGGCGTGCGCGTGCGCCGGCATTCACTTCCCGTGGATGGCGCTGCCCGCCATTCGCGGCAAGACGCACAACGACACGGCGCGCACGGCGCGGCGGCGGCGGCTGCGCATCATGGGCGACATCAAAAGCGAGCGGGGGCAGTGGACGCACCTGCTGCCGCCGCAGTGGGTGGAGTACTTTGACGCCGTGGAGGCGCTGCAGTACGCTGACACGCCCGACTACGACGCGCTGGTGGACGCGCTCATGAGCGTGGACGACCCGTACGCGCCGCCCCAGGTGAACGAGCTGCTCACGCCGACGTGAGCCACGACACAGTGAATGCATTCATCTACGCACACCCCCCCTCACAGCGCGGGGTCCGTGTCCGCCGCGCCACCGCTGGCCTCGGAACCGGCCTCAGAGCCAGCCTCGGAAGCGGCTTCAGCGCCTGCCGCGGCGTCCGCCGCGTCCACCGCCGCGCGCAGCAGTTCCTGTGTTTTCAAGTGCGCCTCCAATTGCCCCGCCTCCATCGCTTCGTGCAGCGCGCCGCAGTGGTTGACGCGCGGGTCTGCGCGCACGCGGGGGTCCGCGCGGTACAGCGCCCAGCGCACCGCGTCGTAGTGCCCGTGGCGCGCCGCGAGTTGCACGCCGTCCTCCAGCGCCTCGCGAATGTCGCGCACCACGCGGTCCTGCACGCACGCCAGGGGCTCCTCATCCTCTTGCAGGCCTGCGATGGCGTTTTCCACGCACGCCACGTGCCGCAGCGCGGCGACGTTGTTGTGCACGCACGCCAACTTGATGCCCACCTGCAGCCACCGGGGGGGCACCGTCACCTCGCGCGCATTGGCGCGCGCAATGCTGAGCGCAGTGGGATTGGCGTGCAGTGACAGCGCCCCAGTGGCGCAGTGGTGCAAGAACGTGGCGGTGCCGCACCCCACGTCGTGGACCTGCTTGAGAAGGTCCACGGGGAAAGCGGCGCCGTACAACGGCACAGTCGCCGGGTCCACGGACCCAGACGCGGTGCGCCGAGGGACAACAAGACTCATGGCGGCGTTGCGTCAATGGCACGCGCCACGCGTGTGAACGTGCAGCGCGGCGAATTTGCGGGCGGTGCGTGGTCCCCAAAAACGTGTGGTTTGGTCGGGGGCCCAGTGCCCCGCCGTGCCGCGCTGCGTGCACGCCGCGCGCTGCCGGGGCCGTCACATTACCCCATTCCGTGCTTTCGCCGCGACAGCGCGCGCACCTCCACTGGAACGCCTCGCACAGTGCGCGTTGTCATGTTCACCAAGGTGCCCCGCGCCATTGTGGACGCCGCGGGGCTGACCAAGGAGCAGCGCTTCTTCATCAAGACGGTGGTGCTGCGCGGCGCCAACGCCTTGTTGTGCGCCGCAGCGGGCACCGGCAAGAGCACGTGCATCCGCGTACTGCGGCAGTACGCCGACTTGAACGGCGTGCGCGCGGCGTGGACGGCCAGCACCGGCGTCGCGTCGTGCGCGCTGCACGGCACGTCGGTGTACTCGTGGGCGGGCCTGGGGCGGCCGCGGGGCACCGCCGAGGAGCGCGCGGCGTATTTGCGGGCGGTGACGCGCCTAGACAGCCACGCCGGCGCGCGCCTGCGCAGCACGCACCTGCTGGTGGTGGACGAAGTGTCCATGCTGCCGCCGTACGTGCTGGAGTGGATTGACAGCGCCGCGCGGGCGGTGCGGGAGGAGCCGGCCCGGCCGTTTGGCGGCATGCAGGTGGTGTTTGTGGGCGACTTTTTGCAGCTGCAGCCCGTGCGCGCCGAGGGGGAGCACGACTGCGTGCCCCTGTACGCGGCGCCCATTGTGTCCCGCGCGCAGCTGGTGCCCTGCGTGCTCACGCGGCTGCTGCGGCAAGACGCCGACGACGACTTGACGCGCATCTTGCAGTACGTGCGGCACGGCGCGCCGTTGCCGCAGGGCTTGCGGGACGCGCTGCTGGCGCGCGTCACGCAGCCGTCGCAGGTGCCCCCCGACGCCACATGGATCGTGTCCACGCGCGCCGCGGCGCACCGCGTGTGCTCCCACAAGGCGTGGACGCACCGGGACGCCCTGGCTGCAGCGCGGGGCAAGGCCGTGCCGCTCACGCTGCTGCAGCCGGCCGTGTACATGACGCAGCTGCCCCAGTCGCTGGGCGCGCCGCGGGGCGCAAAACAGCGCTCCGCCGCGTCGGGCGGGGTCACGGTGCGCACCGACAAGGCGTCCCGCGCCACCACGCTGGTGCTGCCGGGCACGCCCATGGCGCTGGGGCTGGGCGTGCCGTCCGAACCAGTGGCGGCGCGGCGCACCCTGCAAGACGCGCCGTCCGCGTGGGCGGCGGGCGTGCCCCCCGCCACGTTTGCGCGCAGTGTGGTGGACGGCCTCGCGGGGCACGTGTTTGCCGGCATGCGCGTGGTGGTGCTCGTCAACGTCCGTGCAGAGGGCCGCATCGTGTGCGCCAACGGGCAGTGCGGCGAGTGGGTGGGCGTGTCCCGGGGGCACGCGCAAGTGCGGTTGCAAGGCACAGACGCCATCGTCAACGTGCCGCCCACGGTGCGGTCCTGGACCAGCCCAGCGTGCAGAGACACTGCCCTGCACGCGGCGTGGTGGCCAGTGCTCCCAGCGTACGCCCTGACGGTGCACCGCGTGCAGGGGTCCACCCTGCCGCGCGTCGCCGTGGAGCTGTCGTCCGACATGTTTGCGCCGCAGCAAGCGTACGTCGCGCTGTCCCGCGCGCGGCGCTTGGCGGACGTGTACGTGCTGCCAGACGTGGATTTGAGCTGCCTGCAGCTGTGCGACGACGCCGCGGTGCGTTGGTACGCCCTGCTGCAGCGCCTAGTGGAGCGGCGGACCGACGAGCTTGGCGCGAAGCAGCGCGCGCGTGGCGTGAAGCGCCCTCGGACGGCGCCGGACGCGGAGTGAGCCGTGTGGGGTGGAGCTGATACAATGCATTGCATGTTGCAACGCGCGCGTGTGTGGACGCGGCGACTGGGCGGCTTTACGCCTGCAAAAACAGCGCGGGCAGCACAATCACGGTGGCCACGGTGTTGTACACCACCGCGTTGAGCCGCGTGAACAGGGCGTTGTGGGGGTTGTACTGCGACGTTTTGCGTCGCAGTCCGCGCGCTTGCCAGTGCGCCATGAGCCCCGCGAACACTACCAGGAGCGCGCCGGCAATGGGCACGCTCCGGCGCAAGCTGCGGCGGGGCGGCATCAGCGTTGCAAGCACCATGTACGCGGCTGCGGCGCCCGACACAGCGGCTGCGGCGTGCAGCGCGCGGCGCGGCTGCGTCACGTAGTAATCGCGCTTCACGTCTGCCGCGTTGAACGCCTGCGACGCGCGCAGTATGAGCACAGTTTGGGACACTGCCAGCGCCAGCACCACGACGCTCAAAGCCGACGACCACGACCCCGCGGCGCCAGTGACGGCGGCCCACGCGGTGTTTGAAGACGGCGTGGCGCCGCCGTCGTCGCTCATGTGCAGCCGGCGCCGAGCAGGCACGGGCGGCGCCATGTCGCCCGCGTCAGACGCGTCGTCAAACGTTGATACGGGGGCATATGGCGTCTCCCGCCGGGACCCCATGCGTCGCAGTTCCATGGTTGCGCGGGCGTGGTGTGTGACGGGCGCAGGGCACGAATGAATTTACTGCGTCACTGTGTGTCGGCAGTGTGCGCCTGCAAAAACGGGAGCTGCAGCAGCATCGCGGCGTGCAGTCGGCGCGCCGGGTTGGGGTGCATGCACGCCCGCAAGAACTGCCTGCACTCTGGTGTCATGGCCTTGAGCGTGGTTTCATACGTGGACGGCACCGGCGTGCGCCACTCCTTGCGGTGTGGCTGCATGCACTTGTGCAGCAAGTGCGCCTCGGGGCCGTGCAGTGCGTGCATGAACGCACGAAAACGAGGGGTGTCGGGGCGCGGCGAGCGGTACGGCAGCGTGCCCGTCACTGCGGAATACACCAGCACCCCCAGCGCGTACACGTCCATGCTCAACTCGTCAAAGGCGTCGCTGTCCAGCGGCTCGGGTCCCTCGCCCAGCACCACAGCGCCTGCCTTGTCTTCCCCCGTGTGCGCCCTGCGCAGCACGGCGTGCATGAGCTCGGGGGCGGTCTGGCTGTTGCTGACCACGTAGAGCCCGCGCCGCGTGGGCATGTAGCCCAGCTGCGCCACGTGAGCGAGGCCCATGTCTGAGACGCACGCCTGTAAGCGCGCACGGGGAGAAAACCAGGACCGCGGCAAGGGCGCGTCCACTGTCCCCGCAGCCGTCACCACGTCCAGCACAGCGCCGCGCATCGCGGCGTGCACGCGGGACATGACAGTGCCTTCATTGGTATTGAGGGGTTGGCGGCCCTCGCGGGGACTTTGCACGGCGCACGTCATGTTGTGCTGCAGCGCGTGTGCCAGGCAGCGCTCCGCCACGCTGTCGTTGGCCTGCAAATCGCTGCACGCGATGCTGCTGGCAGACAGAACGCGGCACCGGTCTTGCGTGGTGATGAACACGTTGCACAGCTTCAAGTCGTTGTGTGCGATGCCGCGCGCGTGCATGTGCGCCACGCCGCGCGTGACCTGCCGCAGCAGGCGCCTCACGCCCACGTCCCCCGACAGCGCCTTGGCCACGCCGCGCACCGCTCGAGTGGACTGCGTGTCGTCATGCTGCTGCCACAGCGGCGTGAGCAGCTCGTGCATGTCCATCAGGCACAATTCGTTGGCGGCGCACGCCTTGCCCTCCAGCGGCGTGATGAGTGGGCTGGTGGGGCACATGAACGTGTGATGCGACGGCACAAACAGCGCCAGTTCCCGCGCGCTGCACGCCTGCGTGACTTCGTGGTGCACATTGAGCTCGCGCGCTGCGTGCTCCTTCTTGTTGAACGCCTTGAACATGACCGGCATGCCGTTCAACACGCCCACGTGCACGTCTGCTTGACCGCCGCTGTGCAGTGGTCGTTTGGCGGCATTAATGTACAACGCCGGCGCGCGCCGCACATCAGCAGCGTCAGAGCCGTGCCCGCGCGCTGCATCGTCCAGTGGAATGGACTCTTGAAAAGACGCAACGTCGCGCGCGTCGCTTTCGCGTGTTGGAGGGTCGTGGGGGTCTTGGTTCATTGACATGGCGGCGAGTGCGTACAGTGCGTGACAATGCAAGAGGCGCAAAGTGGGTGTGGCGTTTATGTGCGTTTGAAATGTATTCGTGGGACCGCGCGCGCCGCGCGTGGGTGTCGCGTGCTACTTTTTCCGTACGGGAATAACACGGGTGCTGCACATTCATTCACGTACACCCTTGCACCACAGCGCTCGCGTCTGCAGCCATCACGCGCAGCGCCGTCACAATGGCAGTCAACGCGGGCATTTGCCCGTTGGTGCGCACCGTCATAATGTGGTCGGTGCAGTCGTCTGGAGTGTGCGTGCTGTACTTGAGCACGCCGCGCCACTCGGGAGCGTCTGCCAGCTCCTGCATGCCGGCGTGCGCGCGCACCTCAAAGGGCTGCCCCACCGCCACGCCGTCGCCCACCACGGCGTCCACGTCGTCTGCCAGCACGTCGCACAGCGTGGCCACTTGCGCCGGCGGCAGCTGCGCGGGGTCTGTGAGCCACTCCAGCGTGGCCCCAGAGTCCCACGCCACGCGGGGCACCGCGCGCCACGCGGGTCCGTGCCGCGCGGTGCCCCACGCCAACACCAACTCCCCAGCGCACCGCGCGCCGGGCGGCAGCGCGGCCAGCACGGCCTGGGGGTGCGTCGGCACAACGCAGGCCGTGTCCCACGCCACGTGCTCGGCGCGCAGCTCAAAGCCCGTGGCGGGCCCCGCCACAAAGTCAAAGGACCCGCGCGCCGCGGGCGCGCCAAAGGCGTCGCTGGGGTGTTCCGCGTCGTGAGACGCGCACGCGCCGGCGCTGCCGCTGCGCGCCGGCAGCACCTTCCACCCACACTGCGCCGCGCGCAGCGCCAAGACGTCGCCGTGCACGTACTTTGGCGCGTCGTCCAGCCACAGCGTGTGCGTGCCCACGCATGGGACGTCATTGAGCAGGGCTGCTTGCAGCGCCGCCACAAACGCGGGCGGGGCGTGGGCGACGCGCACCACGGCTTCGTCCGTCGTGGCGTCGCCGTGCAGCAGCGTGATGCCTCGCGCCGTGGCAACGCACTCCATGCCTCACTGGGTTTCGCGTGTGCGAGCCGCTGTAGGGGGTGCGCGCAGCGCTTACACAAGCGTGATGGTGCGCCACGTTGAGAATTGGTCGTACACCTGCAGCTCTGTGCCGGTCCACCGGATCATGCCTGGCGCGGGGTCGCTGATGCCCGCGGAGCCGCCCACCTGCAGCACGCCGTTCAGCACCACGACGTTGGCGGCGCCCGCGTCGCCAGACGTGAACTCCGCGTTGCGCTGTGTGGGGAAGGCGATGCCCTCCTGCACGCGCGTGCCGCCGTTGGCGCGGAACAGCGGTTGCACCAACAGCCGCCGCGTAAAGTCCCGCACGGGAAAGCGGTGTGCCGCGGACCAGCGCTGGCCGTACGCCACGGAGTTGGGGGACGAGGTGTCGGCTTTCAGGGCGCTCTGCTGGAACGACACGTCGCCCACCAGGGTGCCTCCCGACGCGGCCTGCACCACAAACGGCGCGCGCACGTCGGCTTGCGTGCGCACCAGCGGCGCGAACGTGGGCAGCGCCTGCGCGTCCAGCGCGTTGGACAAGCGGTACACGTCGGGGAACTCTGGCGCCTCGTCAAAGCGCACCACCACCACGGCAAAGCCGTCCGTGGAATACGCGCTCAACCCCGCGCACCCCGCAACGCACTCGTTGCCGGCGAGGGACGCTGCCACCAGCACGCCGTTGGCGTACGCCGCGGCCTCCAGTTGCTCCGTGAACGCGTTGAGCAGCCACACCGTGGGGCTGATGCTGGCAGCGGTGCCGCCGGGCGCGCTGTTCCCAAACAGCGCCACCACGCCAGAGCGCTGCGGGTACAGCGTGCCGTTCACCACGGTGCAGTCCTCGTCCTCGGCGATGTTCAGCAGCAGCCCCGTGCCCGTGGGCTGCACGCCCGTCACGGCGTCTGTCACAATGGCCAGGGGGCGGTCTGAGCTGGGCTGCGTCACCAAGAGCTGAATCTCGCGGCGCGACAGCACCACCGTGAACGAATCGTTGTCGCCCTGCTGCAGCACGCCGCAGTACGCCAACTCGTAGCCGCGGTCCGCGTCCAACTCCAGCCGCTCCGTGCCCAGCGGCGTGAAGGGCAAGCCGTCCACATGCGCCGCCTCTTGCGCCTCCAGGCGAACCAGCTGCGGCTCGGGGCCGCTGCCGTACACCACGCCCAGTCGCCGGATGTACATGTGGTCCGTGGGGTCTGGGTTTTCCCGCGTCACCAGCACGAGGTGCTGCGCGTTAAAGTACACGGGGCCCGGCGGCGCAAAGGCGAAGCGGCTCGCTGCGGAGCGCGCGGGAGACCCCCAGTTTTCGGGCGCGCGGGCCAGGTCCAAGCCCAGCACGCGCGAAGAGCCCGTGTTGCTGGTGAGCGTGAACCGCACCGCGCGCGTGGCCTTGTTGATGCTCACAATGGCTGACCGCGACTCGGTGGTGCCGCTGTCGTCGTACACAATGTACACGCCAAAGAACACGTGCGTGGTGTTGGACGCGCCGTACGCCGTGGTGACCTGCGCGCTGAACTGCGTGAACGGCCAGGCGTTGCCGTCCTCGTCCGTGACGGCCTCGCCGTCCCGCAGCTGCAGCAGCACCGCGGAGCCGTCCGCGAAGCGCACAAAGCCCACGTCTTCGTGCGTGGCGCCGTCAATGGCGGTGCCAGCCACAATGTTCTCCGTGCGCACCACGCCGTCCACGCGGATGCCAATCAAGTCCCGGCGCATGCCGTCCACGTACAGCCCCGTGCGCGGCACGGGCTGCACGTAGTCTGGCACCGCGCGCAGTTGCTTGGTGTTCATGGCGTGCGGGCGTTGTGATGCAGCGCGTCAACGGGAGGTGTCGTGGGTGGGGGGTGCAGTGTGAGTTTATTAAGGTGGGTCGCACGCACATGCGCAGCGCGCCGAGACGTTTGCGGCGCGCCGCGTGGCGCCGCTCACTGCGCGGCGCCGTCGCCGTCGTGCAGCCGCGTGGCGCCGGCGATGCTGTCAATGAGCGCCGTGCTGCGCCGCCAGCGCTCCTCGTCCCGGGGCGCCGCGCCGCGCGCGCGCGGCATGGCGCCGCTCACGGGGTGCGGCACGTCCGACGTCGCGTTGCTCGTGGTGTGCGCGATGCTGCGCGGGGCGCGCTCCAGTTGCGTGATGGGCGCGCGCGCTTCCCTGGCCCACGCCGTGGCGTACTCGTGCTGCCGATGCACGTACGTCAACATGACGGCGCGGCAGCACGTGCGGTCCGTGCCGCGCATGTCGCACGCGTCAAAGCCCGCCGCGGCCGGCAGGGGCGGGGCGCCGTCGTGCGTCTCGGGGTCGACGCCCGCGGCGCGGCACGCCGTGGTCCACGCCACGCGCCGGGCCGCAGCGGGCGTGGCCGCTGCGGCGTACGTCCACCACGGCAGCACCAGGCCGCAATGGCACTGCACAGGCTTTGCGCAGCAGCTCATGGTAGTAAACGCGCGCCGGTGACGCCGTGTCTGCAGCAGCAAAAACACCGCCCGTGTTTGCACGCGCGTGCGCGTGTACGTGTCGAGGTGTGTCGCACAGTCAAGCCGCCGGCATGTCGTCCACAGTAGCGCCATTGGTGTTGAATTTGTGCGACGTGGATGTGCTGCTGAGCTACACCGCCAATCCGCCCAGCAACAAGGACATTACGGTCGAAAACATCCTCAAGTTTGGGTTCTTTTGCACCACCGGCGCTTGGGGGACGTGCAAAGACATCAACAAGCCGTCCAAGCCCACGGACACGTCCGTGCCGTCGTTGCCGCGCGGCGCCAACGTGGAGTTTACAGCAGTGACGCTGCCCGCGGGCGCAAACGGCAACACGCCCGTCATGTACGCGTCGGCTCTGTCACCGGGCTACGCCGGCGGCGTGCGGCAGGACATGAAGGCGGGACAGTGGTTCCTGGACAACACGCGCGTGAAGGACGTGGGCATGATGCAGTACACAGACGGCGATGGGCAGATGTACATTGTGTTTTTCCCGCCCATTGCGGGGCAGCCCGTGCTGCGCAGCATGCTGTCGTGGGGCGCCGCCACGCTGCCCACGGTGGGTAGCACCGTGTCCCAGTTGGTGTCCACGGCTGTGGACGCGGCACAGGCGTCCACCGCGGCCACGGGCGGCGCGCCGTCGTCGCAGCCGCAGGCCACTGCGTACAACGCGTGGAACTCCAGCACCATGAGCGTGACGCTGAACGACACCACAGTGGCGGCCAACATGTCGCCCAAAGCAGGCTTCACGGAGCTGTCGCCCACCAAGGACAGTATCGTGCGCATTGGCTCCACGGGGGCCATGGTGTTTGGCGGCGGCAGCGCGGACATCCCCGTGGCCATGTGGGTCACCGCGGGCACCGTGCCCGACTCGCAAGTGGACGTGATTGTGTGGAGCTCGCCGTCGGGCGTGGGCGGCAACGACCCCGCCTCCACCTCCCGCGTGGTCACGGCGTACGTCGCGGACAACACCGCCGCCAGCGTGATTGCGTACGTGGTGGCCAAGTGGGTGAACACGCACCACCTGGAGGCCATGCTGCCGTCCACGGCGGGGGCGCTGGCAACGGGCGGGCAGCCCACGTCCAAGTGCAGCGACGCGTCCACCAAGCCCCTCAACAACGCCCTGTGCTCGTCCACGGGGCAGGGCACGTGCCAGTACACCCCATACGCGCCGACGTCCCAGCAGGGCGACGCGTGCTCCCTGTACAACACCATGGAGTACGGCAAGTACTGCCGCGCGCAGGCCGCGGGGCAGGGCGCCGCGGGGGACGCCGACATCCTCAAGGCGTGCGCGGGGTGCCAAGACAGCTCCGGCGACTGCACCGGCAAGTGCCCCGCGGTGTGCACGGCGCTGTACCCAGCGTGCGCCACCAGCACCATGTACCGCGCGGGCGCGGACGGCGACAGCAGCTTCCCCATGCAGTTCTCCCCGCTCATGTTTGTGAACACGTTCACGTCCAGCGACTCTGGCGCCGTGCCGCCGGACCTGCAAGTGAACAGCGGCACGACGCCCTCCGAGGCGCTGCAAAAGATCAAGACGGGGCTGCTGAACAACTTGGAGTGCTGGTGGCCCGAGGCGGTGGAGGCCGCGGGGGACATCAAGTCCGTGCAGGTGGGGGAGCGCTTTGCGCAGGGCGGCGGCATGCAGTGCAACGGGCTGCTGCTCACCTCCAAGCTGCGCAAAAAGTACGGCGATGCGGACATTACGTGCCCCTCCACGGTGGACGGCATGCCCGCAAACTGCGGGCAACTGGTGGCCAAAGCCATGTCGGACGCCGTGGCGCACGGCACCGACGGCGTGAAAATGACGCAGCTGCAAACGTACATGATGACGCAAGCGTGCGGCATTGAGGCGGGCGTGGCCAAGCCCAAGGGCTTGCCCCACGAGCGCAAGTGGCCGCTGATTATCGGCTTGGGCGTAGCGGGCATCGCCGTGGTGCTGCTGCTGGCGGCCATTGCCACGCGTCTGGCCAAGCACTACAAGGCCAAGAACAAGGCCAAAAAGGCGCGCAAGTGACGCTCACGCGCGCGCGCGTGCGCGCGCCGCCCCACCGATCGTCTAAATGCACGCACGTCTCCGGAATAAACACACCACGCCTAGCCCGTACACTCTTGCATGCATTCAGTGCGGCACGCAGCTGCGCCCCGTTTTAACACGCGCGCCACTACTCTACATGGCCAACGTCACGGCGGCAAACGCCGCTGCTGCGCGGGAACACTTGACCGCCGCGGCGCAGTCTGGCGCGTTTGCGGCGCGCATGGCGGCGCCGCGGGGGTACGACCCCAACCGCTTCACCAAGCTGTTCACGGGCGCCCGCGGCGCGCTGTACTACACACACCTGTCCACCGGCAAAAAGGTGTACTTGACCAAGTCCCAGCGCGCGCGGTGCCTGCGCACGGCGGCAGACGCGCCCGTCAGCCTGCTGCCGGGCGACGTGAACAACGAGTGCCGCTACGTGGTGGAGGACACGGCGCCCCGCGCGGCGCGTCACGCTCACGCGCGGTACGACGTCGCGGCTGGGCGGTGGGTGCGCGGCTACGGCGGCGCAAAGATTGAGCGCGACGAGGGTGGTGCCGCTGAGTAACGCGGTCACAGCACGGCGTCGTCGCAGTCGTCCGCCGCGGCGCCCTGTGGCGCCTGCTGCTTCTTGGCGGCGTCCACTGGCGCCGCCAGCTTGGTTTGCGATAGCACGATTTGACCCAGGGTGAACCCCGGCCGCGTGCACAGCACGTCGGGGTTGGTGCCCACCGCCACGGTGCTGGTTTCCACGTCGTCCGACGGGGACAACCCCAGGCGGTTCGCGGGGCCGTCCCCTACACCGTTTGCGCGGCACCACTGCGCCTCGCCCACGCTGCGCTTCACGTCGGTGAAGATGGTGCGCTTGTTCATGCTGCGCAGTTGCCGCACGCTGAGCTGCAGCACCAAGTTGGACACGCAGTGCACGGCGTGCACGGAGCCCGCAACGCTCGTGTCCATTGCAGGCGCTGGGGGCGCGGCCCACCGGGGCATGGCGTGAAGTGGTGAACGGGGCGTGCGCGCGCGCAGTGCAATGGGCGTGCTTGCTTTGTTGCAGACAGCGCGACGGTACGCGCTCGGTTCGGCGATGCGTGCAACAAAGTTCCCCCAGTCAAGCACACCGCGGTGTGAACAGGGCACGCTGTGCGACACGCTCGGCCACGCGCCCACCCCGCGCGCGCGCCATGGACCCCTTGAAGATCATCCAAATGGTCATGAAGCCCGACCAGCTAAAGGACAAAGTCACGTCGCTGTGCACCACGGACAACTTGAAAACCGTCGTGTCCATGTTGACGGCCACCACCGCCCTGGGCCTGATGGGCGTGGGCGCGCACACCGCGCTGTCCAAGCCCACAAAGACCAGCGCGCCGTGGCTGTGGGTGGTGCACCAGCACGGGGAGCTGTGGCAGCAGTACGCGCAGCTGCGGCGCACGCTGCGGCCCAAGCTGCGCGGCGTGCTGGACGCCACGGTGCGGCGCTCCCTGGAGTGGCTCATGGTGATGCAGGCGTCGCCCCCGGAGCACTTCCACACCAACACGGTGGCCACCGCCACGCGCCGCCTGCGCACCGCTGAGAACGGCCTGCTGACCATTGTGGGCGCCTCTGGCGTGCCGTGGAGCGTGCGGTCACAAGCCAGTTTGACGGGCTCCCAGCGCCGCGTGGCCATGCCCGCCCTGGAGCGCCCCGCGCGCGCAGTCGGTTTGCTGCGCACCGCCCTGGAAGTCATGTACCGCAACGTAGTGCAGCTCTGCCGCAGCAGCATGGTGTCCAACGTGGTGCGGTACAAGTACCGCGCGCCGCAGGCGGAGCACAGCGACGCAGACAGCGCCGAGGGTGCAGCGCCCGTGGGGGAGCACGGCGCTGCGCAGTCGTCGCCGCGCGCCGCCCGCCGCAAGCCGTGGCACCCCGCGTACAACGCCGAGAGCGCAGAGGCGTCCAGCGTCCGCGCCGCGCGCGCCGCGCAGAGCGATCGGGAGTACATTGCAGCCACCGCGCACGCGCGCATCATGCGCCGCCTGCAGCAGGCCCGCGCGGCGCGCTGACGTGCGGGGCGCGGGCCGCTGCCACTGCGCTCCCCCCGCGCGCGCGCGCGGACGGGAGCACCTGCAATTCATTCAAGACACGCTGCCAGCTTCATCACGCCGCCGATCCGCCTCTGCGCCAGTCGACGCCTCCCTTCACCGAGCCACACACCCGCACGCGCACGCAGTATGGCGTCCGTCACTGCCCGAAAGTACCTGCGCGCGCCCAAAGCGGCAGCGGCGGCCCCCGGTGCCGCCGCGTCAAGCGCTGCCGCCGGTGCGGGCAGCACAGACGCGTACCGCACAGAGCTGCTGCGGCGCAAGATTGGCCCCGGGGGGCAGTCGTCCCTGCCCAACAGCGCCCTGGAGTGCCTGCCAGACCTGCAGAACAAGCGCGCCACCGCCATACGCGAAGAGGCCGCCGCCAAGGAGCGGTGGGAGGGCGGCGGCGCCAAGCGCGGCGGCCCTCAGATGAACACCGCCGCTGCACGGGAGCGGCTGTACGACGACGTGGTGGACAGCATGCGCACAGACACCGAGCCGCACCAGCCGGGCGCCGCTGTGGTGCAGGTGCTGTCCGCCGCCACGCGCGTGCAGTCCAACGTGGGCCCCGCCCTGCGCATTTTGCGGGTGATGCTGGACAGGGACGAGGACGGCGACGCCATGGGCGCGGCGCGGCGCCACGCGCGCTTCATCATGCGCTCGGGGTACACCAGCCTCCCATGCTACGTGGTGCAGCTGGGCAAGGCGTTCAGCACGCCGCTGTCAGACGCCGACGCGCTGGCCGCGGTGCCTGCACCGCAGGAGCTGCCAGGGGACGACGCCGCGTACGCCGCGACGGTGGCGCGGCGCGACCGCATGCGAGAGGCCGTGCGCGCCGCGCTGCGCACGGACCGTGTGGCGTCCCACGCCGTGGCTGTGTCGTACGGCCGCGACGCGGCGACGGTGGAGCGCGGCTACTTGGAGTCCACCCGCAACCAGCACGTGGAGGCGTACACGGAGCACTGCCAGGCGCACCCCGCGCCCACCATCGCGCCTGACAATGAAGACGACGCGTTCACCGGCGTGCCCGCGCGCGTGCCGGCTGAGCCGTGCGGCCTTGTGGGCGTGAAAAAGCTGCACCGCGACGTGCGACAGGACGGCGCGGCGCTGTGCGGCGTGTGCGTGGGCCTGGACGAGCGCCCCGTGCCCGCCGAGGGGCACGCCGATGGCGCCCCACAGGGCTCCCGCCCGTGGTTCATTGTGCTGGGCGGCGCGTTGCCCGATGGCGCGGCACAGGATGACTTGAACGCGGCGGGCGCGGAGTGGCAGGCGCAAGTGGCCACGCGCATGGTGCACATCACGCGCATGTACGAGTGGATTTTTGCGTGGGGGCGGGACGCCGCGCCCCGCGTGGACATGAAATCGGACGCGTCCCGCGCCGCGGCGCAGGGCATCAAGGCGCGCAAGGAGCAATCCCAGCGCAGCCAGCGCCTGCGGTCCATGCTGCCGGACAACGCAATGAATGAGGGGCAGGTGGTGGACACTGGCAGCAACAACGACGACCCGCCCACGGCGCTGCAGCGCGCCGCGGGTGGGTGCCTGCAGCACACGGGGTTTGCAGCCGTGTCGTACACGGTGTAGAGCGCGCGCGCATGAATGCATTGTACGCGGCGACTGCCGCCCTGCCCCCTCACAGCGGCACGGGCCACCCCATGTGCGCGCGGATGCTGTGGCACAGCGGTGCCAGCGCGTCCGCCGCTGCGTCCCACGACCACCCCTCCAGCGCCCGCGCAATGTACGGACGCAGCACCTCTTGTGCCGCGTAGTCCACTGGGTACGGCGACGTGCGCGCCAAGTACACCAGCAGCATGCGTGGGTCTGGACTGAGCGCCGCCAACATCAACGCGCGCGGCGAAATGCCGCACAGGCACACGCCGCACGCCTCGTCCCCCGTGCCCATGCCCAGCAACACCCGCAGCATGTCCGCGTCCACGGCGCGCGCCGCGGCGCACTGCAAGTCGTTGCTGCACGCGTCCCACGGCAGCCGCAGCGCGCCGCTGTCCGTGGCGCGCCGCAGGCACGCCACGACGCGGGGCGCGTCCACCGTGCACAGCCAATGCGGGTGGGCGTCCTGGTCCACCCGCACGCCGCGAGCAGCCGGCAGGTCCACCAAGAGCTGCACGCACGCCGCGTTGCCGCTGCTGGCCGCCAGCATGAGCGCCATGTCCCCGCGCACGTTCACGGCGTCGTCCCCCGTCAACGCCAACAGGTCCGCGAGAATGTGGTCGTGCCCGCCGTGGCACGCCGCCAACACTGCAGCGTCGTCGTCTGCGTGCACATTGCACTTGCGGCGCCCCGTGAGGGCCAGGGTGAAGCGCAGCACGTCCAGGTTGCCGTCCCGTGCGGCGTGGAACACCACCGACTCGTTGCCGACGTGCACGTCCACGCGGTCTCTCCACGGGTGCCGCAGGAGGGCGTCCATGGCGCGCGTGTCTCCCACGCGCGCCTTGTGCGCGTACGCCGTTGTCAATGCTGGACCCAGCTCGTTGGGATGCACGCCCGCCTGCTGCATGTGCCACAGCACCATCATCAACGCGTCGTGCCCGTCCACCACGGCGGCGCACAGCACGTAAAATTGCGCCGTGCGGGACGCGCACAGGTCCACGCCGCGCTCAAAGCACGCGCGCCACACGGCGACCTGGGTCTCCCGCGTGCCGCTCCATAGCAACGCCGCGCACAAAAAGAACGGCGCGCACATGCTAAAGGCCACACTGGACCTCCCGTGCGCGCACTGCACCGCGCGGTCAATGGCGGTCATCACAGCATCGCCCGCGTCGCAGCCGTTGCTCGCGGCGGATATGGCGTGCAAGGCCCGGGTGCACGCGGCGTGCCCAGTGTCAGTGTCACCGCTGACGATGCGGCACAGCGCGCGCATCATGCCCAACACCATTGTGCGCCGCGGCGCGGGTCCCATGTCCACGCGGTGCATCAGCGCCACATCGTACGGCAACGCACTGGCAAAGAACGCGGCGTACTCATGCGCGAAATTGCGCGTGCGCGTGGTGTTTGCCATGGCCAACGCGCAGTGACGACGCCCGTCGCGAGGCACATACGGAGGAAGTTTGGACAATCGCATGGGCCAGTGGGAGCGCGCTGCAGTGGTGTGCGCCGTCAACCCCTCGCCCGCGCACCGCGGCGTGCATTGCGCGCCACGAGTAAACACGCGGCCAGCGCTGCGCGGGGTCAACGCGGGGCAACGACTTGAGTAGACACCATGATGGGGATGGGACGATTTTCTGGTGCTGCCGCGGCCGCGCAGTCCGATGGCGCGCCTGCTGCCGCGGCTGCCGAGCCGCCGCCTCCCGGCCGCACGCCCGGCGAGGAGCCAAAGTTCGAGCGCACCCCACGCTCTCAACGCTCGCCGGTGTGGCGCTTTCCAAAGCGCGTGCCGGGGAAAGCGCACTGCTCAGCGAGCGGCACCGCGATGCACGACACGCTGTACGAGCACCAATTGCTGTCCATTCGGCAACTGGAGGAGCTGGAGTTCAAGGAGGGGCAGCTGACGACCCCCAACGGCATGCGCATGTACTTGAATTGGAGCGTGCTGGCGGACCCCTGCGGCGCGGGCAAGACGCGTGTGGTGTGCGCCCTGCTGTACCGAGAGTTGCAGCGGGCGCGCGCCAACCCCATGGTGTTCCACGGGGATTGGCCGCGCGTACGGAGAGCAGCTTCCGGCGCGCACCACGCCGCGGTGTCGATGCGATGCGTGCGCACGCAGGTGCCCATCACTGTCATTATCACGTCCCTGTCCATTCAGGGGCAGTGGTCCCGCGAGCTGGCGGCGTGGGGCATTGAGCACGATGTGGTGTCTTGCAAACCCAAGTTCGAACACTTTGACCAGTACGTGACGCAAGGCGCCGTGCGGCAGGGCGGGCTGGTGCTGCTCATGCCCGTGACCATGGTCAAGACGTGGTTGCCGCTGCTGTGTAACGGTCAGCACAGAACGCGACCGGCGCACGAGGGCGGGCCGCTGCCAGCTGTGCACCGCGTGGTGTACGACGAGCCCGACTCGACGCACATCCCCGCCATGCCGTCCCTAGAGTGGTGCCGCCACGTGCTGCTGGTGTCTGCGACGTTTCACAGAATGTTTGGGCGCGGGTATCCCAACAACATGGCGCGCCGGCACTACCTGTACGGCACGTTGAATTCGCTGTTGGGGTTGCACGGAATGCTGCAGGAAGCCATCACGGTGCGGCAAGACGAAGCTGCTGTGCAGGCGGCTGTGCAATTGCCGCGCGTGCAGCGCACGATGCTGCAGTTTCGTCGCCCACAGGTCATGCGGGCTGTGGAAGACGCGCTGCCGCCGCACCTGCGCGCCTTGGCAGAGGCCGACGCCACGGACGACCTCGTACGCGCGCTGGGCGGAGTGGTGTACGACAGCGAGCAGTCCGTGGTGGACGCCGTGACGGCCAATTTGAGGGGCGCCTTGGAGTCGGCGCAAAAGCGCGCGCAGCAAGCGGCGCTGGCGTACAGCGCCGACGGCGAGCCGCCCAGCAACGCCGAAACCAACGCGCGCGCGCGGGTGGCAGAGCTGCAAGCGCGTCTGGACGCCTTGGAGGCGCGCGTGGCGGAAAACATCCACGAACCGTGCAACGTGTGCTTGGAGGTGGCCGACGAGCCGTGCTTGTGCCCCAAGTGCTCCGCCAACTTTTGCAGGGACTGCTTGACGCGGTGGCTGCAAACCAGTCACTCGTGCCCCATGTGCCGCGGCAACGTGTCGCTCAGCACCGTGGTGTACATGCAAGCAGCGGCTGCCGCCGGCAGCGGCGGCGACGACGGCCCGAGCGGCGCCCCCGCTGCAGCCGCGGCCGAGCGCGACGACGACGCGGACAGCGACGATGGCGTAACATTGGCCGAGCTTGCTGCCGCCCCCGCTGCCGACGCCGCGCCGCGGTGGGACCAAGTGGTGTACGGTTCGCGGCAGCTGGCGCTGGTGGGCGCAGCCCAGGGGCTGTGCGCCGCAGAGTGCGCGGCACTGGAGCGCCCCATCCGCGGCTTGGTGTACTCTGCGGCGGCGTCCACCATGGGCAGCATGCAGGAGTACTTGACAGACGCCGGCTTTCGCGTGGCCAAGCTGACCGGCGTGCACTCCACGCGCACCGCCACCTTGGACGGGCTGCGGGACGGCACGTACGATTTCTTGATTGCAGACGCCGGGACTGACGCCGCGGGGCTGGACTTGCCCTTTGTGCAGTACGTCCTGCTACCGTACGCGTGCAGCGACGCGGTGCGGACGCAGATTGAGGGCCGCGCGCAGCGCCCAGGGCGGCAGACGCCACTGCACGTCGTGCAAATGTCAACGGTGTGAAGCGCGCGCGCCGTCGCAACGCCGTGCCCTCGATGCGCACCGCGGCATGAATAAACTGCTACGCACCGCGCTCTTTACGCACACACCGCGCGCGTCACAGTCATGAAGTTGTCTTGGCTCATCTTTCTCTTGGCTTTTACGGCGTTCATCACGTGGTACACCACGCGCCGCAGTATCAAGCGCTGCCCCGTGTGCGGTCACACCGCCGCAATGGCAGCGTTCAAGCATGAAGCAACGGCGTACCCCTTCCAAGGAGCGCCTCAAGTGCGTCGACAACAGCAGTGAAATGTATTCAACACCACGCGCGCGCCACACTACGCCGCCTTCAAAAGTACGACAACTCTGACAACAGCTCTTGCATGGCGGTGTGCACCCGCTGCATGTCCCGCGTCACAGACCGCGTCACGCGGCGCGTGGCCTTTCCCTCCAGCGCGTTTACGGCGTCGGAGAACTGCTTCAAGCGCTGTTTCGCGCACAACAGCTCGTCGCGCCGCGCGCTCATTTGCTCCGCGCCGCACGCCTGCATGCAGCTGGCGTCCCACGCTGACCGCACCATGTAGCACGCGTCTTCGAAATCTTCGTCAAATTGGTCTTTCATCTCCCAAAACTCTGATGTGGTGCACTGCGCGGACGTCATGACTGCGCTGCGCTGCTGCATGTAAAACACGTTGCGTTGGCGTGCGGGGGGCGCGAAATGCGGGCACTGCGTGGCGGCGGGCGAGTTGTGGGAATGAAAAATTGCGTCATTCCGCGCGGCGCCCCGCGACGAGCTGCGTCGCAGCAAACCCCCCGCTGTGCCGCCACCGATTGTGTCCAGCGGCGCGCCACGGCGCGTTGAAACGTGGCGCGCCGCGGCGTGCCGCGCTGTAGTAAAGCGCACGCCAATTAGCGACTGCTTGCACTCACACACCCGCACCCATTGCACACATCATGTCTGCCGAGAGCAAGAACGCGCGGGACGCGACTCCGCCAAGTGACGAGAAGGACGGCGCGTCGGACGACAGCTCCGGGGTGACGACCAGCACGCCTCTCACAGCGCCCTCCACGGCGCCTCCCCGTGCCACGCAGGCCACGCCATTCGAGAAAATTCAAACCGCCGCGGGCATTGCGTTCAGCGAAGCCATGAACCCCGCACCGCCGTCCGACCGGCGCACCGCAGAGCAAAAGGAAAGCGACGCCAAGATGCACAGGATGGTGGTGGCGGAACTTAAGAAGGACGAGCAAGCGGCGCGGGACTTCTTGGCAGAGTTCAAGCACCACGCGCCCGCGGAAAGCATGCACGCGGGCAGCTTGCCAAAGGCCACGGGTCACGCCGCGGAGCTCACGGCTGGCGAGTGATTACGCCGCTGCGCCCCCATAAACGACTCCAAATACATTACACGTCTTCTTCACTCGCGTCGCCGTCGTCGTGCATGCCGTCGTCGTCGTCATCCTCTTCCACGTCCCCAGCGTCCTCGTCGTCAGCGTCAGCGTCGTCGTCGTCATCGTCGTCATCGTCGTCGTGGCGCGCGGCGCGCACCGGCGCGTCACCGTCGTCCTCCACACCAACGGCTTCATCGTCGCCGTCGTTGTCACCGCCACCGCCGCCGCCGTCGTCGTCGTCGTCGTCGTCGTCATCGTCGTCATCGTCGTCATTGGCGGACACCATGCTGTCGCTGTCCTCGTCGTCGCTGCCGTCCGAGTCCGCCAACGCCAAGCGCTTGCGCGTGGCCAGCATGGCGTGCAAAGACGCAGTGACGCTGCCGTGGCTGCACCCCGCAAACGCCGCGGGCTCCATCCACCCAGTGCTGGCGGTGCCGTTGGACGCGCCAGCTGTCCGCGCGTGCGTGCCCCAGCACAGCGCTAGGAGACTCGCGGCGCACTCCACCGCCACAAGCTGCTGCACGCGTGGCGGCGCGGTCTGCGCCGCTGTGGCGTCCGCGACACGGTCCGGCGCGAGCACACGCGCTGCCCAAACGAAAACCGCACTGCTGTGGGGCACCCATACGTGCCGCAGCGGCACAGGCAGCTCTGTCAGCGCGTAGCTGCCTTGCGCGTGCGCCGCAATGTCAGCCCTGGACGGCGGGCGCGCCGTCGTGGCCACAAAGACGCACAGGCCCTGTCCCACCACAGCGTGCGCCACGGTGCCAAACACGTCGCCCTCCCCCGCGCGCGTCCCGTCGTGCGTGTCTGTGACGCGCCACTGCACGGCGGCGTCCCCAGCCTGCTCCACGCACTGCACCTCGGCCTGTGCGTGGCACGCCTGAAAACGGTGCAGCACGCCGTGCGCGTCGGGGCCAGCGGCGTCCTCCGACGCCACTGCGGGCGGGCACCACAGCCCCCTGGTGTGCAGCGTGACTGCACGGCGCATGGCTCCACGAGTGGCGCGCGTGTGCGTGCGACGTGTTCAAGCGCCCCTCGCGTGCGCGCCCAGGCATTGGCGTGCACTGCAAAGCGTAAGATCGCCGGCGTGCAAATTGCCGCGGCAGCGCGCACACTGCAGGGTGCGGCCACCAAGGCCTCGGCGCGCAGCGCGCCCCGCATGCGCGTGCAATAAACACCGCGGACCGCCCCGTGGGACCCCTGCACGGAACAGCCGCCACGCCCGTACACGATGCGCCGCACGCGCGCAGTGCCTCGCGGCGCTGTGACGCCGCTGCAGCAGGCCACTGCACAGTCTGCAGTGTGGGACGCCGCCGCGCGCTGCGCCGCCGAGCGCGGCGTGCGCGTGAGCGACACGCTGTCCCGCGCCGCTGACCCATCCAAGGCGTACGTCGACGACTACGACGCGTTCTCCGCCGTCACAGTGCACCGCGGCGCCCCCGCGGCCCGCCACGACTGGTTCTTACCTCGGTACGTCACCAGTAGCACACACGCAGTGTGCGTCCTGCGCAGGGGGCGGGACGCCCTGGCCTTTGTGCGGGACGACAGCTGCACGCGTGTGGCAGTGTGGTGGCACGGCGCCGGCACGCACAGCACCGACGCCAGGCAAGACGCGCTGCGCGACGCGGCGTTCTTGACGGGCGTGCTCCAAGCGCGCAACGCGCCGGGCAACCCCGTGACGTGCGTGTGCGTACTGCGGGTACCAGACGGCGACGCCGACGTGGAGTGGCGCGCCGCGCAAGCCGTGCTGTTCCCGACGCCCGCCCCACCAGACGCGCCCGCCCCAGAGGACGCTGGGCGGTGCGCCGTGATTCTCCCTCGAGGCGACGACTCGGCGCCGCGGTACGTCCCACGGGGGTCGGGCGCGCGATCAGATTGGGTGCACGCCGTGCTGCGCGACGTGGTGCCCGCCGACGCCGCCGCGGCGCCTCTGGGGGAGGTGCTGCCGCCCACGGCGTGCCGCATGCCGCTGTTCACGCCGCGCGGCGAGGCCCTGTCGGTGGACGCCGCCTCGGCTGTTGCCGCCGCGTTTGTGCGGGACGCGCCGCACACGCAGTGGTCCGACGTGCTGCGCGCGTTGGGGGTAGACGCCATTGCGTTCTTGAGCGCGTCCACGCCGTGCACGCCGAGCGCCGCACCGCCGCTGACGCCGTGGCTGGCGCCGCGGGACGTCATGGTGCACAGCATGCACGCCGCGCTGGCGCATGCGCCCCGCGCCGTGCAAGACAGGGTGTGCATCATAGACGCGCAGCAAGCCCGCGCGCCGCACCTGCCGCGCTGCGCGTGGGTGCAAGCGCCCTCGGCGCCACGCGACGGACCGCGAGCCAGTGTGGGGGCGTCCAGCGCCGCTCCAGCCACCGCTGCCGGTGCCGCGGCGCCACACGACTCACATCGCAACGTGCCGCCATCCACACGCGCCTCACCGTACGCTGCAGTGAACCCAGACGTGCCCCATTGCACGCCGCTGTACGGCTCCGCGGCGCGCCGAGCGTGCCTCTTGTTTTTGCTGCGGCATGGCTCGTCCATGCGCGACGCCGTCTTGCACTTCGGCAGCTGAGCTGCTGTATTGTGCCAGCGGCACCCTGGCTGCGCCAGACGCGGCGTTTTACGGGGGGGGACAGTGGACCGTGCGCACCGCGCGGGCGCAGTGCTCCGAGCACGCGTCGTACGACGGCGCCCTGCAGGCCGCCAAGGCGCTGCGCGCGCAGTCCGCCAGTGGCTGCCCCGCGCTGCACGTGCACCGCACGCTGCTCATTCACGGCGCAGCTGGACCCGTGGCCGTGAGCGTGCCACACGCGGTGCTGCGCGGGTACGGCGACGGCACCGTGATGAAAATTGGCTCTGCGCGCGGCGCGTGCATGGCCGGCGCGCACCACACCAGCTTTGTGGCGTTTGACGCGCTGCAGGAAGCCGCCCCAGCGCACCGCGCGTATGTGCCTGGCGTGGATGACCCCGCGGCGTGGGGCGCGGGGCAGTGGTGGGTGCAGTGGTCCCACGGCGTGTGCACGTTGCTGTACGACGCGCGGGAATGCGCGTCCCCCGAGGCGTGCCCGCGGGACGTGCCCAGCGCGGCGCCGGCGCCCGCCGCAGCCGCTGGGGCGTGGTACGCCGGTCCGTGTGACGCGGGGGACGACGCCGTCACCGCAGCGCGCGACGCCGCGGCAGAGGCGCACCGCCGGCGCGTCGCGGACGTGCTGAGTGCCGCTGGGTCTGCTGAGGGCGCGCCGTCGTTTTGTGCTGCCCCGCGCGGCGTGGCGGCCGACGTGTGGACGCGCATCACCGCCAACTTGGCGCAGCGCGCCGCGAGCTTGGACGAGGCGCACGCCTTGGCGTGCATTGTTGCAGACGCGGCGCCCCAGGTGGAAGACGCGGCGTACTTGGAGTTTTACGCGCAGCGCGTGGTGGTCACGCGCGCCGAGCGCGACGCCATTGCGGCGTCGGAGCAGCGCGGGGACGACTGGTTTGCGCACCGCGCGTGCCGCTGGACGGGCTCCCGCATGGCCAAAGCCGCCAACATGAGCGACTACAACACGTCCCTGCCGCGGCTCATACGGGAGATGCTGTTCCCGCCCAAGTTCTCCAACGCCGCCATGCAGCACGGCGTGGACAATGAGCCGCGCGCGCTGCGCGTCGCATTGACGGCGCAGCGCGCCTCGTACGTGTCCACCTCTGGCCGCGCCGCAGACGGGCCGTGGTACGACGAGTGCGGCATGGTGGTGCACTGGACGCAGCCGTGGATCGGCGGGTCCCCCGACATGATTGTGCTGGCGGCGCAGCCCACGGCCATTCACGCGGGCGCCGCGGCGCGCACCGACCACGACGCCCGCCTCGCCACGGCGCCCACCCCCTTACTGGACGCGGATTTGCCCACGTGCGTGCTGCGCCCCGCTGCGACTGCCGGGGCGGCGTACGCCGCCATTGGCGAGCTCAAGTGCCCCACGCGGGGACGCTTTTACAAGGGCGACCTGTGGTCCAAAGCCGACTACGCGGCGCAATTGCACTGCAACATGGCGTGCGCGGGGCTGCGCACGTCGGTGTTTGCGCAGTACGTGACCCGCGGGGCGCAGCGCGTGCAGCGCGTGGCGTGCGATGCGGCGTACTGGAGCGCGCTCATGAACACGGCGCGCGCAGCGTACTTTGCGCACCTGCTGCCGCGCTTGGTGTGGAAAGCCGCTGGCGTACTGGATCCCGCCACGCTGCTGCCCGTCGTGCCAGACTTGCGCGTCGTGACGCTGGAGGAGGGCTGCACCGCGGCGCACGCCGTGGACGACGACGACGGCGCCGGGGGTGCCGACGGGGACGGCGCAGCCGCGCCGCCGCGCATTCAGCGCACAGAGGGGTCTAATTTCGCGCACTTTTTAGGCACGTGATGCGGGTGTACCACAATAGACACTGCATTCACACAGCACCGGATGTGCGCGCATCAAGCTGCGCACATCAAGCACTCACACCGCCGCACTCGTTGCCGTTGCAACGCGCGTGGGGTGCGCACGGCATGAATCTTGTGCGAGACATTCAAGCATGCAACGAGCGGCAGGCAGACTGGCGCGCGCACAGCAGCCTCGTGGACCGTACAAAGTATAGAGACGCGGTATTGGCCGCATGCGATGAGGGCTTGACCTTTGTGGTGCGTCAGTTATTAGCTTGGAAGAGCAGGAGCCGCGCGGCACGCGTTGTGCTGCGAGGCGGGGTAGGGTTCATTTTGGCGTGCCGGCAAGGGCATGTGGGCACCGCCGCCATGCTGCTGGAACGCATGCGCGGGGTGACGAGCTTGCACAGGCACGTGGGCCGCGGCTTTCGCGTGGCCTGCGACGCGGGGCAGACGCGAGTGGTGGAAATGCTGCTTGAATTACAGGGGTTGGACCGGGTGAACGTGCACGCCCACAAACAGGTCGCGCTGTGGTCGGCGTGTCGCCGGGGACACAACGGCGTGGTGGCTGTGCTGCTGGCGTTGAGTGGTGAGCGCCGAGTAGACGTGAACGTGCGTGCGCGGGGCGGCGCCCTGCACGCCGCGTGCCACGGAGGCCACCTTGGCGTCGTGCGGCAGTTGCTTGCGCTGCGGGGGGAGCGCGCAGTGGACGTGCACCGCGACAACGAAGCCGCGTTCCGAGCGGCGTGCAGGCGGGGGCACGTGGACGTTGCGCGGGAACTGCTGGCGCTGCGGGGCGACCGTGCCGTGGACGTGCACGCCCTGCAGGAGGCCGCGCTGCGCGGCGCGTGTGCCAGGCATGAGTTCGGCGTGGTGCGCCTGTTGCTGACGCTGGGGAACGACCGGCTCCCTGACGTGCACGCCAAAGAAGACAGCGCCCTGCGCATAGTGTGCTTGAACAGGGACGTGGTGTCTGCGTCGTGGGTACTGGCGCGCGGTACCCGCGCGTTTGCGTGGGTCGTACTCAACGACCCCGCGCGCTACAACTTTTGCTTGTTCGCCGTGGATGCGTGGTTGCGCACCGCGCGCGCGTGGCGGATGTACCACGCGCGCGTGGCGCCTTTGGGACCGGACCTTGGCAAATACGTCTGCGCGCGCGCGAGGCGCTTGGTATGGGCGCGCAGAGCAGTGTACGTGGCCATGTGGCGCGCCAAGCAGCGCACCGAGGCGCAGGCGCCGTAGACACTGCGCGCGACAATGCATTGCAACACACTGTGCACACACCACCACCGCGGACTCTACTCGTCGTCGTCCGAAGACGGCGCGTCCAGCACGTCGCCCATGGGCTTTTTCGCCACTGGCGTCATGGGCGGTGCGCGCGTGGCGCGTGGCGCGGGGCCGCCCGCGCCAGAGTTTGCGCGCCGCGGCGGCGCCGAGGGTTGGGACAGAAAGCTGCTGGACAGAACTTTGTTGGCCATGCGCAACACCATGTTGAACATGGCGGTGTTGGTGGCGGGTCCCCACTTGGGGTGCGGCGGCACGCGCTGCGCGCCGTCGGCGTGCACAAACGCCCACAGACCTTCCCCCGCCTCAAAGAACTCCTGCAGCGCGCTGCCCCCCGCGGCGTACAGCGCAGACCGTGCCGCTGAGCCGCACACAATGTCCGTCCACGACGCTGTGCCAGCGTGGGCCAAAGCCGACGCCCACGCCCAGACTGTCACGTGTACCACGCAGTGCACGTGATGCACCAGCGCAGCCAGCCCCACGGCGGGCGCAAACAGTACGTGCGCGTACCGCACCTGCGTGCTCGCGGCAGACGACGTGCACGCGGGGTGGCTGGTCAACCCCACGCATGCGAGGCACACGGCCGCCATGGTTGCGGCGTGCAGCGTGTACCCCACGCTGTCGGGCGGCAGGAACGCCAAGCTGCCCAAGAGCGACACGGCGTACAGCACGCTGCGGTGCGGCCCAGACGTGCGGCGGCCCAGCGCGTCGTACGCCACCAACACGAGCGACATGGCGCACGATAGCATGGCGGCATTGCCCCACGCGCAAGACGACAACATACTGTGCAGGTGTGTGTGTGCGGCGGCGCTTCCCCACGGCAGCAAACACTGTGAACACGGGGCGTGCAGCGACGTGACAAGTGAAATGAAGACGCCGCTGTGCGGCCCGCGCAGCAAGGCGCTACACGCGCGTCATACACTGGTACGCCGCGCGCGCGGGCACTGGCACGCGGTGCGTGCGTTGAGGGGGGCTGCAAGCAGTGCCGTGAGGCGCGCAAGGCGCGCGCGCGGTCGCCGCGTGTGCAAACCCGTTCCCCGCCGCAACCGCTTCAGTTTCTCGCCACTCTGGTATAGCACGCACGCGCACGTCCCGTTTCTTTATCATCATGTCTGAGGCCATTGGCAAGAGTACGTTTGTGCCCACCCGCGAGGAGGACGGCACTCTGGGCGCGTGCCCGCAGTACCCGCCGTACCCCACATGGCTCGTGCGCGCGTGTTTCAACATGCCCATTGAGGACGACATGATGTACCTTCTCGCCTGCCAGCAGCGCGTGGTGAACGACGACGAGGAGCCCGAGCGGGGCGATGACGGGCGCGTGGCCGCGCACTATGACCCCGCGCGCGCGTACAACCCCGAGTACAACGCGGTCGCGGAAGGCGTGCTGTTATGCGCCGTGTACGGGCATCTCCCCGCCATGAAGCGCTCTTTGCACAACGCTGCGCTGGGGCGCGTGCTGTCGTCCCCGAGTTTCATCACCCGCAAAAAGACGTTTCTGGTGAACCAGGCCTTTCAACTCGCGTGCCGCCACGGGCAAATGCACATTGTGCGGCACTTGATGGAGCACCACGGCGACATTCTGGACACGCACACCAACCACGACGGCGGCTTTCAAGAAGCGTGTGAACAGCGGCAAGTGGAAATCGTGCGCATGCTGCTGCAGCAGACGGGGAAGCACGCCGTGCCGCGCAAAGTGGTGCTGCGCCCTCAAAACGCACACGCTGTGCGCGACGCGTTGCTCAAGGACGTTCCCGCGACTGCACCCCAGGCTGCACCCCAAGAGGAAGCCGACGTGACGCAAGACATGTTGACCGCTGCGGAAAGCGCGTTGGATGTGGCACGCGCAGTGCTGAGCGGGCTGCGCGCGGAGCAGAACTAGCAGCTTTACGCTGCGTTGCCGCGCGCGCTCTGATTGTCCGCATGTGTGAACCCGTACGCAAATGCATTGATCTTGAAAAGAAAACACTGTCCGCCAGTATGTGCCCGGCTTGTCTCGTTAACGCGCGCGCGATGTGCCCGGGCGTCACGCTGTGCTCGTGACGTAGAGCGGTGTACGCGGCGCGTTGAGTGTGCATTGCATACATCTCTACTCGCGCGGCTTGACGCGCCTGTGGTCCGTGGGCGGCGTGCTCGTTCGACTGCTGCACGCCGCGTTGCGCGGGGGGGCATGCGGCTGTGCCGCTGCGTGCAGGCGCCGCAGCAGCATGATGCACAACTGGCGCGGCGTGTCGAGTTCCATGTCGCGCAGCAGGCACGCGGTACACCGCGTGTGCAGGTGCAGTTCGTCGCTGGTCAAGTCCCGTTTGCGCACCAGCGGCACACCGTCTGGCAGCTCAACGCCCGCGCGACGCACGGCCTTTGAAAAGTGCGGGTGGCACAGCACGGCATTCAGCAGGACGCGCGTGTCGTTATGAGGCACGGCGCGCGCCACTTGCACGCGCGCCGTTTCGGCGGCGTCGTCGCTGTCGCTGTCGCTGAGTTGCGGCGCGCACTCCTCCCACACGCCGCGCGCGTTGAGGGTGTATGGCACCTGCAGCCCATGCGCAATGAGCAGCGTGGGCGCCACAGTCAACAGCGTAAAGCCGGACGACTGCACGGCGCCGTCCCCCGCCACGCGGTCAAACCACGCGGTGCACGCAGCTGTGATGCACATGGACGTCAAAGTGTTGGTTGGCGGACACAGCCGCGGGGGTGACGCCCGGGCCGCCGCGCGCGCGGTGCTGCCGCACCCTTGCATCGTCGGCACGGCGTGCGCGCGGTGCTGCCGGACTTTGCGCATGTCCAGCGTCGGCACCGCTCGCCGTTGCGCACGCTCAGTCAAACGCGCGGCGCGGGCGCCTTGGAGTGGCGATGTTGTGTGTGTAGACGCCATTGTGCACGCGAGGCAAGAGCGGAGCGCGGTGCGACGTGGGCGGTGTGGAGCTGGCAAAAGTGTTGGGGTCGGTGCAGCGCATGGTGCTGTGCACCCTGTCTGTTGCACGACCGTGCACATTTGACGGTCCACGGGGTGGGTGCTTTGTTGAGAACGCGGCGTCATTGTGGCGCCCGGGAGCAAGCGGCGGCGCCGTTCCCGTTGCGACGCGCCGTGTCTTTTACCACCAGCGTTAACCTGGGGCTCAGTGGCGTGCTTGCAGCGGGGGCCGGCGCGGCGCGGCGATTTGCGTCGCGCTGCACCGCGCTGCGCAAGCCGTGCACGCTGCGTGTCAACTCTTCCACGGCACGCTGCGTGTCGTGGACAGTGTGGTGCAGGTGCGTCAGCACCGCGTTTGTCGTGTCATTGGTCCGTCTGGACTCGTGCAGCGCGAGGTGCACGGTGTGCGTCAAGACGTTTTGGGCGCGCGCCAGTGTGGCGTGAGACCGCGTGAGCGCCGTGTTGGCGTGCACGAGGCGCTCCACGTCGGCGTGGCATTGGTTGTCGCCCCGCGTCATGCTGCGCGTGACTGGGCGGTGCGGCGTGGAAGACATGGTGCGTCGTGCAGTTTTGGTGGTGTACAATGCATTGTCCCGCGCGGCGCCACTTTACTGCGCCCGCGCGCTGCACGCGGCTTTGCGCCGACGAGCTCACTCTTGCTGCGCGGCAGCAGCGCCCGCATCTGGCGCCGTGGACGGCGCGGCTGCGCGCCCGTACGGTGGCTGCGGCGCCGCTTCGGTGCAAGACTTGCAATCCGGTAGCACGCTCCTATACGCAAAGAGCTTTGCGCGAAGGCCTGCGTGCCCGTTTTCGCGCGCTTCGTGCAGCGCGCCGTGGTGGTTGGCGTGCCAGTCAAAGTCAGCCACGTCCCGCAACTCGTCAAGCATGCACTGCACAACGGCGCCGTGGCCGTTGCGGGTAGCGAGCTGCAGGCCGACAGTCAGCTGCGCGCCCAGGCTCAGCAAGCGCGCGTCGCGCGCGCCCTCGCTCTCGCCCCACACGCGAGCCAGCTCTTTGAGCGCGTCCACGTTGCCCGACGCGCACGCCAGCAAGACGCCCGTGCCCCAGAACTGGGGGTGCACGTCCCGCACGGCGCGCGCGTCGAGGATGTTTTGGCCGGGCAGGTTGCGCGAGCCGCACGCGTCCAAAAAGCCCTTTAGGCTTTCACGCCCACTGGCGGTGAGCATGTCCACCAGTTCGTAGGGGTACGCGTCGTTGCCCTGCAGCGGCACGACGTACGACCCGTCGCTGGCGCGCTTGTACACGATGATGCTCATTTTGCTGCGCGGTGTGTTGTGTTGCACGCGCGCGGGGTGTCAATGGAGTGGGAATGTGTATTGCATTGCAGCGTCTACAGAAGATGCGCACGCGCTTCGCGCTGGCGTGGTGCGCCGAGGGGGCGCAACGCATTATGCGTTGGCGTCGCGCGCGTCCAAATGCAGGGTGTAAGCGTCAACGTCCGCCCCGCCGTTATCCGCAGCTGGTTCCGCGGCTGATTCGTCCGCAGGCGCGTTCGCGGGCGCGCTCGCGGGTGCGCTTGCGGGCGCGCTCGCCGGGCGCACGGCGAGTTGCAGCGCGTCGCGCAGTAGCGTCATGGACTCGGCGTTGCCCTGCACCGCCTGTGTGCACGCAACTTGCGCCTGCGCGACGCCACTCACCGCGTCGCGCAGCTCTTTGACTGCTGCAGTGAGCTCGCGGAGCAAGTCGGCGTCTTTGGAGTGAATCGCGCTTGGTGGAGCAGGCGCCGCTGCGCCCACCGACACTGCCGCGTTTTGTTGTGCCGTGGCACCCCGCGTGGTTGTCGACGCAAAGCCCAATTGCGCGGCGTCGGCGCGACCATAGCGCTGGGCTGCTGGCTGCATTGCCTGCCTCGCCGCCCCAGGTGCGTTGATGGGAGGCGCAGCGGCGCCGCCGCCGCCGCTGCCCTGCACAGCAGTTGTGCTGGTGAGCGGCTTTCCCAGTGCCGCGCGCAGAGCGAGGTTGCGAGGCATGGTGGTACGGCGTGTAAGTGCACGCGTGTGCGTCGTTTCGCGGCAGAGTCACGTGGCGGTGTGCGTGCGGTGATCGTGCAGTGCGACTATTAATTTGGGGCGGGCGACGTAAACGCGCGGCTCGATTGCCGCCGCGCTGTGCGCGTGCAGCCCGTGGCACGCGCCTGTCACGGCAGCGGGCAGGCCCGTTTCAAGCGCCTCGTATGTGCACCAGCTGCTGCAACAGCGCAATCACAGTGTCCAGCTTGTCAGACACGGCGCGCAGCGCGTCGTCGCGGCTTGGCGCCTCTGTGGGCGTGGGTGCTGCGCCGCCCCTCACTGCGTCGTCGCGCTCGCACTGGCCGGTCCCCGGGGCGCTCTGCGTGGGTTTGGCGCCTGTCGGCGCGGCGTCTGCGTCCACGGGGGCGGGTGCAGACGGCGTTTTGCTCTCGGCCACGCCGGCTTCAATGACGGCGGCGTCAGGCGGTGGCGCGTGGAAATACTGCTCGCTACCCCGGGACGCGGCCGCCGCAGCACCGGGTCCCAGTTGCCGCGGCAAGCCTCGCGTGCCGCGCGCGTTGACGCCCCTTGGCGGGGGTGGGTTTTTCTGTATTTCGATTTCAGCAGCCTGCATCTTTTCAAAGAGCGGCCTGCGCGGCCCCGGGGCGCGCGCGGCGGCGCTCGTGGATCGGGTGGGCAGTGACATGGCGGCGTGCACAGTGCAGTGGCGTGTGCAGTGCGACGGAGATGAATTGGGACGGCGCTAACCCGTTGCCAGCGCCGTCACGCGTCGCGTTCGTCCCCTGGTATGGGCACCCCCCGCGCTTGAGCGTCCAAGTCGCGCAGCAGCTCGTACGGCATGCCGTGCTGCTTGCAGTACGCCGCCAGCAGCGCGCGTCGACCCGCTTCGTCCACGTCGTCGGCGCGCACAGTGTCGTTAAAGTTGCGCAGGCCCTGCAGCGCCGCGGCGCGGCACCGTTGCAGCACGCTGTCCAAGCACGCCCACAGCTCCTCGGACCGCGGCAAGGCGGAAAACAGGCGCCGCAGCTCGGGGGGGCTGCTGGGCTCCCGCTCCAAGCGCACGCTTTGCAGCGAGTCGAATTCGTACAGCGCGTCGGGCGGCAGCGCGTCGGACCGCGGCAGCAGCGTCGTGAGCAGCAGGGGCGACGCCGCGGCCAGGCGGGATATTGTGACGTCCCGCGCGGGCACGTCGCCGTCCCGCGCGTCCATGAACGCCGTCACGTCGGCCACTGGCGTTGCCGCGCTCGGTGCGGCGTCGTTTGCCAGCCGCGAGTAGCCCGCGTGCATGCCGCGCAGGGGCGGCAGCGCGTACGCGGCGGCGCCCACGCGCCGCAGCGTGTGCTCCGGGTTCCCCGCGGCGCCCCGCGTGGCGGCGTGCAGGTACCCAGACCACTGCCGCCCGAACAAGCTGTCCAGCAGCGCCACGGAGCGCGCCGCGCCAATGTCCTGCACCACGGCGCGCACCACGTACATGACGCCAGCGTGCTCGCGGCTCAAGCGCGCCATGCCAGTGAGCGCGCGCCATGCGTGCCGCATCTCCTGGTGCGTCTGCGTCACAGTGACGGCGCCGTCGGGGCGCTGGTGCGTGGCGACGGCGGTGAGGTCCCGCACGCGCGCGACGTACACCTGCGCGGCGCGGTCCACCGCCTGGATGCTGTCGGCCGCGCGCTGCTCCAGCACGTCCCGCGCTTGGGCGGCCATACCCACACACGCAGAGTACAGCGCCCCCAGCGGCGCCCGCCGCTCCCGCGGCAGCGCCGCCGACAAGATGCGCCACTGCAGGTAGCAGAACGCCGCCACGCCCCGCATGTACCGCAGCACGGGCTGCACCGCGCTGCTGGCGGCGTCGGCCCAGCTCACTGGTGGACCCAAGTCGAACTGCGCGGCGCCGTACATTGCGGCGGGGTCGGCGCCGACTGCGCGCGCCGTGGCCGCCCACACGCGGGGAAACTCCATGGCGCGGGACACCCAGAACCCCACCTCGTCACGGGCGTTCCACGCCGTTACAATGGCCACGTGCAGCGCGTTGTTGACGGTGGTGTCCACCACCACCGCCGCTTCTGCAGACTCCCGCGGCGTCACGTCGCCCAGCGGCGCTCTGAATTTGCGCACGCCGTACACCCGCAGCAACGCGCGCAGGCCGCCGCGCGTCGGCAGCGCGTCTTTGCGCACAATGGCGTTCAACGCGGCTTGCGCGGGCGGGTCGCCGTCCAGCGCGCTGGTGTCCAACGCGTCCGCGGGGTCAGCGCCCACATCCACCAAGCACAGCTGCAGCACGCGCTGCAGCGGCACGGGGGGGCGCGCCATGAGCGTGAGGTGAGGAAGCGCAGTGCATTCAAAGCGGCGCGTCCTGCCAGCGAGTTTACTGCTACACAAAGCCCGTCACGCTGTGGGCATCCCCAGCGCGCACAATTTGCGCGTCGCCGCTCTTGCCGGCGTTCAACTGGTGCAGCATGGCCGTCTCGGCGGCGTCAGAGGTGTGCATGGTGACGTTCCACGCGGTGCGCGCCACGGTGGCGTTGGTGTCCCGCACGCCGTCCTGCGACGCGTGCTGCGCCGCCTCAAAGTCGCCCGCAGTGATGGCTTCCGCGTGCAGCGCCGGCACCGCGCCGTCCACGGCGGTGTGCAGGTTGCACGCGTGGTCCACTTGGCCCTGCTCAGGCGCGGGGCACGCGTTGGCCTCTGCCAGCGCCTCGCCCACGCCCGGCGGCACGTGCACGTCCCCGAGGCAGTCAAGGGTGTGGGGCAGCACAATGTACAGCGCGTGTGCGGGCGTGATGCCCATGCCAGGCACGCGGTTGAACCGCGCAAAGCACCGCCCGTCGGCCGGCGTGGCGCGCACCTCGGTGCCGCGCGCGGCGTCCACCGTGCCAGTGCCGGCGTGCAAAGCAATGGGCACCGCAATGGGGGACCGCGACAGCACGCTGGCGGCGGTGACAGTGGCCGGCGTGAACACCAGGTCGCCGTTCAGCGCCACGAGGGAGCCCGCGGGGGTGTTCTGCGCTTGCGCATGCAGCTTGATGTACACGTCCCCCGTGGCGGTGCGCGTGGCGCCGGTGATGGGGTGCCGCACGTCCTCCACGTGCCCTTTGCCCGGCACCTTGATCATGACGCCGTCTGGCGTGCCGCGGGGCCACTCAAAGTGCACCGCGCGGCGCTGCTGCCCGCGGCGGTGTACGCGGCGCATGCACAGCGCTTGCGCGCTGCCGCCCAGCACCAGCTGCCCTATGGACACGGTGTGCGTCAGCGTCACGTCCAGGCGCTCGGAGCCGTCGTGGGTGTGCACGCCGTCCAGCGCCGGCGCGCCACCGCGGGTGTGGTACGTCCACCGCAGCGTGCGGCACGCCAGCACGCGCTCAATGGCTTGCCACTCTTGCACGGTGCGGTGCCCGGCGGCGGGCGCGCCGTCAGACAGCGGCGCCTTGTCGGGGTGCGCGGCCCGCAGCGCGGCGCGGAGCGCCTTGCGCACCACGGCGTCCTCCGCGTCGGGCGGCACGCCCAGTGCGGCGAACCAGCCGTCTGGGTCTTTCCACTGCGCCTCGTCGACGCGGGTGGCAGGGGTGGGTGTGTTGTGTGCGTCGCGGGCAGCCATGGTGACGCGGGCAACGTGTGCGCGTGCGCGTGTTGAGGGCGGCGTGGCGGCGGGGGGGCGCGGTGGCAAGTAACGTGCGTAGGGCGAGTGCAGTGGGTGGAGTAACGGCGCAATGTGGATTGAAGGCGACGCGCTCACAGCAAGTCCAGCACGGCCACGCCCGTGCCGCGGCACGGGTGGTACGTGGCGCCCGTGTCGTCCAGCAGGCGCACCGTGACGTACTGCGCGTTGTTGCGGGGCGTGGGGAAGTAGTCCATGAACGCGTTGACGCCGGGGGACGCGTACGCGTGGCGGCTGCGGTCGTACGGCAACACGGCCAGCATGCGCGCGCGGGGGCGGCCCTCGGGCGCGTCGGCTTGCACCACGTCGCCCACCACTTGCCCCGCAACCTGCACCTCCATGTACAAAAAGGCCGGCGGCAGCAGCGCGGGCGGCTTGTGCAGGCGCGCTTCCCCCGCCGCGCCCCGCGTGAACAGCGCGTCGCTCGCGGCTGCAGACAAGTCCCTGCTGCTCACGAGGGGCCGCGCGGCGCCAATGCCGTACGCGTCCTGCCCCGCGGCGGGCGTGAGCAGCGCGCCGTCCAGCCCCAGCACGGTGGGCGGCAGCGCCTTGGGGGCTGTCGGGTCCAGTTGCAGCGCAAAGGCCACGCGCTCTGCGCTGCGCAGGTTGGCCGTGTCGCCGTCGTTGATCTGCGCGTACGCCAGGACCTGCACGGCGGACTTGTCGGGCAGCTCCCCCAGCACAACGCCCGCCGCCAAGTCGCCAGCCGTGTCGCTGAACACCACGCGGGTGCCGGGCGTGGCGCCCGTCAGCGCGCCGGCGGTGTACGTGAACTCCAGTACGGCGTGGTCTGCCGCGGCGGTGCCCCCCGACGCCACGACGGCCCGCGTGGGGTACGCGGTGTGTGCCGCCACCAGCAGCGCGCCGCCAGCAGTGCGCTGCGCCACGGTGAACGGCGCTTGCAGCGGCGCGCCCGTCACCGCGTTGCGCCACACGTGCAGCGTCTCGGCGTTGGGCCGCACGGTGCCGTCCGACGCGACAATGACGGCGTTGGACGGGGTGTACCCCAGCACGCCGGCGGTGCGGCTGCCCGCGGCAGGCACGTCAAAGTTCACCGTCAGCGTGCCAGGCGCGGAAAACTGCACGCCGTGGCCGTCGGGGCCAGTGGACACGGCCACTGTGCCAGGCGGCGTCACCGCGGCGTCCACGGCGTTTTGCACGGCCTGCACCAGCTCGGGCTGCGTCAACGGTCCGCCGTTAAAGGCAATGGACGCGGTGGTGGGCGCCGCCCCCGGCGCTGTGTGGACAATCACGTCAAAGCCCAGTTGCGACGCGTTGGCGGCGCCCAGGCCCCACTCGGCGTGCCCGTGCGTGACTGGCACGCCCATGTCCGGCTCTGGCAGCGCGCGCTGCGCGTCAAAGGCGGCTTGCAGCGCCGCCACGACGTCTGCCGTGCTGTCCAGGCGCCCCGTGGGCAGCGTGATGTACTCGCTGTCCCCCGCGCGCACCTCGGCGCCCATGAACACCACCGCGTCGCGCCCCGCGGGCTGGCTGCGGGAAAACTCGCGCATGTGCAGCACGGTCCGCGCGAGGGAGCCCGTGATGCGCGCCCGGTGCAGTGGCGCCGTGTCCCCCGCCGCGGCGGACACGCGCAGCGAGAACCGCGTGCTGTCCCGCCCGTACTGCACCGCTATGCGCCGGGCGGGCGTGTTGAAGCCCGCAGTCAGCACCGCGGCCAAGTCCGCGTCTGTGGCCAGCTGGCCCGTGGACAGCGCGGCGGTGGCCGCGGCGGTGGACACTGCCCCCGAGAACGCCTCTGTCATGCCGTTGGGCGCCAAGACGGTGGCGGTGCTCAACTCGACGCGGAACGCGTTTGCCGTCAGCTGCGTCACGCCCGCCGCAAAGTCCAGCAGCACAACGCGGTTGTCTGCCACGCCGTGCAAGTGCATGGGCCCCGCGCGCGCCGTCCACTCCCGCAGCATGCCCATCAAATTGGGCGCAGACGCCCACGGCGACAGCGTGACGTCCAGCTCCGTGCCGTTCAACGCGAGGTCCAGCACGCCCGCCAAGCGCGGCGGCAGCGTCACGGCGTACACGTCCTCTGGGGTGCCGGCCTGCTGCGGCACGGTGACGCGCACGTCTGCTGGCACGTCTGCGGGCAGCGTGACTCCTCCCCGGAGGTACACGCGGTTGTTGTCGGGCGTCACGTGCACGCCGTCCGACGCGGGCACGTACGCGTCCCGCAGCGCCACGCCCTTATGGGTGGGGATATGGTCGTCGTTGCTCTTGTTCAGCGTGACGCGCGTGTGCGCCGTGGGGAGCGGCACGCTGAGCACCGCCGAGTCCTGCAAACACTCTGTGTCTGGGCCGTGCGCCGCTGCCACGCCGCCGCCGCGCCCCATGCGGGACGGGAAACCCGCCGCGCTGCACATCTTCTCCATGCCGCGGTGGGGTGGGTGAGGAAGCGAGCGCGCGCGCGCGCCGTTGTACGCGCGCACAGGGGTGGGGAGATGGGGGTGCACGGTGATGGTGTGGCCGCGCGTCTTTATTTGCAGCGCGGGGGGCAGTGCCGTGAGACGCAGCTCCGCCCCGCCAAGCCGCGAGACGCGGCGTGCCCACACTAAACGCACCCCGCGTCTTGCGTGCCAAAGCGCGCTGCCAGTCGCGTCACAGGGGCGCGCGCTCGCCGCGGTGCTGCACCATGGATGGGGCGACATTCACCAGGAAGCAAGTGCTGCGCTTTGTGCACGGCGCCGGCGTCGGCCCCCGGGGCCGTCCTCACCTCGTGCACGCGGCGCTGTGCCATCACGCGGCGCACTTGGCGGCGCACTGCATGCGCGGCGCCCGACCGGACAGCGCGGCGGACGACGCGGCGTGCAACGACGCCACGCTGCGCGCGTTGACCAACGACGTCGTGGCGGCCGCCGACGCGGTGCGCGCCGACGGCAACGCCGCCAACACCCACGCACTGCAGAGCGTACTGGCGCGCGTGCGGGCGCTGCTGTTCCGCGCGCGGCACCGGCACACGACGCTGCACACGGCGTACACCGCTGTGGGCGTGGCGCACATGACGTGCGCCGCGCTGTACGCGCCGTCCCTCTTGGACGTGCCGTCCAGCCTGCGGCACTGCGTGTACGTGTACCGCGTGACGCGGGACTGCGCCGACGTGGCGTCCACCAGCATGGACGTGGCCACGACGGCGTTTGTGGACGGGTGCGACGCAGAGGCCGCCACGGCGTTTTTGCTGGGCGTGCTGGCTGTGATGTGGCAAGACCCCCGCGCGCCGCAGCAGCTGCCCGAGTCCATGGACAGCTACGCGCTCACGCGGCGCGCGCAGGACGCCCTGCAGCGCTGCCGCACCCGGGACGGCGTGCCCGTGGTGCCCTTCACGGTGTACCGCGCCCGAGCCGTGCTGTCCATGCTGCACGCGCTGGGGCTGCGGTGCCCCGAGTGCGCTTTCATGCTGAACACGGTGCGCGCGGCGCGGTGCGCGGTGCTGGCGTGGCGCGCCGCGGGCTGCGTGCGCTCGGAGGCCTTGAGCGGGGACGCCACGGCATGGGTGCAGTAAATCGAGGGTCCGTGCGTGCGCTCGTGCGTCACCAATGCATTGCCAGGCTCACTGCGCCCGCGCCGCCCGCGTTCCACCCACCCCGCAGCCATGTCCAACTTCCCGCAGCAGGCGCTGTCCCTCAGCATTCCCGGGGGCGACCTGGTGGTGCCCGCGGGGCGCGCCGTGGTGCCCAACATGGCGCCGGTGTCGCCCTCGGCGCCAGTGAACGCCAACACGCAGTACTGCTGCGTGGGGTGCGCGCTGAACACCGCGGGCTCAGCCACGTGCCCGGCCACCGCGTGCGCCACGGGGTACGAGAACTTTCTGGCGCCGCAGTGCGCCGGCACCGTGGCAAAGCACTGCGGCGCCGTGGCCAAGCAGGCGTGCTCGTCGGTGGCGGGTGCCACGGCGTCGCGATGCTCTGGGTACGGCGCGCAAGCCACGCAGCCGGGGTGCGTCGCGTTCCTGGAGGGCGTGCCGCAGTTGGCCGACGAACTGAAGCAGCAAGTGTGCGACGCCAACCCCGAGCTGTACGAGTGCGCCGCCATGAAGCCCGAGACGTCGCCGTGGGCGTCCCCCATCTCCGCCAACAAGACGTTTGCGCAAGTGGAAGCCTCGGTGCGCGCAACGTACACGGACGACGTCGCAAACGCCATCATGGACAATTCGGCGTGCTGGTGGTGGCCGGGGCAGGGCGGCGCCGGCATGCTGGGCGGCTCTGGCGCGTTTGTGACGGACGCCATGCGGCAAACCGTCAAGGGCTGCACCACGGCGTCCCTGTGCGCCTCTGCCGTGTCCAACGTCGCGTCGGTGTGCCCCAACGGCGCCAAAACGTGCGCGCAGCCCGTGGACCCCGTGGTCATCCGCCAGATGTGCGACGTGAACTACGTGCCGCAGTTCACGTGGTCCCTGGGCTTGATCAACGCCACCAACAGCACCGTGTGTTTCTCCGGGGCAAACGCCGCGACAGTGGCGCCCAAAACCGCCGTCCTCAAGTCCACCAAGATCGTGGCGGGGTTCACCGAGAACGTCAACGGCGTCGCGGTGACTGAAGTCAGCGGCGCGGGCCCCACCATGCGCGCGCCGCTGGTTAAGAAGCCCGACGTGCAGGCTGACCCGTGCCCCGTGACCAGCTGCGCCGTCAAGCCGCCGTCCACGTGCGACTCGCCGCTGCACCTGCGCACCGCGCGGTGCGGCACGCGGTGGTATTTGGCGGCGTTCGCGACACAAGTCGACGCGGCGGCGTGGGTTGCGCAGCTCGGCGCGTACGCGTGCGACTCGTCGCAGCCCATGCCCATGCCCGCGGGCGTCACGGCGCCGCTCACGTGGCTGTGGCGCGTTGTGAACTTGTCAGCGGCGACGGTGTGGGAGCGCGCGTCGGACGGCGGCACGCCGCAGAGCGTGGCACAGGGCGTGGCGCAGTCGGAGCGCATGTACGCCGACCCCGCGCCCTTCACCCTGGCCGTGGCGCCCGGTTCCAACATGAGCGGCATGCTGCGCGTGGCGCCGCCGCAGGGCGGGCAATCCGCGCCCACGGCCGTCATTGGCGCTGGCAACGCGTGGGGCGCCACGGCGGTGGTGGCCACGCTGGGGCACACCGTCGTGGGCGCCGTGTTTGGCTCTGGCGCGCAAGCCGCCGCGTACGCCGCGCAGGCGCAGGCGCGTGGCAGCACGGAACCCCTGCTGCGCCCCGAAGACGCGGCGCCGCCCGTGGCAGACACCTGGACGGTGCGCGTGGCCAACACGCTGGCCGGCAAAGTGGTGGTGAGCGCGCCGGGGCAGCCCGACACAACGCTGCTGCCGCAGCAGTACGTCGCGTTTCCCCACGTCAAGGACGGCAGCGTCGTGAAAGCCACGTTGCTGAGCGGCACCGTAGTGTCCACTGGGCCGCTGGCGCTGCCCTCTGGCAGCGTGCAAACGGTTGTGACGCGCCCGATTGGCGCCCAAGGCGCGTACGTTGCGCTGTACCGCAACGCCAACCTCTTGATGTCCCCGGACCCCAACACGTACATTACGTACGCACAGTCTGTGCCCATCCCCGGCGACGCGGGACTCGTTCCGCTGCCGCAGAACCTCGACAGCGTAGCCATCGGTTCCAAGGGCGGCGGCGGCGGTGGCGGTGGTGGCGGCGGTGGTG